ATGGGCTGTAGGTGTTGTAGGGGGCACACGGGCTTTGCAAGCCTGAAGGAACGGTTCGATCCCGTTACGGTCCACCAAAGTTTTTTTCTGTGTGTATTGTCAGTCAGGTCAGACGGCCGGCCTTGGAAGTCGGAGGTCGCAGGTTCGAATCCTGCCACACAGACCAATCAATCCACTGTAGGCTTGGTGCCCGGGTTGGCGCGCACCCCGAAGAAACGGTTCGATTCCGTTCAATGTGGTTACTTGGGTTCGATTCCCAAGACAGTGGGCTTTTTCATATACCCTTGGTGTTAACGGCAGCATGTCGGTCTCCAAAACCGCGGGAGAAGGTTCGAATCCTTCAGGGTATGCCAGTTTTAGGTTCCTTTCAGCAAGCAAAAAACTTTTATCGAAAAAAAGCAAAAGCGGAACCTGTTGATTTTTGTTGGGGTATTATGTAATGGTAGCATATCAGACTTTGACTCTGAGAGCGTAGGTTCGATCCCTACTACCCCTACCAAGTTTTTGCCTCCATAGCTCAGTGGTAGAGCACCGTCTTGATAAGGCGTAGGTCCTTGGTTCGATCCCAAGTGGCGGCACCAAATTTCCATGGTGTCGATAGTGTAGTGGTCTGCACGGGTGTCTGTGAAACACTCAGTGGCGGGTTCGATCCCCCCTCTTCACCCCATGACATTTCCCGCTCCAGCTAACCTGGTGGAAGCGCTGCGCTGAAAACGCAGAGGGACTGGTTCGAAACCAGTGGGCGGGACCAGATTTTTGTTGACTGCTGACTGCAGTTGACTATATAATGTAGACATTGGTGCGGTCCCATAATGGTATTGGAGCGGATTGCTAATCCGTCGATCGGTGAAAGCCGGTTTCTGAGTTCGAGTCTCAGTCGCACCGCCAAACAACATGCTGGAGTCGCATAGCGGCGATTGCAACGGTTTTGTAAGCCGTCGGGAAACCCACGTGAGTTCGAGTCTCACCTCCAGCACCAAGTTTTATTCCGGAGTAGCACAGCGGTAGTGCAGTTGACTGTTAATCAATTGGTCGTAGGTTCGATCCCTGCCTCCGGAGCCAAACAATGCGGGATTAGCTCAGTGGTAGAGCGAAACGTTGCCAACGTTTAGGCCATCGGTTCGAATCCGATATTCCGCTCCAGACAAACGCTCTTGTAGTTAAGTGGCATAACAAATCCATGGTAAGGATTAGTCGACAGTTCGATTCTGTACTAGAGCACCAAACAATAGTGAGTTGCCAGAGAGGCCTATTGGCGCATCTTGGAAAGGTGATGGTCCCGCACGGGGCACGAGAGTTCGAATCTCTCACTCACTGCCATGTAAAAACACATTACGGTCTGAAACAAACCTGCCGGCGGGAATCAGTAGGGTCCTAGTGTGTTACTATATGGAAGGTTATCTAGGCTGGGCCTGGGACTGCTTCGAACGCAGAACGATCCGCAAGGGTTGGGGTTCGATTCCTCAGCCTTCCTCCAAACAAGCCCATACCCACCCCTGACGTGACTTGAGTCACTGGGCTTGCTCATACAATTCCATACCCCAGACAGACGTGGGCGAGTCCCTGGAATCTTTTTCATACCACCTTAGTTCAACTGGATAGAACACCGGCCTACGAAGCCGTGAGGTTGGGAGTTCGAATCTCTCAGGTGGTGCCAGTCAGCAGTTGACAACAATCAACTGGTGTGCTACAATGCAAGCATGTTAAGAAATTAACACACGCTCTTTAACAATCTAGCACACAGCAGTCTGAAGGCGCCCAGCAGGGCCGTCCGCTTGCGACAAGCCGACACTTCAGACGCTATATTAGAACGCATTGATCCTCAGTGTGTTCCACTATAGCATGTTCAAAAGGAGAACAACATGAAACGTGGTAAATCTGCCAAACGTTAGTGTCATCCTGGATCCCCGTATGGTCCTGGATGGCACGTAAAAGACAATTGTTACGATCCATCCCTTGCTGGCGTTAATGGTTAGCGTACCGGACTCTTAATCCGCGAGGTCTCAGTTCGAATCTGAGGCAAGGGACCATATGGGGCTATGGTGAAACGGTTATCACAGCGGACTTTTAATCCGTCAATTCAGGGTTCGAATCCCTGTGGCCCTACCATATAAAAACATTTTTGACGCGCACAGCCCGCAATTGGAGCGGGTGTTGTCTGCGGTCTCCTGGCAGAGGCGAAAGGTTCTGTGTGCCAGCGCAGAGCTGATATTGAAAGTGTTTCTATATGGTCATGCAAAAACACATTCTTTGAGGTCTTGGTCGTTACCAGCGTGGCAAAAACGGCGACAGAGTGTGTTTCTATATGAGTGTGCACTGTGCTACAACTGCCAGGCCTGGGCGAGAGCCAGGCGAACCGCAGACGAACGTGCACAGGGCTTGATTGGTGCTATGCGATAGACGGATGTCGACGGGTTTCATAAGCCCTGGAGGAAGGATCGATACCTTCTAGCACCACCAGTTTCAGTAGGGGATTCGCCAAGTTGGTTAAGGCACCTGATTTTGATTCAGGCATTCGGTGGTTCGAATCCATCATCCTCTGCCATAGTATTCGGTCCTTGGTGAAATGGATATCATGCTGGTCTTCGAAACCAGCGGTGGGAGTTCGATCCTCTCAGGACCGGCCAAGTTTAGGATAGGTTCAGCAACCAAAATGCATTCAACTTGTAATTGAAACCGCAAACAACTATCCTGCCATGCTCTTGTAACTCAGTTGGTAGAGTAACGTCTTGATAAGGCGGCGGTCCCTGGTTCGAGTCCAGGCGAGAGCACCAATCAAAATTGTCCGAGCCAGGCGCGAGCCTGCTCCACATCAGTGAAGAATCTCATGGTGAGCTGTTCACTATAAATATCGTAGACATAGATGTAGCACACGGTGCGATCTGGGTTGAGGCTGAGATGCACATGACCCGCCCCGTTGTTGAACACAAAGTCTCTGGTAATCATGCAAGTATTTAAGCGGGTAGATTGTGGCAAGGGGCGCCCAGCGGTCTTCCAAACCGATAATGCGGAGTTCGACTCTCCCTACCCGCTCCAAGACGTCTCCATTACACACGGAGTACATTAGGAAAAATAGTGTGTAACGAATTCATGCCTGGTTAGCTCAGCGGTAGAGCAGCGCCCTTACAAGGCGACGGTCGGCGGTTCAATCCCGTCACCAGGTACCAAACAAATGCGGGGAGTCAGGCGAGGGGTCAGTCTCATAAGCTCGGCCCAGGAGGTTCGAATCCTTCCCCCGCAACCAACTTTCTCGGTGTAGTGAAATGGTATCACCCGTGCTTTGGGAGCATGTAGCGCAAGTTCGATTCTTGCCACCGAGACCAATTGACAATGCACAGGTACCAGAGTGGTCTTGAAAACTAGGTTTTCGGAATCGAGGTGTGGTTTAACTACTCTGCTTTCCGCCAAAGTTATGTAGATGTGACCCGAATGGCCAGGGACCGGATTGCAAATCCGGTATATGCAGGTTCAAATCCTGTCATCTACTCCATTTTACGAACTTATGCTATATATAAAGCGAGAGTTCAAATGTTTTGTGAAAATTGTAAAAAAGAGCACAACGGTAGTTACGGATCAGGAAGATTTTGCGGAGCTAAGTGTGCTCGCGGGTTTTCTACTAAAAATAAAAGAGTGGAAATAAATCGAAAAGTTTCTGCCAAAATGTCTAATAGGTCGTTGTCAGATGAACACAAGAAAAACATAGAACAAGCAAACAATTTTAATCGAAAAGAGAAAATTACAAAAAATTGTTTGAATTGTAACACTACAATGCTATGTCGGCCATCAGATCACAGGAAATTTTGTACATCAAAATGCTGGGCAAACTACACAGAAAAAAATAAAGAACCTTTTTTGTTATACAGACAAAGATGCAACTTTGATTTCAAGTTTGAAGATCATCCAGATAAATTTGATTTATCACTAGTAGAACAATTTGGATGGTATAGCCCGAGCAACAAAGGAAACAATTTAGATGGTGTTTCTAAAGATCACATGGTCAGTGTTAGGACCGGGTTTGAGTTGGGGATAGACCCTGAAATTATTAAACACCCGGCCAACTGTAAATTAATGTTACACCGACAAAATCAAAGTAAAAACCAAAAAAGCTCAATTAGAGTCGAGGAATTAATCGAAAGAATAAAAAATTGGTGAGTTCGAATCTCACCCTGTGCTCCAATCATGGAAGATAGGCTGTATGGTGCAGACGCGGTCTTGAAAACCGTCCCGCTGTTGAGGAAACGGCGACAGTTCGATTCTGTTATCTTCCTCCACTAACAAGGAGAACGTGCATGAAAGCCGTGTATTTTGAAAACCTACGCAACCGCGAACGTTTCTATTGCACTGATGTCAAGGACGTTCGCATGATCGACGGTGTAGAATATCTGCGTGTGTTCCGTGAAGGTACCCAGCGTGATTGCTTGGTCAAACGGGAACTGTTGCGCAGGATACCTGCACCAAGTAAATAACGCCGCGGTAGCTCATCAGGTAGAGCAGCAGAGTAGGCATAAATAGACTTATGCTAACCTGTAAATACTGCCAAAAAGAATGCAAGAGCGAGAACTCTTTAAGAAATCACGAACGTTGTTGTCCGCATAATCCGTCTAGAGTATACAAAAACGGCATGCTAGGAAAAAAAGGATCCAACCAGTTTACCTTGGCGAAGCGATTAGGGAATAATGTCCCTGCCGCATGGAACAAAGGTTTGCCGGGGTTCTTTGCAGGTAAAAAACACAGCGACGAATCTAAAAGAAAAATTAGCGAAAAACTTTCAGTCAACAACAAAGGCGGAAGAGCCAAGTGGTATGACGTTGCTGGGCAACGAGTTCAAGGTACCTGGGAAAGAGATATAGCATCGAAGTTGACTGATCTCGGAGTCCCGTGGATAAAGTTAAAGACAAACAAAGATACACTGAAGTATGTTATGAACGGGAAAGAGCGTTCATATACTCCTGACTTTTATCTTCCTGAATTCGATATGTACCTTGAGATCAAAGGTTTTTGGTGGGGAGATGATCGAGAAAAGATGCGTATTGTACTCGAAACGCACACCGACAAACGTATTGTAATAATAGAGAAACAAGAGTACGAACAAATTTTGCTGCTTTAGCTGATGTGGTCATAGCAACGGACTGAAAATCCGAGGAACCCTGTTCGATCCGGGGAGGCAGCACCAACAAGGACTGTGTATGAAACATTTGATTTTGGCTCTGGCTCTGTTGTTGGCAGTTCCAGCACAGGCACAAGACATTCCTGCTCGCTTTGATGTGCATACTGACTTGAGGCCGTTTGTGACTTGGATTGCCCAGCACACCCGGTTCCGGGATGCAGATCGCATCACCAGTGATGAAGTGCCAGAAATTGTGTTTCTCAACGGCAGCGACTACATGCGATTGGTTCGTGTGTGGGGGCTGGCAGCATACTCTCCAGAGATCAACACCATTGCGGTGAACATGGATCTGGATGGCAATCGAGCAGATGTGCTCATACACGAGTTGATTCACTTTTATCAATGGCGTCAAGAATCCTGGGACCGAGGAGACAACGATTCCCGTGAGCGCGAAGCACAACAAATACAGCGCCAGTTTTTGACACGTCAATGATCACACTCCCCGTAGTTCAATGGATAGAACCACCCTCTCCTAAAGGGTAAATGGCAGTTCGATCCTGTCCAGGGAGACCAACACAGGACGATTAGCTCAGTTGGTAGAGCGCCTCCTCGACACGGAGAAGGTCAGTGGTTCAAATCCACTATCGTTCACCACACATGCCCCGATGGTGGAATTTGGCAGACACGCTGCGTTCAGGTCGCAGTTTCTGAGGGTTCGAGTCCCTCTTGGGGTACCAAGTTCAAGGATGCATTCAGCAAACAACTTTTTTCACTTTTTGGCTGTGAAAAGCAAACTGCATCCTGTCGTTTTTGAAGCCTTTGTGGAGGAATTGGTAGACTCGCAGCGTTGAGGTCGCTGTGCCGAAAGGCGTGCAGGTTCGAGTCCTGTCAAAGGCACCATTATTAATTGGCTCACTCTGGCAGATCTCGTGGGGTCCAAACCCGTCGAGTCCCAGGTTCGATTCCCGGAGGGCCAGCCATTTTTGTAGCAACCAGTCCCGCGATAATCCAGCTGTGGAGACACTGTCCGGACCGTGGTAAAGGTACTGTGTAAAAGGCGTTGCGAGAGTTGTGTGCGCTCACTGATCACACAAGCTGCTAAAGATCGAAGCGCAAACTAATAGAGTTGTGTCTCTGCCTGCTACCCTTTTTTGCAAACAGAAAAACGTGCGGGGGCAATACCCCTTGGAGCTCTGGCCCTGGTAAGGCAACTGCATCTCCTATGGATCAGTTGGACGGATGAGAGGTCCGTCACTGTTGCCGGTGTAAAGAATTATCTATTGTGGAATGCCGCGTGATGCCTTTGTAGTGCAAACCCCGCATCGATGGTTCACAGCCACACGCCCCGGCGAAACCGGACTGTTTGCACCCGAAAGAATGTATGTACAAGATAGATGAAAAAGAATTCGCTGACCTAGAGTCAGCAATGGCGCATGCCCGAACACTAGATCAGTTTGTGACCATTGAGGGTCCAGATTTTGAAGTGTGCGGGCGCTTTGGTGTCGACACCATCCGTGACGGGCTTTGCCCAGACGGAGTGGCGTATGACTGGAACAAAGCCAGCCGTATTGGTGCTACCCGGCGCCGATGAACCAAATATGGGGGCAGCAGAGGGCTGCGGCGTTGCCTGGCAGGCATCGTGTCTAGAGGGGATCGTTACCCCCGGCCTCCACCAAGTCAAGGATGACTACAGCAACATAAAACTTCTCCAACCACTTTTCTGGAGGCCAGCCCAGTAGGGGGCGTGTCGTGGGTTCGACTCCCGGCTTTAGACACATCATCCTGTCATTTTCAACTCCGTATGGCGCAGCCAGGTAGCGCACTTGTCTGGGGGACAAGGGGTCGCAGGTTCGAACCCTGCTACGGAGACCAACATGGTTTACATAAACCAAGAATTCAAGTAGACTATATACTTGAACAACCCGCCCGGTGGTTGCGATCCCGGGCACATTCAGAAAGCACCATATGAAAAAGCTAGATCTCGACGAAGTCAAACGATTCATCGACGCTCAATCCCCGGAGACCAAAATCTACCTGGGTTGCGACAGTGAACGACTCAAAATCGATGGCAAATGGTACGCGGACTACATCCTGGCCGTCGTGGTGCACATCAACGGCAACAACGGTTGCAAAATTTTCGGTGAAGTGCAGCGCGAACCTGTGTGGGATGCCAAGCCCGGCAAACCTGCCATGCGACTCATGACAGAAGTTTACAAAGTGTCCGAACTGTATCTCAAGCTGGCCGAAGTGCTGGATGGGCGACAGGTGGAAGTGCACTTGGACATCAACCCTGATGAAGAATTCGGCTCCAGCTGTGTGATCAGCCAGGCCGTGGGCTACATCAAGGGCACCTGCAACGTGGTTCCATTCGTGAAGCCGCATGCATTTGCTGCCAGCTACGCTGCCGATCGATTCAAAGGTCTGCGAGCAGCCTAAAAACTATTATGGCCCCCGTCAGTTGCCTACCAGGGACTGCTCGGGGGTTTTTCTTTGGCCGCAGTGACCACCACCAATGACACGCATAGACAATCCCAATAGAAAAACCTAATATTTCGCTTGCTTTCATTGCTATATACTATTACAATATCAACACAGTGTTAGCGCACTGATCTACATTCATCAACCAAGGAGAAACATGAAAACAGTAGGACACAAACTTGACAACTTCGTCGTGACCGGCGTTCGCCCAGGCCAGCCTGAGGACGCATTCTTTGACATCAACCAAGACAGCTTCCCTGGCAAGTGGAAGGTGATCGTTTATTACCCCAAGGATTTCACATTCGTGTGCCCCACTGAAATCGTGGCATACGACCGGCTGGCCGGTGACTTTGAGGACCGTGATGCTGTGCTGTTGACTGGTTCAACTGACAACGAGTTCTGCAAAGTGGCTTGGCAAAACGCCCATGCCGACCTCAAGAAGATCACCCACACTCAGTTTGCCGATACCCAACGCGGTGAATTGAGCCTTGCTGAACAATTGGGCGTGTTCTACGCTCCAGCCGGTGCTGCACTGCGCGCCACTTTCATTGTTGACCCAGACAACGTGATTCAACACGTGACTGTAAACAACCTCAACGTGGGCCGCTCACCAGAAGAAACATTGCGTATTCTTGATTCTCTACAAACGGGAGAGTTATGTCAGTGTAACAGAAAGATTGGCGAAGCGACCTTAGGCTAATAGATTATTGGGTTGGGAATAAATAAAGTTGTAGTTCGCGGGATTGCCGTCCCCAACTACTCTAATGCTAAAGAGGAGCACCAGCAATGATATTTATTCCCAACCGTCACACTCGTATCTATTATTCAATAGTTGAGAAGGCACAACAACGATCTACTCTAAAATCTGTTTATACAGAATCTCACCATATAATCCCAAAATCATTGGGCGGTAGCGATGATAAAACTAACTTGGTAGATTTAACTTACAAAGAACACAGGCTCTGTCATAAACTCTTAGTAAAAATGACTCAAGGAAAAGCAAAGGGCAAAATGGCTTATGCTTTACTATTTTTTAGAGTTAGCGAATCAACCAAAAAAAGTTTAGTAAAATCTTTTAGCGATTATCGTAAAAGTTTGATACCTATAACTAATGGAATCGTAGATAAGTGGATACCTAAGGAAGAAGAAATACCACAAGGCTTTTGCCAAGGGTTCTCTCCTGCTATAGTTAAAAAGCACGGAGACGGTAACAGAGGTAAAAAATGGATTACTAATGGTATTGTATCGTATCAGATAAAAGATAACATCTTGCCAGAAGGATTTTATTGGGGTCAAGCAGAATACCATAAAGAGAAGAATAGCAAATCATTAAGCGGTGAGTTAAATCCTATGTATGGAAAACAAGGACAAGAACACCCAGCGTATGGTTACAAACATACCGACGATATGCTACAGTATCTTTCGCAGTCAAAACAGGGAAATAAAAATCCTATGTATGGAAAACTGCCCCATAATGCTAAGGCCATTGAAGTGAATGGTGTTTTATACAAATCCGTTTCAGAAGCAAGGCAGAAAACTGGTTTGTCAAGAAGAACAATAGAAAAACTTTACAAGGAATAACAAAATGACCCAATGGGTAGACCAACTGAAAGAAACCATCCCTGACTATGCCAAGGATGCTCGGCTCAACATCGACGCTGTGATCAAGCGCAGCACCTTGCCAGTGGAGGAAGCCGAAGCTGTGGCCTTGGCTGCTGCATTTGCCACTGGCAACACCAAGTTCTGGACTTGGTTGCACAGCGTGGTCGCCAACCGTGTGGAGGCCGATGCTGCAGTCACTGCTGGCAGCATCATGGCTCAAAACAACACCTGGTACCCCTATGTTGAAATGGCCGACGATGAGCAACTCAAGGGACTGCCAGCTCAGCTGAGAATGAATGCCATTGCCACTCACGGTGGAACCACAAAGGCTCGTTTTGAAGCCTACAGCCTGGCAGCGTCGATTGTGGGCAAGTGCCATTTCTGCGTCAAGGCTCACTACGAGACCTTGAAACAGGAAGGTTACACGGTGGAGCAACTGCGTGACATCGGTCGCATTGCTGCTGTGATCAATTCGGTAAGCCGAGTGCTTGCTGGCTGACACAATATCTGCTACAATAGTGAAACAGTCACCGCACTGTTTCACTGTTGGAGTAACATGAGCAACAAACTGGCAAAATTCATCAACAGCCGTCGACGACACAAAACTGATGTGGCCATTGCCCGGCAACTGAGAATCGCCCAACAACGCACCTCTGATCCCAACCACCCTGGAGTTCGACAGCCGCATCGTCATGCCAAACGGCATGCTATGGACTGTGGCAATCCCCGGTGTTTCCTGTGTGGTAACCCGCGCAAGATTCACAAGGATCGCTTGACCTATCAGGAAAAGAAACTGTTTCAACCACTTGATTGACCATTGACCATGAACAAACAAATTTACAAGAGTGACCCCACTGACGGTTTGTCCAACGAGGAGGCAGTGTCTGCCGTTGGCAACCGCTATGACCTGGTGCTGATTGCTGCGCGTCGAGTTCGAGAACTGGCACATGGCGGCTATCGACCCAAGATCGCAACACCACATGGTCCGGTGTTGACTGCACTGAAAGAAATCGAACAGGGCAAAGTGGATCGGTCATATTTGCTCAAGCCAACTGAGCTGGCACAACGCAAAAGGTAACGCATGACTCGTCGCTTGTGGGATAGCATTGATGGTTCCCTGCTAAAGAGCCTGCCAAACGCGGCAAGGGGCTACGAGCAACGAATCACCATTCCTGAGTTTACATTCCTTGGGGTCAAGGACCAACCCGATTTTGGCCACATCACCATTTGGTTTTATGGCCGTGATCGCACCATTGAACTCAAAAGCCTCAAGGAATATCTGTTTCAGTATCGAGATACTGTGATCAGTTACGAACGAGCCGCCGATGTGCTGTTCAAGCACCTCATGGCAGCATATGAACCGGATCGCATCAGACTTGAAATTGAATTTAGGCCACGAGGTGGCATCAGCAGTCGTATGACTGTGGACAGTGACTGGGGCCATTTGGGTGGCACAGACTCACTGTGGCAACATCACAAAAACTAACATGGATTACAAAGTAGCTGACATTGGACTCGCAGACTGGGGTCGCAAAGAAATCACCATGGCCGAGCATGAAATGCCCGGTCTCATGGCAATACGCCAAGAGTACGCAGGACAAAAGCCACTGAGTGGCGCCCGCATCGCAGGGTCATTGCACATGACCATTCAAACAGCGGTGCTGATTGAGACCTTGGTGGAACTGGGTGCCAGTGTGCGCTGGAGTTCGTGCAACATCTTCAGTACTCAGGATCACGCTGCCGCCGCCATTGCCGCTGCAGGAATCCCAGTGTTTGCCTGGAAGGGCGAAACCGAACAAGAATATTGGTGGTGCATTGAGCAAACAGTGTCGGGACCCGACGGCTGGCGACCAAATCTGTTGTTGGACGATGGGCACGATCTCACCCACTATGTGCACGAGCACCGTCCCGATCTGTTGCGTGATATCCGTGGCGTGAGTGAAGAGACCACAACTGGAATTCACAAACTCATGGAACGTGTGGCCGCTGGTACCTTGGCCATCCCTGCCATCAACGTCAATGACTCGGTGACCAAGAGCAAGTTCGACAACCTCTATGGCTGCAGAGAAAGCCTTGTGGATGCGATCAAACGTGCAACCGACGTCATGATTGCCGGCAAGATTGCTGTGGTGGCCGGGTACGGCGACGTGGGCAAAGGATCAGCACAGGCCCTGCGAGCCTTGAGTGCACAGGTCTGGGTTACTGAGATTGATCCCATTTGCGCATTGCAAGCGGCCATGGAAGGCTTCCGTGTGGTAGACATGGATCAGGCCTGCCGCGAAGCTGACATTTTTGTCACTGCAACTGGCAACATCAACGTGATCACAGCACAGCACATGTTGCAGATGAAACACAATGCTATTGTGTGCAACATTGGTCACTTTGACAGCGAGATTGACATTGCTGGCATTCAGGACGCACACTGGGACGAAATCAAGCCATTGGTGGATCAAGTCACCCTCAGCAACGGTCGCAAGATCATCATCTTGGCCAAAGGCCGCTTGGTGAACTTGGGCTGTGCAACTGGGCACCCCAGCTATGTCATGAGCAACAGCTTTACTAACCAAGTGTTGGCACAGATCGACTTGTGGCAGAATGGCAAAACCTACCAGCCTGGAGTGTACCTGCTGCCCAAGCACCTTGACGAAAAGGTTGCTCGACTGCACCTGGCGCAACTGGGTGCACAGCTGACCCAGCTGACTCCCGAACAGGCAGCCTACATCGGGGTAGACAGCAACGGTCCGTTCAAGCCCAACACCTATCGCTACTGATCTTGACACAAAATCTCCTTGAGTGTACAATGCACACAAGGAGATCAACATGCCTTGGATTCAAAATATTCCCTTGGCTGCTGTGGCCAAAAGGCATCACATCGCAGCCAAACCCAACTCCATGCTGATTCAGATCGTGGATCCAGGAACCCCATTCCCGGTGCCAGCTCACGAGTTTCGCGAAGTGCATCAGTTTGAGTTCTTGGATGTGGAAGAGGACGGCATGACCAATGACGGATCAGGCAACTGGGTGGACTGCAGTGATCAAGCCTGCACCCCTGCCCAAGCTGCCGAGCTGGTGCGGCTGTTGCAGCATGCCTTGGACAACCGCATGGACGTGATTGTGCACTGCCATGCTGGCATCTGCAGGTCTGGTGCTGTGGCCGAAGTGGGTGTGATGATGGGGTTCTGGGACACCAACACCTATCGTTCGCCCAACCTCTTGGTCAAACGGCTTATGATGCAGCACCTGGGCTGGACTTACGACTAAACCAGTTTGCCCAAAACAGCACACACGAATGTCAGTGTGCTGTATAATGTGTTTTTAAGGATGCATTCAGCAACTTTTAAATTTCACTGCAAATGAAACCAAAAGCGCATCCTGTTGCATAATTCATAGAAAGGAAAAGCCATGCAATTCGCAAACGCAATCGACAACCAAAAGACTCGTACCGCCAACGGCATGAAGGCTCGCGTGAGTTCGGCCAACGCCTGTGTTGACCTGTTCTACAACGTGGGTGCCAGCCGCGGCAAGGACATCATCCCTGCATTCACTGCGGCCTATGTGGAAAACAGTGACCTTGCCCTGCGAATCATGGCTTGGGCCCGAGACGTGCGCGGCGGTAGTGGCGAACGCCAACTGTTCCGTGACGTCATGGCGCACTTGGAAAACACTAACCCAGCGGACGCTGCTCGACTGATGGCTGTGGTCCCTGAATTGGGTCGCTGGGACGACTTGTTTGTGTTCAAGACCGATGCCTTGAAGCACAAGGCATACACCATGTTGGGTGACGCACTTCGCGCAAACAATGGCTTGGCTGCCAAGTGGACTCCTCGCAAGGGTGCTGTGGCTCGCGAAATTCGCGAATTCTTCGGTATGACTCCCAAGCAATACCGCAAGAGCTTGGTGGCCTTGACCAACGTGGTTGAAACTCAAATGTGTGCCCGTGACTGGGACAACATCAATTACAACCATGTGCCCAGCTTGGCGCATGCACGTTACAAGAAGGCGTTTGGTCGTCACGGTACTACCTACGCTGAATACGTGGCCAAGCTGGCCAAGGGCGAAGCTGGTGTCAAGATCAACGCAGGTGCGGTGTTCCCGTACGATGTGTTGAAGGGTGCAGTGAGCGCTTACGGTATGAAAGCCCTGAGCAAGACCGAACAAGACGCCATGCAAGCCCAATGGGATGCATTGCCCGACTATGTTGGTGACGCTGACGTGTTGCCTATGGTTGACAGTTCGGGTTCCATGTCTTGCCCAGCAGGCGGCCACAGTTCCAAGTCTGGCTTGACTTGCTTGGAAGTGGCGTTGAGTTTGGGTCTGTATTTTGCAGACAAGAACCGGGGCAAGTTTGCTGACTGTTTCTTGACTTTCAGTAACCGTCCCAAGCTGGTGAACTTGAAGGGTAACATCATTGAAAAGATGAACCAAATGAACACCGGCGAAGTTGCTAACACCAACTTGAATGCGGCGTTTGACTTGATCCTTAAGACCGCTGTTGACAACCAGGTGCCTCAGTCAGAAATGCCTGGCACACTGTTGATCCTGAGCGACATGCAGTTCGACGGGGCCGTAGATGGTCGTGACGAATCTGCCTTGAAGATGATCCGGCGCAAGTATCAAGACGCTGGGTACGAAATGCCTCGCGTGGTGTTCTGGAACTTGAATGCCGCATATGGCAACACTCCTGTCAAGTACGACAAGAGTGGAACTGCACTGGTCAGTGGCTTTGCCCCTGCATTGGCGCAGTCGATCATGGCTAACGATCTTGACGACTTCACCCCAGAAGCTGTCATGCTCAAAACCGTGATGCAGGCGCGCTACAACGTGTGATAAAATGCCCTGCTAGACAGGGCATTTTTTTTTGACTTGGAATACACATCATGAACTACACAGACCACCCACTGGACAATCTAGCTGCGGCCATGGCCCACGCTGCCTACGAGGCCTTTTCGGAATACCACTACCGAGATCGCGACTGGTCACGGGTCGAACAATGGCGAGCCACCCTGACCCCGGAACAACGCAGGACCGCAGTGATTCCAGACGAGTGCTTGGTGGAAAAAACACGCCGACACTGTATGAACGACATCACAGTGGTGGGCATGTTCCCGCAGACCTGGGGCAGCACTGCTCTGGGGTTCGGCGGCGTTGGTGGCCAGGCCATCACCACTGCCTACACCATTGTGTTGGAATCCAATCTCACAGGCGAACATGCGGTGTATTTTGGCGGGCGGTTGGCCTACGTGATTCGCCGTGCCACGCCGTTGTTTTTTGAACACATGGCTGCTCGCAACATGCACCGGGTGGCTGGGGCTGTGGAATTGTATCAGCTGCCCACTTGACCAAAATGGCATGTGGTGCTATAATACATAGACAACAGCAACACATGAACCAATGCAATACACACTGATCACAGCTCGTGGCAAGGTTTTTCAATTCTTTTTGAAGTCGGCTGCTGAACAGTTTCAGCAAGCATACGGGGGTGTTGTGTTTTCACAACAGGTGTTGCAGCAAAATCAAAATCAAACTAAAATAACACAATGACAACTTGGATTACTTCTGACCTTCACTTTGGTCACAAAAACATCATGAAATTCTGTCCTGCCACTCGCGGGCACTTTCGTGATATCGACCACATGCATGCTGAAATGATCAGTGCGTGGAACGAGCGAGTTCAACCCGATGATGTGGTGTACGTCTTGGGTGACGTGGCATTCTTGCCTGCTGCTGAAGCGGTGAAGATTCTCAACCGCTTGGCGGGTCGCAAAATCCTTGTCAAAGGCAATCACGACCGCAAATTGCTTGAGGACCCTGCGTTCCGCGCATGCTTCGAGGAAGTGCATTCTGACTGGACTGGCCGCGTCAACGGTACCTATGTTCACATGTATCACTTCCCGATTCAGGAATTTGATCAAATGCACCGCGGCGCTGTTCACTTTCACGGGCACGTTCACGGCAAGCCCACTGGCTTGGAACGGTATCGCATTCGTGACGTTGGTTATGACGCTACTGGTCATGTGGTTGTCAAGATTGACGACATGATTGCTGATGCATTGCGGGGCGAGATTGGCTCTCACCACTAAGGAATAACAATGTCTATCGTAAATCAAATTCGCGAAAAGTCCATCCAGGCTCGTAAAGCAAAAGACAACGAAGCCGCAAGTCTGTTGGTCACTCTGTTGAGTGAAGTCTCTATGGTTGGTAAAAATTCCAACCGTGAAACCACAGATGCAGAAGCTGTTGCTGTTGTTCGAAAATTCATCAACAACAACCGCGAAACGTTGGGTGTGGCTCTCAAACTCGACCAAGCTCGTGCCAACGCATTGGTTCGAGAAAATCAGATTCTGGAACAGTTCATGCCACGCCAACTGGGCGAGTATGAACTCAAGGCAATCGCAGTAGGCCGTTCAAACATGCCTGACTTTATGAAATATCTCAAAGAGCATTTCAACGGTCAATACGATGGTAAGTTGGCTGCTCAGGTGGCCAAGGAAATCTATCAATAAGGAATCATCATGCCTCGTTGCTATCAATTGATTGGTGTACCTGGCTCGGGCAAAAGCACCTGGGTGGCCAATCAAGACTGGACTGGTGCCTGCGTGATTGTCAGCACTGACGCGCATGTTGAAGCCTATGCGGCTGAACAGGGCAAGACCTACAACGAGGTGTTTCATGACTACATGAAGACTGCCACTGCCCTCATGACCGAGGACGTGCATCGTGCCCGTGAAGCAGGCCTGGATGTGATCTGGGATCAAACTTCCATGAGCGTGAAAAGCCGCCGCAACAAGTTTCGTATGTTACCCAACTACGAACACATTGCCGTGGTGTTTCGCACTCCTGATCGTGAGGAACATGCACGACGATTGGCCAACCGTCCTGGCAAGCTGATTCCCGAGTCAGTGATTGCCAGCATGATCGCCAACTACGAGGAGCCTTCTGAAGCGGAAGGCTTCTCTGAAATCTGGTTTGCAGCCTGAGACCATGACACGGATTGAACTTAGAGATTTTGCTGTGTGGATGCTTAGGCGTCCGTTTCGTGCCCTGCGGCTTGTGGGTCCTGTGCTGGGCTGGGGTTACCGTGTGATCGCCCACGTGGAGCTATTCCTGCTGGTGCCGGCAGTAGCACTGTTGGGCGCCGTGATGGTGGCAGTGTATGACTCTGCGTTTCTCAACGGTGCGTGGGATCTGTCCCTGCTTCAACAGTTTGGGATTCATCGGGTTCCGTTGTATGCAAGCTGGGCAGTGATCCTGTTGGCGTTATTTTTGATCCGCAGCCTGGCCACATTCCGGCGCGAGCGCGAACAACTGCTGCGGCATCTGCGAGGCTAAACGGTTGCCCGAAATTGCCACCTGTGCTATAATAACCACATAGCACAGCAAGGAGCAAGTCATGTCCGCACCTCAACAAACAATCAAACTCTACACACAAGCCTGTGAATTTGCCTACGCTGAGTGCAAAAAGCATGGACGCACGGGCGGTCCCAGTGATCACGTCTGGCTGGCGCTGTCAACAGGACGATTTGCCGAGTTGCTTGTTCGAGCCTGTGCTGATGCAGCCGACGAGGCGCATGCGGCTGGTTGCGAATACGCAGGCGACTTTGTTGCTGAACACATGGGCTTCGGTGAACAAGGTGGCGTGGCTGCTTGGAGAGCAAAATGACCGGCACTTACGAACGCATCGCTGAAACCCTGCTCCGTGGGCAGCCCCGGCCACGCCGACTTGCACGATTTGTTGACGGGCGCATGCTGACGGGCACTGCCAGTCTGCACCTCACACCGCAGAGCCGTCGCTGGCGCCTGTTCTGGCGACTCAAATACAACCGACCCAAAAATTGACAATAAAACAGTTTGGGCATATAATCTAGTTTTAGATGAAAGGGTTGTGCATGAGAAACGCCGATCAACTGCTGGCCGCAGCGCTCAAGACCCAAGACCCAACTGAGTTGTTTCAATTGGTGCAAGAGGCCGTGGATTGCATTCGATTTGTTGAAGCTCGGGAAGCATTTACCAAAACCCGTGAAACTCGATTGCAGGACCAAGTCAAGCGTCAAAGCGCAATGATTGAGAACTTGGAACGCACCCTCTGGAAGAAGTAAGGATCTGCACTATGCCCAACATCAAAGTAAAACAACTGGAATGGTACATGCAAGATGACCATGAAGAACTGACGGACCAGGCAGTTGGTCCCGAGTTTGTGTTGATTGGTCGCGATGGTTACTACTGTCAAGGTGACGTGGTCTGGTTTGAGTATGAGGGCCGCGGTTACCTTGCTTACCCGTCGTCCACTCGCAAGCGCGCACGGGAATACTTCTGCCATACACTCACAGTCAACGACGAAGCAATCCTGCCCCAACGTGAAGTTGAAGCCATGCGTGAAGTCTTGAAAACTTGTCGCGATGCTGGTGTTCGCCGTGCTATCACCCGGCGTTTGCAATTGCACGACAATGCACAAGCCCTGCGAGAAACTGGCCGCTGCGCTCGTATTGCACGCCGTCGAATCTTGGGCAAATTCTAATGTCCAGGGCTGGAGTTGACAATAAATCAATTTGGGCATACAATAACAATATAGACAGTAAGGAGTTGGCAATGGATGTGATTGAACGCGCTGATATGTTTGCAATGCATGCCCATGAAGATGTGGGTCAGCGCCGCAAATACACCAACGAAGCCTACTACTTTCACCCCCAAGCTGTGGCAGCAATGGTGGCAGCGATTCCGGGTGCTACCCCGGCAATGATTGCGGCAGCGCATCTTCATGACGTGTTGGAAGACACTCGGGTGACCGAGCAGGAAATGCGTCAAGAGTTTGGTGACGAAATCACTGACCTTGTGTTGTGGCTCACGAATGTGAGTCGCCCGGAAGATGGCAATCGTGCCGCCCGCAAGGCCATCGACCGCGCTCACACTGCGGCGGCTCCTGGTGCTGCACAGGATATTAAGATTTGTGACTTGATCGACAATATAAAGAGTATTGTGCAACACGACCCGGCATTTGCCCAAGTTTATCTAACAGAAAAACGAGCACTGCTGGACGTGATGACAAGGGCCAGGCCAGAGTTGCGAGCCGAAGGATATCAACTGTTAGATGACTGCGAAAAGATTTTGCAGCGGTCAAAATGATATCTTTTCATTCCCGAAACATCACCGCGTTTCCCACAGTGCGGGCATTCGACTTGAATTCGAGGATTCATTTTCCAATCCAATGGTCTACTACTAACAGTCTCTTGAAACCTCTTTAATGATTCGGTCTTTGCTGGGCCGCGACTGCCTTTTCCTTTAAATCCGTTATTACCTCTCCGTTTTGATGATTCACTAATTTTTTGTTTGTGGTCTGCAGTCAATGCCCGCCCTTTATGAGCTTGGCTTATTTTAATTCGGGTAGCTTGACTCATAGGCAGTCGTGGTTTTCCTCGGTTAGATTTACCGATTTTCTTTTTAGTTTCTTCTGAGAGCTTGCGGCCAGTCAAATGCTCGGAGATTTGCTGTCTACGTTCTGTCGATAAAGACTTCCCTCTCGAATGTTGGCCGAAATCTATGTTTATTTTGGCCTTTTCATAAAATCTCGAAGCTCCATTATAACGCTTGTGCGTTTTATAGATCATTTTGCTCATGCAACGTAATGCCATCCACATTTTCTTTTTATGGATAGGATCTAACACCATATGCGGCAATAGGAGATGAACAATATAGTGTTCTTTAGCTGTTAAATTTACTATATTGCACGGTTCATTAGACCCGCCCAACGATCGAGGCACAATGTGATGCCGTTCTTTATAACCAACTAGAAGCGTTCTTGATTGTGCATTATGGACTATGTTGTAATACCATTTGGTGTATTTCGATTGATTGAATAGCATTTCTGTGAAATATTAAAAAGGTTGTTATATCCTGCTTGATTTATTTAGCACAGACCATCAAGTGTATTGACTCAACTTGACAGAAATTGATGATTGTGCTACACTACTGACAATGAAAAGCCGCACAATCAACCAGGAACAACGATGAACTCACCAGTAGAACGATCAGCCAACATCTGGGCTAACCGACGCGAACAGCATCCTGACTTGGGCACAGTGTATGTGTTCACTCCCCAGGCGCTGGAGCAGTTTATGGAGCGTTTCCCCAAACCAGAACTGGCAGGACATTTCCTGGAAAACTTCGGTGGCGAAGGATACTGGCATCAGTGCAAACAAGCAATGCCTGGTATGACAGAACCCCTCTATCGAATCCCAGTGGTACCGCAGCCCGTGTCGGAAGAACCCTCGCAATACGGTTCTGCTGAGTTGCAGGCCATGATTGTGTCGCGGGCCTGTGAAAAGGATCGTGCGGTGTCTGAGTTGAGCGACCAGAAGATCAATGACTTGGTAGTTGAGTATGCCACTGCCGTTGATCAATTGGCCGAGCTTGGCAGGTATGTGGATTATGACCCCGACGTGGGTCGAGTGCCTGAGCATTGGGAGGCTGACCCCCGAGTAGTGGCGGCGGTGAAGTACGTTCTTGCCGCGCTGGACAACAAATAACCCAGGAGTTGACATGAGTTTGCAAGGTGAAATGGACGGACCGTGCACCAGCTGGCGCTGCAGTGGACGGGCGGAAAAAACTCGTGCTACTTTTTGGAACCGGCGTGACCACAAATGGGTGTGCTACGATTGTGCAGTCACGCACAACCGTGACATAGTTTCCAGGCATTCACCGGAATTCATCAAAGAGTATAAATGCGTCCCTGGCAAAGAACACATGTGGGAGTTGTTGACAAATGGCTGATATGTCTGAGGAAGAATTCATCGGGCGCGCTCACTCCTTCATGCAGGCGCTGTCTCAGTTCTACGGTGCCGAGCGTGGACATGAGTTTTGGACTCAACTGGCGCCCATTGTAGGCGACGACATTCAAAATCAAATCTTTTGCCGCATGTTGCGGGGCGACAACATTGGCACTACTGTTCGATTCATGAGCCAGGGCGTGATACCTCCCAGCCTAGCAATTCTGGTTATCAAAGCCCTACGTCACGCCACTGGCATGAGTCTCAAGGACGCCAAGTCAGCATGGGAAGATGTCTCCCGCGGGTATGATGTTACAGTGAAATGCACAGATGCCAGTTGGGCGCGAGAACTTGCTGGTGAATTGCGTGGGTTTGGGTTTGCGGTCGAGCGTGGTTGACCCAAAACCCTGTTTCGTGTAAAATAGTGTTTTAGACAGCGAGAATACCATGAACAAAGATCAATTGCGAGAATTCGTTGAGTCCAATCCTCAGTTGGTGCGGGCTCGTGACGCCGGCAATGGTCTGCAGGTTCTCAAATACTCCAAGCGAGTGTTTTTTGACAACTTGTGGAACGAGTTCTTGGAAGAATGTCGCGGCACTATTGTGGATTCGGACTACAATCTTGTGACCCGTCCGTTCACTAAAATTTACAACTATGGCATCGAAAGCCGTGCTCCTGTGTTGGCACCTGACACCCCTGTGACTGCGTATCGCAAGGTCAACGGGTTCATGGTTGCAGTAACCTGGTACAACGGAGACATTCTGGTCAGCACCACTGGGTCCACTGACTCGCCTTATGTGGTTATGGCTCGTGAAATGATGCTGAAACACCAGTGCTGGGAAGATTGGCAAATCGCAGTGCGCGGAGCCAAAGACTTCACCTTGATGTTTGAATGTGTGCATCCTGACGATCCGCACATCATCACCGAGGACCCTGGCATGTATTTCTTGGGCTATCGCGAAAACACTTGGGATAGCAAAGTCAAAATGTACGGCCGGGATATGGCTGACTGGTCGCGTGATTACGCAATGGGTCAACTCAAATGTTATTATGCAGAACCTGAGTTCATGACTGTTGCAGAATTGGTTGAAAAGACCCGCTCTGTTCGTCACGAAGGGTTTGTGTTCTACACCGAGGACAACACCAGCGCCAAAATCAAGTCTCCCTACTACTTGACTGCCAAGTGGGTGGCTCGTAATCCTCGCACCGACAAGTTGGTGGATTTGAAAAACGATATCAAGAAAAATCTTGACGAGGAATACTATCCATTGGTTGACGCTATCCGCGCCAACATCGAGTCTTACACTGCCATGGACGAGCAAGCTCGCCTGGCTTGGGTGCGAAACTTTGTGGGTGCATGATGGCTATTCGCAGCGGTGATTGTGTGGTTCGCATACGCGACCTACAGATTGGCTCAGTCGAAGTCAAGGACGTTTGGGGCGACCGCGCTTGGCTCGATCCCAAATATGAACCTTTCTGGGAGAATTTCCTTGCGCATGTCAGAAATGTGGCGCGAGGGATTCGAGAGCGCTACGTAGACGAGGATGTGATCATCAACCAACAACTCAGTGCATTCAACGCCACGTTCAAACGCACCCGGCGTTGGGACGACAGTTACATCAAGTTCAAGTCAGCTGCCGACTATACCTTTTTTTTATTGAAGTGGTCATGAAAGACGAATCACACTTGCCAATGAGCCAGCAAAGTCTGGTGTTCCGCTTGCGCCGTCGGGCACAAATACGCCGACAAATCCCCGGACGCAAGAGCGTGGAGGAGGGTGCGCCCGACCGCATCGCTGATTTGCTGGAGGAAGCTGCCGGTGAAATTGAACGCCTGCAGACTCTGGTGAACCGTTATGCGCCGCAACCTTACGACCCATTAGACAATCCGGGGCCAGGATGATGATAACCAACAAATATGGCACTGTTCAACTGCCCTGGCAACCGGGACTGTTGGAGTGGTTGCAAGCCCAATACCCCCACAGTGAATATAGGCTGGTGGAGACCACATGATAGTTTTTTACTTGGAATTTGAAGGCGCCCAACAGCAAGAGTATGGTGCCAGATACATGCGGGTCGTGGTAGACGATTCTGTGCAAATGCCTGCAACACGACCCTTGTATGCTGCTGTCAGGGCCTGGCGCATGCATGAGGAGCATGGTCTGATCAAAATCAAAGATCGCTACACTGGACTGCCCGGGTTCGAAGAACCCACCCCCGAAACCACATTAATGATGTTGTCAGCGAAGGAACTGGTGTTATGAAAATGTATATCTGTATCAAAAACAGCGTGGCGCCGGGCATGGCAATGAATTCTGCTGCCCACGCTGGACTCATGTGCCACATGAAGTTTTGCGACGACGGGGACTACCTGGAATGGTTGGACAAGAGCTTCAAAAAGGTCACCTGCTCGGTCACTGAGGCTGAATTTGCCATGCTCAAAACTGTTGAGCATCACTTGATTGTGACCGAAAGCCGGCTCAACAACGCCGAGGTGGCCATTGTGCTGAAACCTCGACACGACAACGACTGGCCAGAATTTGTGAGCCTGTTGCAGTTGTGGAAGTGAGCCATGCGCTTCAAGCACACTCGTGACATTGCACGGGCGCCACGCGGCACCTTGGACAAATGCCGAGAAGAATTGGATGAACTGCAGGATGCTGACAGTCAGAACAACCGCTGGCATTCAGTGATTGAAGCTGCGGACCTGATCAACAGCACCTACACCTTTGTGTGGCGCAAGTATCGAGTTCCGTTCTTTGTTGTGATCCCGGTGGCTTTGTTGTCGGGTGTTTACAAGCCTGTGGTCAGGTGGATTCGGCGTCGACGGGGGTAAATACACCATGTTCAAGTGGCTCAAAAATTCATTCACACAGGGTGAGGTTCGTTTTGAATTCATTGCACTGGACGAAAACGACGAACCCTATCAAGACACTGCGACCTTGCAATACAGGGGCGCCTACGATGCGTTTGAAATGCAGAACAAGCTGAGAAAATTCCTGCGGGCTACCCGCAATCACTTGGTGGTAGAAATCACTGAACTGGATCGCCGCGAGTGGCAGAGTCTGAATTGACTGTGCATGGGTAGCGTCTGGCCCTGCTCACTGGATTCCATAGCCAAGCCGACGGGAGAGTTGAAGAGCCGCTGACTCCAAAGGGCAGCCCGGGATTCGGTAATCCGGTAATACTTTCGTTGATCTTGTCCAACACTTTCAACTAATCGACAAAATAACAAAACTAACATATACTGTGGTTTTAGCAATTCAATCTGCTGAGGCCCCGAATGTGTCGAATCTTGTTGTTGAGTGCGTTGATCCTGAGCGGGTGCGCCACTGCGCCACACTACGAACCCGGCGCAGGTAGCCACAGTGGTCAAGACTTTCGCTTGGCAGTGACCCTGTGCAGGATTGCATACTGTGCAGAAACTCGCGAACAAGCTCAGGCCTTGCATGCCGTAGCGCTTGACCAAAAATCCCAGTGATGCTATAATACTCACATAGCAACACAAAACAGGAGTTGATGATGGGATACCGTGTGCTGGGCGAGCGTGATGCAAAATGGCAACCCCGGGAAGGTCTAGAAGGTCCCTTCTTCTATCCCAACGGTCAGGTGTTGTATTACGATCCTCGCGAAGGTTCGTACTATGACCCCACCACCGACTTCTATGTGAGCGATGAAGATGTTGCGGAATTGCAACAACTGTTTCTTGAAACGTTGACTCGCTGAGTTGACACAAAATCCACCCTGTTGTAAAATAGAGTTTGTTAGTTAATCAACCCACTGAAAGGCAATCATGAGCGATACCCGTACCGTCACCGCAACCCAAGCCCGTCGCAGCATCCTGACCGCGTTCAAGGCCCAGCGTCCCATCTTCCTGTGGGGCCCTCCTGGCATTGGCAAGAGCGAGCTGGTGGAGGGCATCACCCAGGACTTGGGTGGCTACATGATCGACCTGCGCTTGGGTCAGATGGAGCCCACTGACATTCGTGGCATTCCGTTCTACAACAAGGACCTGGGCAAGATGGACTGGGCTCCGCCTGTGGAACTGCCCGACGCTGAACTGGCCAGCCAGTATCCTGTGGTTGTGCTGTTCCTGGACGAACTGAACTCTGCTCCGGCCAGTGTGCAGGCCGCTGCCTACCAGCTGATCTTGAACCGTCGCATTGGCAAATATGTCCTGCCCGACAACGTGGTCATGGTGGCTGCAGGCAACCGTGAATCGGACAAGGGCGTGACTTACCGCATGCCGACTCCGCTGGCCAACCGCTTTGTGCACCAGGAAATGAAGGTGGACTTTGCTTCGTGGCAGGACTGGGCCGTGAACCACAAGATCCACAAGGACGTGGTGGGTTACCTGAGCTTTGCCAAGCAAGACCTCTACGACTTTGACGCCAAGAGCGCCAGCCGTGCATTCGCTACTCCGCGTTCGTGGAGCTTTGTGAGCCAGCTGTTGGACGACCAGGTGGACGACGAGACCCTGACCAACCTGATTGCAGGTACCGTGGGCGAAGGCCTGGCTGTGAAGTTCATGGCTCACCGCAAGATTGCCAGCAAGATGCCCGCACCGCGTGACATCCTGGACGGCAAGGTCACTGACCTGCAAGTGAAGGAAGTGAGTGCCATGTACTCGCTGGTGATCAGCATGTGCTACGAGCTCAAGGCCGAAGTGGAAGCCAAGGTGGACACTGCGGAGTTCCACAAGCATGCAGACAACTTCTTGGCCTACATGATGAAGAACTTCGAAACTGAACTGGTGGTGATGGGTGCGCGAATTGCGCTGACCACTTACGGTCTGCCCCTGCAGCCCACCAAGATGAAGACGTTCGACGAGTTCCACAAGAAGTTCGGCCACTACGTGCTCAAGGCACAAGGCAACTGATCACCCCGGGGTGACATTGGGGGCTGTGCTAATACCACAGCCCTTTTTTACATGCACAAGATCGCACACTATCCTGGCGAAACATTTCCAGACCGCATTGAGTTCAACACGGGAGAGCACAGCGTGATCATGGCCTCTGTATATTGGAGTCAGGCTTGTCGAATTGCTCGCGCTGTGTTTGGAGCTGACGACACAGTGTGGATACAGGATTCCTGGCAGTTGACCATTGCATTTCGCAGCCAACAGGAATTGTCGTGGTTCCTGTTGCGTTACCGGCCATCATGAAAATCACTGTAAAACATCGCTTGGTGATATTTCACCGCGAGCATGAATGGAATCAAGTGTATGCCCAGATTCGTCGGGATTATGGCATGAGAATGGCACTGCAATCTGCCCTGTGTCGTGAGCTGGGGTTCAGTGTGCGCCGACATCGTGCCCTGGTGCCCAACGAAGTCCAATACAAGCATGGCCCCAGCATGCATTACGAACAGCATGTTCACCTGGACTTTTTCAACGATGCTGCACAAAGCCTGTTCCTGCTCAAGTATGTGCCCGATCAGGAGAACCCGCAATGACATCTCGGTTCAGCCCCATCAGCAACCTGGACATTGTCCGGGGTGGTGGCCGATATTGGCCAGCAATGGCGGTGAACATATTGTTTTCGGCCTCGATTCTTGTGCCTATGGCACTGGCGTTGATAGCGGCTGAGCGTATCACTGTCATATTCAGAAAACGGGAACCCATCCGAGCCGGGTGGCGTGTTTACCACCGTGTGTTTAACTTCAAGGTTTGGGTAATACAAAGGGTTTACCTGGGCTGTGATCCGCAGTTGTGGGCAGCATTGACCCAGATTTGACCAAAAATGCCCCAAATGCTATAATAACAACATAGCGTAAACAAACGGAACCTGCAATGATTGAAATCCTGGGCTACATTTTTGCAACGATCCTGACTGCTGCGGCTGTGTGGTTTGTGTATCACATCATCCGCGGTGCTGTGCTGGGTTTTGACATGACTCGTTGGATGCTGATTGGTGTGAATTGGCAGCAAATCCGCAGCAACAAGAACTGGATGCGCAAACTGGTCCTGATGTTCCTGCACTGCTGGTATGAGTGCGTTGGCTACAACGGCGGCATCACTTACAGCCGCAACGGTCGCACCTGGTCCGGCTTTGGCACTGGTCGTGTGCAGGGCCAGGAAACACAAGACTGACTGTCGCACATAATTCATGATCTGTGCTATAATTGCACATCGCAACAAGGAGTTGATCTCGATGACCGCAAAGACCACCGCAAAGAAAGAAGACCAGTTCAAGGACCTGTTGGGTCCCACTGACCCCAAGCTGGACCGTGAGGTTCGCGAAAAGCTGATCACAGCCCGTGTGGGCCTGTTGCTCAAGGCCAGCTTCTTCGGCAACCTGGCAACTCGACTCAAGCTGATCAACGCTGACGAGTGGTGCAGCACCGCTGCCACTGACGGTCGCAACTTCTATTACAACACCCGTTTCGTCAACATGCTCAAGCCACGCGAGATTGAGTTCTTGTTTGGTCACGAGGTGTTGCATGCGGTGTATGACCACATGGGCCGACGTGGTGATCGCGACCCGCAGATCCACAACATCGCCTGTGACTTTGCTGTGAACGCAGACTTGAAAAAGCACCGCGTGGGCGAATTCATTACCACTGTGCCTTGCTTGTATGACAGCAAGTATGAGGGCATGAGCTCGGAACAGATCTACGACGATCTCATGAAGAACGCCAAGAAGATCGACCTCAACAAGTTGATTCAGCAGATGCTGGACGAGCACTTGGACGGTGACGGTGACGGCGAAAGTGACGGTGACGGTGACGACAAAGAAGGCAAGGGCAAGGGTCGCCCCAAGCTGACCGAAGCTGAGAAGCAGGCCATTCGCGACGAGCTCAAGGAAGCTGTGCTGGCTGCGGCACAAACTGCCGACGGTGCAGGCAACATCCCGGCCAACGTGCGCCGCATGATCCAGGAGTTGACCGAGCCCAAGATGAACTGGCGCGAACTGTTGCGCATGCAACTGGAAAGCACCATCAAGAGCGACTACACCTGGATGCGAGCCAGCCGTCGTGGTTGGCACATGGACGCTGTGATGCCTGGCATGCAGAACGAGCCCATGATCGACATTGCTGTGGCCATTGATACGTCGGGCTCGATCCAAGACAGCATGCTGCGAGACTTCCTGGGCGAAATCCAGGGCATCATGGATTCGTTCCCTGCGTATCGCATCCATGTGTTCTGCTTCGACACTTCGGTGCACAATCCTGCACAATACAACAGTGACAACCTGGACAGCATCTGTGAATACGAGCCCGGTGGCGGTGGCGGTACTGACTTCACTGCCATCTACGACTACCTCAAGTCGGAAGAGATTGAGCCCAAGCGCTTGGTGGTGTTCACTGACGGTTACCCGTTTGGCTCGTGGGGTGACGAGAACTACACTGATACGGTGTGGATCTTGCATGGCACCACCAGCATTGTTCCGCCCTGGGGTCAATATGCCTACTACGAAGAAAAGTAACAGGCACTGACCCACTCACAAGCCCGCACCTGATGCGGGCTTTTTCATGACTGCAATGTCGGGCGGTGCTAAGTATGTCAATGATTGACAAATTTATCAACTGGTTCCGATTCAATCAAGATGCAGTGTGCTGGTTCACCATTGGTTTTTGCTTGCATGCCATGTTCGCTGCACTGCAGAGCGGCCGCTATCTTTCGGTCATTGTGGCCCTGATCATCATGCGAGTCATGTATCGTCTGGCGCAAGCAAGGATCCGCTGATGGGCAACCTATCCGACTATTTTGATCGCGAGGGCTACAAATCCACCTGGCGCATTGGCGACCGTGTGCGTGGCCGCTGGAACCGCATTCCGTTTGTGGGCACAGTGGGCAATGATCGCTTGGTGAGTCCTGCAGTTGGACCTCAAGTCACAGTGCACCTGGACCTGCCTATCCAGTATCAAGAGCAACTGGTGCGCATGATCACAGTGCGTCCAAGTGACCTCAAGGGTCTGGACTGAGCAGGTTGTCCGAAACCACCTCTAAAATCTAAAAGGGCTGGCGGGCCAGCAGTAAATATCTATATGGAACAAACAACTTTGACTGTGTCTGACTTGATCGGACTCCGAGATATAATCAACATGGCCACCAAGCGTGGTGCCTTTGACGCTAAAGAATTGTCCACAGTTGGCAGCATTTACGACAAGCTGAACAACTTTATTGAAACTGCCCAAAGGCAACTGCAGGATCAAGAAACCCAGGCTCAACCACAAGGAGATGAACATGCTTAAACACGTAGGACGACACGGCGACCGCAAGGTTGCAATTGTATTCAGAGAGATCCCAGGAGAAGACCACATGTGTCTGGTGGTATACCCTGAAACCCTGCCCACACACTTCCATGACGCCATCATGCGAGTACTTGAAAGTCCTGCTGGACAGCAAGAAAACACCTTTGCCAATGCACTGCATCGCAATCTCTTGCCCGACGGCCGAGTGATGCTGGAAGCATTGCACCGTGAAGGCATGCTGAAAAAGATCCCCACCAGCCAAGTGATCGTGACTCCCACTCCAGCCAGCACCGTCAAGCTCGACGAACTCAACCGCTTGGTACGTGAAATGGAAAGCGGCGATGAAGCTCGCAAGCGCATGGAAGAAATTGATTCCAGCAAGGGCTTGGTTGATCCCGCAGTCAAGCGAGATCAAGAGCGTGAGTTCAAGCGCCGACGTCTTGAAGAAGAAGCGCGCCGTGCTGCTGCTGGTCAACCCTTAGTCGCAGCCGAAGGCTCTGCACTAGATGATCAGGCGCTGGCGTCTACCATGCTGGCACAAGCCAAGCGCATGGAAATCGAAGCACAGGGTCTGATTGCTGAGGCTGCTCGCATGAAAAAAGAAGCCGAGCGCATGCACCCCGGTGTGGTGGCCAAGGCCACTGCAACCACTGGGCAATGGGCTCCTGTTTCTGAGACAGCGGCCGCTGCTGTGGCCGAGCCAGTGGCACCAAAAACACGCGGGCGCAGCAAATCCAAAGCCGTAGTGCCCAATGCAGTTCAGTAATGAATTCATTTCAAGATGGGAGCACATCATCAATGATGTCGACATCACCGATGTGCCTCTCACTTGCATCAAAAAACTTGTTATTCGGTTAGAAGATAAAAAACAGCGCACGGTCAATCTTTCGGTCTTGAGGAAACAAGGACTCACTGATGACGAAATTGAGGCTGTGATCAATCGAATTCTAACCGAGTTTGACACCAGCAACCAAGTTCTTGCCATATCGTTTGTTATTGATGTGGCCTTGATTGCAAACCTTGTTCAACCCGAAACTGATAAACTACTAAGCAACCTAAAATGAATGTTCGTCTCGTCTCTTACTCACAACCAACTGCGGAATTTGCAGACCTGGGCCTGCACGATGCTCAAGAGCTCATTGCGTATTGCGCCCGTGTGTCCAACCCCGCCAATCAATTCAACACCGAAACCAGCGAGCGACTCATCAACTACCTGGTGCGACACCAACACTGGAGTCCACTGGAAATGGTGTCAGCCTGCGTGGAAATCACAACCACCCGGGACATTGCCCGACAGATTCTACGTCACAGAAGTTTCAGCTTCCAAGAGTTCTCCCAGCGATATGCTGATCCTACAGCTGAACTCGACGAAGCGTTTGTGCTACGTGAGGCAAGATTCCAGGACCTCAAGAATCGACAGAACAGTGTAGAGCTGGACATGTCGGACGAACATCAACGTGGACTCAGTATCGAATGGGAACGTGCCCAGAAGCGTGTGTTGCATGTGGTCAAGCAGGAATACAAGTGGGCTTTGGACAATGGCATTGCCAAAGAACAAGCCCGCGCTGTGTTGCCTGAAGGTCTCACAGTGAGCCGCATGTATATGCAAGGTACGATTAGAAGTTGGATCCACTATATTCAATTGAGAAAAGAAAACGGCACCCAAAAGGAACATGCCGAGATTGCTCTGGCTTGTGCCCGGGCCATTGCCGCTGTGTTTCCCATGAGCACCAACATGGTTGCATGATGCGGCACAGTCATGCTACACTATGGCATGGCTAGCACTGTTGACAATCCTTTTCGCCAGCACCGGCGCCCGCCCGAGACACGTGTGATCAATGGCGAGCCGGTGCTGTTCTCTGACGTTCGGGTGTATGAGTTCACACTGGATCCAGTGACCGCTTACCGAAACCGGGCATACGAACTCTTGGAACAGTGGTTGGCCAGTGAGCAGGGCAAATGGATACAAGCGCACAGCATCGCTCCGCTGCAGTGGCATGTGGAAGAATCGCCTGGCACATTTCTGCACCACTTTGGCATATACGCCAGACTCAGCGAAGCTGATCAAGTGTTTTGGAGTTTGAGATGGAAATAAAATACACAGATGCAGTGCCTGAGCCTCGTGTTCCTGTACGCAAACAGATATGGAATGGCCAGGAATTTGTGCCGGTTACCATGTATCGCATCACGGGACGTCTAACCAAAGATCAAAAAGACTGGCTGTATGACGTGTTTGGGCGACCTGGAGCGCGGTGGGACTATGCCAGTTCTGGCAGTTACTGGACTGCTGACGAACAAACGTTGATGATGTTTACACTGCGCTGGGGCAGCCAGCATTAACGCTCACGAGGTGTGGGTTGCGATGGGTCTGAATCCAGTGGCAGCTTGCTGGGTCTATACAGTGCCCAGCCGATGATGGCATAGATTAGGACAACAAAAGCAAGCGCAATCAATATCGGTGTTGCTTCAGACATAACTCACCCTCCATTTCCTGTACTTATGTTGCCCGGGCCTGACATTGAGTCCACCAAGCCTGCAGTTCAGGAAAGGTCTCGGCCAAACTTGTACCGTGAGTTGCATCATGCTGTGTGGTCCACTGATAAAACTTGGCCTGCTGCTGACTCCAATCATGTTGCTGACCCTGACGCATCCATGCAATGATTTGATCCAGCTGTTGAATTTCGTGTGATTGAAATCCGTGAATGCCGTCCTCGGGACGTTCAATCTGCCGTATCATCCAGGCCCAGAGATATTCCAAGTGCTCGGCATACGACTCAGGCAACATCTGCAGACTCAACCAATCAGGAGTGGATGGTGCAGATACCTGTAGCTCAATGCGCTGACTGTTGTGGTTGTGTACTCTGCGCAGTCCCAGTACTCCGGCATAGAGATTTTCAACACTGGTGACCGACAACACTTGCAAGTCTACTGCAATGGTCAACCGGGTGTGATTGTCAGTGCTGAGATACTGGTTGATTCTATCCCATACTAGATAAAAGTCAAGTCCGGGCTGTATATACTCGGCCTGCTGGGCCCATGCCGGCAGTGATATCACAGGTGCGTGAATCACTGGCGAGTCAACAAACTGTTGCCATTGAGCCTCGGGCATGCAGAAATCAATCAATCCCGGCATGGCGGCAATCACACAGTATCGGAATCTTGCCTGACCATGACGCCACGATTGCGCCAGTCACTGCGATAGTGAAATTTGAAGAAAGCCGACTGCTCGTTTTCAAGTATGGCCATGGGCAGGTCTAACTGGGCACCCAATTCTGGGCCCAGCTTGTTAGACAACAGCCGTGGCTCGCTATGTTCAACAGTTTGCCAGAGATTGCACACTGCATCGTGGTCATGCACTTGTGCATGATCCCAGTTGGTGAGCATGGTCATGTATGTGCCTTGCCTTGCACCAGCCATGGCCCATTCTCCGTTCTCTACGTCGGCGCCGATGTTGTGCCATATGGTCAGGTGGTCCAGGTTACGCAACACCTGCGTCTTGAACTCGTCCACTGTGGGGCGACGGCCCTGCATCAAACACAACTCAACTCCGGCCACAAACCCTGCATGCCATGCCTGGCGTGGTGTGCTGTTGGGGTATCGTGTGCCAAGGCAGTCGTGCATGAGCCAACTGTGCTTGGTGTTGGGAGTGCCAGATTTTGCACTGTTGCGGGTGTATGAGCTGATGCCTGTGGTGGCAATCACACCATTGACATGATTGCGAGAGTTCCAATGCAGTGCCACGTCGTGATCAGGCAAGGTCAGAGTTTGCGAGAACATCGTGGGATCGGGAACACAGTCGCTGCTGATCAATAAAAACCGTTCAGTTGAACTGGCATCAGCTGCGGCTGCGATAGCGTCAGCCCCGGTGCCTACGGCGTTGACCAACAGTGCTTGGGGCACTATGTTTTTGATTTTGGCCCAGACATCGGGTGAGATATCACTGTGTCCGGCCAAGACCACACAGTCCATGATCGATATGTCAATTTTTTTCATAGTTCATTTTAACAAAAACACAGGCAAAAGTAAAGGGCCCACGGGCCCTTTAGATTGAAGCGCACCAATTTAGAGAGTCGCAACTGGCGGTGGTGGCGACATCACTATTTGAGAATCACTTGCAACTGCAATCAGTTGTCCGCCTCCCCAGACTATCTCATTCAGATTAGAAGCGGTGTTACTGGTTACCGAGCTCCATGTAATTCCATCTGTGCTAGTAATTATGGTACCGCCTGTGCCCACAGCGTAAAATGCTGTGTTGGACCATACCACCGAATACAACGGGGCAACCACGCCGCTGGTGCGGGAAGTCCAAGTTATACCATCGGTGCTACTGCGAATAGTTCCAGTATCGCCAGTGGCAACAAACGTATTACCTGATGCAGCTACCGCCCAGAATGTAGTGGATCCTGCACTTCTAGCCGTCCAAGTAACTGCGTCGGGACTGGTGCGAACTGCCCCACTGTTGCCCACAACAACGTACTGACCGTTGGCAAAGACTACCCCTCTCAATGCCGATGTGGTGCCGCTAGACTGAGTGGTCCAAGTAATTCCGTCGGCGCTAGTTAGTATGGTTCCACTATTACCCACTGCCACAAAAATACTACCAGTCCAAGTCACAGCATTAAGAACGTTTGATGTGCCACTGGTTCTAGCAGTCCAAGTAATTCCGTCAGCGCTGGTTAGTATGGTTCCAGATCCGCCGACGACAACAAATACACTGCCCGACCATGCCGCACCATTCAAGACTTGTATTGTTCCGCTTGATCTCGAAGTCCACTCAAACCCACCTTGGCTGGTAACAATAGTACCTTCGGCACCTATTACAATATATTGGTTATTCCCATACCCAATACCAGTCAACGTGAGGGTCGACCCTGTGACTCTCGATACCCAGGTCGCACCGTCTGTGCTAGTTGCCAAAGCTGGCAAGCCACCAAAGTACAGAAACCTATTGTTGGCCCATATTACTCCATTGATATCATTAGAGGTTCCGCTTGTCCTTGATGTCCACGGCCCTGCAGCGCTGGTGGCTGTAAACAGTGACCCAGTAATGCCTACTGCCACAAAAGTGGAGCCACTCCAGGCTATGTTGTTGAGCTGGCTTCCGATCCCACTAGTCTGCACAGCCCAAGTTACCCCGTCGCTAGAGGTTACTACCGCACCCCCAGAACCCACAGCAACGTAGAGGCTACCCGTTGCAGTGATACCAAATAAATTGCTTGCAGTACCACTGGTTCTTGATGTCCAAGTAACACCATCTGGACTAGTAAGAATTGTGCCGGTGTTTCCTACTGCGACGTATTGGCCAGCAGAATAAACAATATCACGTAACAACACTGTTGTTCCGCTTGATCGAACAGTCCATGATGCTCCGTCAGAACTGGAAATGATTGTACCAGTTGCCCCAACTGCAACAAATCCTGTACCCGATGTTGCTACACGGTTGAGTGCGTTTGCAGTGCCGCTGGTCTGGAGGGTCCATACGTATCCGTTGGTGCTGGTAACAACTGTTCCACTTGCACCAACTGCAACAAATCTGCTGTTGCCCCATGTAACTCCAAATAGGTTAGAACTGGTTCCGCTGCTGCGTGTGACCCAAGTAACCCCATCGGTGCTGGCAATGATAGATCCAGAGAATCCAACTGCAATATATTGACTGCCGTCCCATGTTCCGTAGCCAAAAGCATTCGGCCGACTGAGTCGCTGCCCCCAGAGTTGGCCAGGGGCTTGCGACGATGCACTTAACACAATGCTACCAATACTCATTTAACATCTCTTCCCAGTAGAAGTCCAGTCCAGGTGGTACCACCATCATATGTAAAGAATCCCAATACATCGCGCCCTGACGCTGTGAGTGCAGGTACTACTCCGCTGGGCCACTTCACCCCGCTCCACCAGGTAATAGCTGCACTACCGCCGTTGGTTAGATCTAGAATAAAGCTCACTGCAGTGCCAGTAGTGGGCACATTACTCACTGTCAGCGTCGTTGAACCACTGATAGTGCGAGAAAAATAGTTACCAGTCGCTAGGTCAATGTTGCTTGCTGGAACTGCAACACTGGTCTCGCGTGTGCCTATCAACCTAGGCGTAGTAAGCACGCCAGAAGTTGCTGCGGCAGCGCCAATTTCGCTCAACGACCAGGCCACGTTGGCCGATCCATCAACGCTCTTGCCTGTAGATCCCAGAGTAATTGTTCTGGCGGTTCCCCAGGTAGCAGTAGTGATGTTGGCAGTACCGTTAAATGCAGTACCATTGATATTTCTAGCAGTGGTTAGACTTGCTGCAGATCCAGTAGTGTTGATGCCGAGCGTACCAGTTACATTGGCTCCTGGCACCGAAGTTAGGCCTGCGCCGCTGCCGTTGTATTGTGCAGCATACACTTGGTTGAAGTAACTGGATACTGATCCAATGTTGCCCACTGCGTTGGTTCCAGTTTTTGCAATGGATCCGGTGGCCAAGTTGGCATACAGTGTGGTAGCGTCCACAACAACCACGTTGGCGGTACCAGCCACCTGCATGGCGATGTTGCCGCCTGTGGCAGCAATCTGCACGTTTGATGTGCCATTTTCAATTTTGCTTACCGAAATGGCTGCATCAAGCCCAGTTAGTTGGCTGCCGTTACCAATAAAGTACTGTGCTGAAATATTGGCTGCCGACACAATGTTGCCTGTGGCCGACACAATACCAGCTGTGATGATGTTGCCACCCGACACGTTGCCAACAACGTTGGCGATGCCACTGACGCTTAGGTTTGCGCCTGCTAGGTTTGCAGTGGTGGTGATGTTGCCTGTGGCCGATACAATACCAGCGGTGGTGATGTTGCCACCAGTTACGTTGCCTGTTGCAACCACACGTCCAGCGGTGACCAAGTTGCCACCTGACACGTTGCCTGTGGCCGCTACTGCACCGGCAGTGACCAAGTTGCCGCCTGACACGTTGCCTGTGGCTGTGACTGTGCCCGGTGTCGAAACATTGGCGCCAGCAATGTTGCCAGTGACGTTTAGATTGCCCAGCACGTTGCCGCTGAAGCTGGCGCCCACGCCGTTGAAGTAACTGCCGTTGACGTTGCCGGTAACAGTGATCACGTTGCCTGCGTATGTGGCGATTCCAGACATAGCCGAACTGAGTGTGACCCCAGTATACACATACGGAAAGCTGGTGCTGATTGGCGATGCTGGTGTAAACGCATCTTGACTCACAATTGCCACTCGAGCGTTATTCACATAGATCGACGTTACAAAATGCGGGGTCGCTGTGTTGTCGTTGATGGTTTCAGGGATGGCGCCTGCTGTGCCGCTGGCACTGGAATAAGCAGGACCGACCACCAAGAATGCTGCACCTGTCCAAATTTTCAACTGTTGATTGGCAGTGTCAAACCAGAGATCGCCAACCACGTTGTTGGAGGGAGCCGAGGCACCTGCAGTGGATGAGCTGATGACTTTCCACGCTGCACCTTGCCAAACTTTCATGACTGCATTTGCACTGTCCCACCACAGCTGACCAGTCAGTGGCGCAGGGGGTGCAGTGGTGTTGCTGGAATTTTCTAAGAGATGAACAAAGTTTTCGTCAAGGAATTCGCCATAGTTGGCAACGTTTTTGCCCACCAGCACCATGCTTGACGAGCTGTTGACTGTGCCGTCAGGAATGGTAGCAAAAATCGTACCGTTTGTTAGATTAATTGTATATGCCATGGTATCTTACCTGTTCCTTGTTACACTGCATTGATGTTGCTGAGAGTTTGAATTCGTACAGTGTAATCGATCTGAATTTGTCTGTTCAAACTCTTTTGTACCGGGTGAAACACCACATGTGTGATGAGTCTTAGGTCGTCGGGTGCCCCGTTCCAGGCCTTGAGACCCAGTTCGTCAAACACAAATTCCCCGTTGAAATCGGTACTGTTGTCAAACGCCTGTTGTCCTGCAGGTTCACCGTAGTCCAGCAAACAAGTGACCAAGACATCGCTGTACACCGTGCCAGCTGTGTGCAACACTGTGAGCTTGTTGTTTTCAGGGTCGGTATCAGCTGCTGAATTGTCGTTGACAACTTTTGCGTATGTTTGGTTGTACAAGGCAGCATTTTGCCCTGTGGTGTTGGGTGGCAAGTATGTGATCACACCAGTTGCATCCACCGAGCTGCCGCCGTTGCCAAATGCCATCTGATAGATGTATCCCAGCTGACGATCTGCAAGGCTCTGGGCCAGCGCGATGCTCATGTTCTCATAGTGAATGGCATTGCGTTTGTCAACAAATACTTCGCCACTGTTGGGATCATGGATCTTAAGAAAACCTTCAATTTTGCACAGTCCTGACGTAATCATCCTCGAGTCTCCACAATAGTCTTGTTTGTATTTGGATCAAAAATTCTCATGTGAGCTTGCACACTGATTGACCCCAGTTCGTTGGGTCTGCGTGGTGCAGCCGGCTTGTTGGGCTCAGCCGGCTTTTTTTCCGAATTTGCTGGTATATTTGACATGGTCATTTATTTATCCGGTCATAAACCACGCAGAAACCTTGCTGGTGCTGTGTTGGTTTCTTGCAGCGCAACACCATTGCTGGGTGTGCTGATTCCAGGTGCATACCAAGTCACACCACGACGCTGCAGTATGGTTACTTCAACCCCAGCTGGCGGTGCTGCCAATTCAGGGCTTGCGCCCGAATCCACAACAAATTCAACAGTGGCCGGGGTGCCCGAAGTCACATTGTAGCGATACTGGCTGACCGCCGAAGTATCGTCTTGCGCATATTGCCGGACTCCGCCTACATACACCTCAAGACTTCTTGCAAACTGCGAGAATGTTCCGCCAAAAGTTGCGGTGGATATATCGCTGGCCACAAACACTGTGTTAACACCATCTCCCAGTGCGGTGTTGCGCACCACATAGTCTTGGTACTCTGGTGCCAACAAGTTGCCCTGATTGATGTCAGTTACCACAGCGCCCACCGAGTGATCAGCTGCTGCTGTTCCTGCTGTGCCGCGCATGAGTCCACCAATGGTGTTGTTGACAATGTTGCGATCGCGATACATTATGCGCTCGCCGTCGATTGTGACCACACCAAAGATGCCAGCAACAAGATCAGGTTCGGTCAACGCTGCGGCATTGTCAACAAAGATCACAGTGTCTGCTGAGGACACTGGGCGAGCAACCACAGTGGAAGTGGCGCTGGTGATTCTGTATGTTGCCTGCACTCCGCGCATGTCCTGGAAGATCCTAAACGCAATTGCTTCGGGTACCACATTCTCAGTGAACTCAGTGACCGCTAGGGTTTGAGCAATTGATATTGTGCCCGAGCTCAGGATCAGGTATTGCCCATCAATTGTGAAGTCAATACCTTCGCTGAGTCGATATCCATCCAATGTTACCCACAAGCGGTTGGGCGACACTGTGCGGTTCAAGAAGAAGTTGTTGCTGGTTGTGACCACACCCACTTGATACGAGAACGATCCTGGGTCGCCAGTGACTGAGCCCTCGTCAAACAGTGTGGTATCGTAGCCTTGTTCAACACCCACAGTTTCAGTGACAGGTCCCCTGAACACCAGTGTGGCAATGTCTTGTTGCGCAGTATCGTTCCAGGTTGTGATTTCCACACGATCGTTAACAGACAAGATGGTGTTGATGTTCAAGAACTCGCCTGAAACATAGTAGTCGGCTTGTGTGCTCACACTGATGAGGACGGTTGCACCAGCTGGTGGCGCTGTAATGAACTCAACTTGTCGTCCTGGAACATTGCTTCCGTCCCAGTTTGTGACCACGTACTGTCCAGACACTGGTCCGATAGACTGCACCTGTAGCACACCGTCGACCCATACCAGCACATCGGTGGCCGAGTCAATGATTTGTTGGCTGAAGCCGCCGCGCTGGGGCAATCCAAATCTAACGGTGCTGTCGTCGCCAAACCACTCAATACATTCATAAGGGCGTAGTCGTCGACCGTTGACAGTGACCACCATGTTGGCTGGGTTGGTTCCGCCAACGTAGTTGGTCAGCTGAATGGTCTTGGACACCGCAGTGGCCGCATCAATCACAACCGACTGCACTTGCGGTGCACTCCAGCTGTACTGCACTGGAGAAGTGGTGCCCAGTGCTGCAACAAACACACCATCTGATGGGTTGAACGTGCTGTTGAACTCGATCAGGGTCTGAGTTGTGGGCACAAAGTTATCCCAGTAGTTGGTATCTGTGATGTCTATACCAATCGGCACATCAGCATTGGCTCGATAGTAGTCGTTGCCATTCTTGACCACGTCAAGGCGCAACCAACTCACAGTGTCTGACCACGGAGTGCTGGGGTAGTAGGCAGACCAAGTGGCTCCAGACTGGGCCAGGCCATTCACAATCACCGCCAGCTCTTGTATCTCGGCTGCATTGACTGGAATCACAACCGTTTCGGTGAACAAATCTGCACCCAAGTAGTTCTGTCTGAACAGTTCGCTACCGCCGCCCAGGCTGTAGATCTGGATGTTGATGACATCGCCATTGGTGGCGTTCAACACTGTCACGGTCTTGTTCTCGTAGTCAATGGTGTAATCGACGTCAAGTGCGAGATCCAGGCCAGTGGTTGCATTGTAAACCAAAAGCACTACTGGGGCTGCTAGATCAACATCGCCCCAGCTGTAGGTGGGTTCTGCAGTGTCAAAAAAGTAGCGAGCGGTTTGAATTGCAAATCCGTGACCGTTGCTGGTCCAGTCGCTGCCCGGGCGAGTGTACACTCTGAAGTCCAAGGTGTCGTACTCTGAGCCGTTTACCAGTTCTTCTGGGGCATGACCTTCGTATGGTCCCACAAACTCACCGCCTGCCACGTTGATGTCAGTTGGACGAGTTCCCAGATATTGGTCAGCAAAGCTGCTGGCGTACACTGCATCAATTGGAGTTGTGTCCATGAAGTCTGGACCAAACACCTGAACTCCGGGGTAATCGGTACCGTTGATCAGCAGTGGCAGATCCAAGCCAGGCTGATCAGCGGTTGGGTTGTAATAGCCCATGGTTCGATCCACGCCCGACAGTTCGGTTGCTGGCACCGGAACCCAGTTGTCAAGATCAAAAGTTGGTCCTTCCACTGCGGTGCTGCCATCGGTGTTTTCAGCGCGCCACACACTGTTGTTGTAACGAACCAATGTGCCGTTTTCATAAGTGACGTTGGGTTGCCACTCTTGGATCTGGCTCTGATATTCGTAGCGGTCAAATTTGATCACAGTCTTGATGCTGCGAACCACTGGATTCAGCATGACTGGGTATGCAGTGGCTCCTTGGCCGTTGCCGCCAGTGATGGTGATGACCGGAGTAGTCACATAACCTGATCCTGGGTTGACCACAGAGATAGCAATCACTTGTCCGCTGCTGTTTATTGCTGCCTGCAGCAGGGCTGGTTCTACTGCATCTCCAGTGACAGTCACCGTCGGAGCAGATGTATAGCCGCTGCCACCGTTGGTCACTCGAACACTGTCCACATGCAGTGTGTAATTTTCAAACCACTGACTCCATGGCCACTGTGTCCAAATTGTGTCAGACGCTGCCGCGCTGCTGGGCGATGTGCCTGGCGATGCAGTAGAAGCAGTGTAAGGCAACAGTACAGGGCTTGTGAACTGCGGCACCGGCAGTGTGCGATTCCAATAGGCCGGTAGATCAAAGTCCGACATGTCGCCAGCGAACTGATCCAGACCATTGTAGGTGAGGTTGAATTCACGCACTTGCACATGGTATGGCTTGACTTCTTGGATGTAGTCGGTCACAAACTCTTGATTGTCCTGCACATAGTTGGGGAAAGGCAGTAGTTCGCGAATTCGGTGATCCACGTCAATCAAGCTGGTCTTGACCAGCCAATCAGGTGCACGGAACTGACTCAAGATGAAATCAAACATCGAAGTCAGGCTTCGGTTGCGTTCGATCTGCAGTTCTTCCACAAACAATTCTTGGTTGATGGCTTGTAGAATCTTTCGTGTTTCCACAACTGGATCCTGGTCAAAATACTGAGAGTCAAACACATCAGCATCAAAACCAAATCGTCCAATGGAGTAATCGTACAGCACTGCCGAGATAGCAATGGTACCGTCTTGCAGTGCAACTCGGTCCCAGCCAGTGGCCGAGCGAATATAAATCTCCCACTTGCCTTGACTGTTGGATGTGACCTTGACACTGCTGCCCACAGGTGCTTGACTCAAGCTCAGAGAGCTCAAGTTGGCGTACAATGGAACTTCAGCGGCCAACTGCGAAGATGGGTTGTATCCCACTTGATACCAGTTGATATAACTCCAGTAGTCCGAAGTCACGTAATTTTGCACCTTGGTCAGCCGCAGCTCGCGCAAGGCTGGGTTGACTTGTGTGGGGCTCACAGTGTAAATGGTCCAGCGGCCGTTGTTGTCAGCGTCGGTGCTGACCAGGTACTTGTAGCCCATGGGCACTGCATAGATGTTCTGATAAGACAGTACTTCCAAGTTTGCCACTTCAAAATCCCACTCACCAGAGCTGGCAGTGGGTTTGGGGTCGCTGCTGTTCAACAACGAAAAGTTTCGGGTTTCCGATACTGGGAACTGAGCCAGCACACGGTTCACGCGGGTTATGTAGTTCTTGAGCGCCAAGAATCGATCCGCAAACATGCTCTGACGTGGGCGGAACTGCACACCGTAACGCTGGCTGATTGGCAGATTGGGGTCTGGCACAAGGTTGCCCGAAGTATCGACGCCGCAGAAGGAGTCCAGCAACTTACGGTACAGCGACGAGCTCAAGAATGCATCTGCACGACCTTGCGCGATCAACTCATATTCAGTGTGAACGTTGGCATCAGTCAACTGCTGATCAAACTCAATGCTGATCACAGTGTCTTGCGCTTCGATGAATCGCAAACCGTTGTAGATGGCAATGGTACTGCTGTTGATCGGTGCCACATAGGATACACCGCTGCTGCGAGGATTGGCAATGTACTGCGCCACCGCTGCGGCGCTGAGTGTTTTGCCTTGCGATGTGTCAATTGTGGTAATACCTCGGACCCAGAAGTAGTAGGTGGTCTCGAAGATTCCTTCCTGAGTCAATCTGGTACCAATAGAGTAACTCACAGTACTCAACACAGTGCCTGGTCCAGTGTAGTTGGCAGGCGGTACACTGCTGCTGATCCACTGATACACATCAACACTGGAGCCAGGGAAAATCTGTCCCCAACGTCGGCTGGCATACACAATATCATCTTGGTTAGGGTCCAGGAATCGCACGGTACTGATATCCCACCAAATCTGTCCCACTTGTGTTTGACCCCAGGGCTGGCCAATGTTGTTGACTGGGCCCACGTTGTAGCCTGCAGGATCAACTGCACCAACAAAGTCAATGTTTTCTTGTGCAGCGCCCAGCACTTTGCCTTGCAATGGATCAAAGAAATCAAAGTACTCGGTGTTGGCACCAGTCACGCGATCATACATGAATACAGAATTCAGCAGGCGAATATCAATCACTGGCTGCTGTTGGTGAATCACTGCCCATGCTGGGCGCTGTGTTTCGTTGTCAAACAGGAATGCCGAGCCATATGCTGCGGCGCTGTCGCCGGCATCGTTGCCCGGTGCACCCACGGCCAACAGACCCGAAGTGTAGTTCACTGCTATACCAAACTGATCGTACGGAAGAACCTTGTTGTTGCCAATCTGCTGACCAAACACATAGTTTCCAACACTGGTGATTTTGCTTGCATCAGCATCAGCCAAGAAGTCGTATGTGTAAACAGCACCGCTCTGAACTTCAAGTGAGTAGAACTCGGTTCCACCGCCATCAAATGTCGTGGCCGGAACCTGCAGAGTTGCATCAAAGTCAAAAGTCACTGGCAAATACAAGGAACCGTTGGGCGCGCCCACTACTAGAGTAGAGCCAGTGTTTTCGATACTGAGACTGTGTCCAAATGCAGCATAGTCAACTGCTCTTGGGCTGAAAATGGTCTGTGCGTACACAAATACTTCAAAGCCCAGGGCTGCCCATGCAGTGCCTACCGAGCCAGGTTGCACTCGCAACTTGTTGCGTGGTGGTACTGACTCAAGATTCACAACCGAGATGGTCAGTCGCCCATCAGCGCTGGCGCTGGCAGTGACGTTGGGAACCTGTGCAGAGATAGCTGCCGCCAGACTTGCTACAGTGGCTGCCAGTGGTACTGCAATCTCTTGTTCGTTCACACGGATGGTGTGTCCTGCAGTCAAAACTGGGTTGGTATTCTTGCTGGTAATGGTGCCAAACACTTGTGGCTGGTTCACCATCCACTGTACTGCGCCGCCTTTGAATGCTTGCTGGCTGTTTTGCGGTGCACCAATAAACACACTGCTGCCTGCTGCCACAATTTCAACCGACTGTCCAAAGTTGGTCATCTCAGTTGAGTTGTTGACCACAGTGCCCGAGCTGTCTACGGTTTGCTGGACCAGCTCTTGCATCAGCGCGAAGCGGTTGGTTTCAATCTCAATCACATCGCCAATTTCGAGGTCAGCGTAGATTGTGATGTTGTTGCCAGACACTGTGAAGCTGTTGTCACGATTTAGTGTGGTATCAGCTTGGTTTACCAAGAACACGCCGTTGACGCTAACTGCCACAGGGGCAATTGGTGCCGAACCATCAACAGTGAATGTGGTTGAACTGGGATCTTGTCCGTAAATGAATTTCTGAACGTTGCGAGTGAACACATATGCTTTTCCAGCCTGTGTTTTGCCATCAACTGTTTGATTGCTGCATCCAACAATTATTTGACGGCCGTCTGACGTGCAATTTACACTGTGACCAAATCTAGATCCAGCGGGTAGCCCTGCTGGAGCAATACCTCCAGACATCAGTCTAAAATAGCTGTTGGCTCGCACCACAATTGCTGCACCCGCAGGCGGCACGTTGGAGAACGATATAGTAGCTGGGAACAGGATTGTGTCAGTGAAACCATAGTCGGTTCCTGCTCGCTGAATCACACCGTTTACATATACCGAGAACGAGTACAAGTTGTTGACTGTGAAGAAGTACGGAGCTATTAAAAATTCATGCGCCAACGCAGGCGGGGTGTAGCTGGTGACTGCAATGGACAAGATACCACCAGATGTGTCAACTGTGCTCACTGTGATCAAGAGATTGCTGGGGGATCCTGGGCCGTTACCGCCAAAGTCGTCTTTGTCGATGGTCAACACATCGCCCGCTGTGTACCCTGTACCAGGTGCAGACATACTGACACTACCAGCAGTGGCGCCGGGTTGGCCTACCTGGCCTCGCTGACGCACCACAGTGAACTCAGCATTGCTGCCGGTACCACCTGTTGCAGTAACATTGCGATACACACCGTAATCCAACTGCTTGCTGGACACACGAGATATAATCACAGTAGATCCTGCTGCTGGCGGGGTATTGAATTGCACCGACGCAAAGTCGCCTGCCACAGTGTAGTCTGTGGGATTCTCCAACAGAGTAGTGTCCACGACCACAGTGAGTTGCTCATCGTCGTCAATTTGTATGGTGTCTGCGATGGCTACAGTTGTTTCGGTTCCAGTGGCAGTGAATCGAATCACTTGATCTTCCCAGTCCACACGGCCATATGCTACCAAACGGTTGTTGCCAGGTTGGCCCACGTACAGCCACTTTTCATCCTGACTCATGGCAACCGAGTATCCAAATTCTACCGGAGGCAGTGCCCCAGCTGACACAGTGGGAGTAGAAAGCACTTGCCAGAATTGATATGGGTTAGACCCAGGTGCGCTGGCAGAAAAATCCTGGTGAATTATGGTAACCGCGCCCACGTTGGCTTCGCCTGCAGGACCAAGACTGCGACTTGCGCCTGCTGCGGCCCAGTCTCTGAACCCTGCAGTTACCGAATTACCCAGCCCCAACACATTTGATGTGTTTAGAGTCATGACAATGTCAGTGGAGTCGCTGGCAGTTACTGGAGTGTATTGCGTTTCATTGCCCTTGAGGTACACATACACTGCACCACGCTGTGTACCAGTTCCGGCATCATAGCGCGGACTACCCACAAACAATGAATTTTTGTTCAAGGTTTGTGCAACGCTGGCGCCAAACTGTTCAGTTTCGTCCAACAACTTTGGACGCAACAGGTACTGAGGATCACGGAACACAAACGGATCTTGTTTCTCCAGCACTTGCCACAGACCAGCACCGTTGTTGTCCACCCAAACTCGGGTACCCGAAGCAATTCGTGATGCAAATGGCAGGTCAATGATGTCGCTGGCTTGCACCACACGCTGAGATTGCAGGGTGAATCCAAGCCCATTGCCGTTGATCACAGTCTGTCCGCCTGGTGGCAGCGCCAATGCAATAGACAATTCAGTTGGCGAAGACACTGACAACACAGTGTACACTCCGTCCACCTGGCTGTCAAAGAATCGAATGATCAAGGGATCATTGGCTTTGAGGTTGTGCTGATCACTAAACACCACACGGCAAGTGAGGTTCAAGTTGTCGCAAATGTGTGTGATGCGACCTGGCACAGTTTGCACACGATACACATTCCAGTCATAACTGTTGACCTTGGCCACCCAGACTGATGCACCTGCAGTGACTTCGTCAATGTTGGCTCGCAAGTTGTCAAGATCGTCAATGCTGAACACTGTGATATCCACATCGTCGATGTTGACGTAACCAGCAGTGGGCAATGCAATATCAGTAGGCAGAGTGTAGGTTGTGGGCAGAATATCCGGCGAGGTCAGTTTGAAACTGCTTTTCCACACATCGCTCAACACCACTGTTTGATCAGCTTGGCTGGGTTGATCAGGATTGATTACTTGAACCAGGCATGGGTTGCTGTTGAGCAGGCTCTTGTTGAGTCTCAAGTCAAAATAGCTGCGGTTGGCGTTGGCGCCGTAAGTGGCACGCAAAATCGCCCAGTTTTCATACACTGTGTAGTCGGCAACTTCTTTGCCAAAGTCGCCTGGCGACAGCAACTGCAGGCTGCCCAGAGTACCTTTGGTGGAAGTGAACTGCTTGTAGATGTTGACCTGGCTCACATCGTCAAGATTCAACGCTGCAAAATATGTGCGTGGGCGGAATCCAATCAAGCCATAACTGAGCAGATCGTTATCTACTTCAAGGTTGGCCACGTTGACATTGTAGCTGTTGGACAACTGATCTGCCTTGTTGGCAATGTTGGGCAGCAGGCCGCGCTCGACCATGGTGTAATCACTTTGTGCCCAGTCAGAGTAGTTGAATGTGGTGCCCGGCTGCACAATGTTCAGTGCGCTCCAGTACACGTTCTTGTACTTGACCAGCTCACCCTTGGTGTACTTTTTGGTGGGTTCCCACTCGGCAACAGTGTCCTGATTCAGGATAAAGCCCTGTGCATCCACAGTGCCGTTCCATTCCGATGACACGTTTCCAATCAACAACAGTCGGCTCTGGCGAGCGCCGGTCACAGGATCCAGCACAAGATCGCCAAACGCACTGGTGTTGTTGAACACCAGGATATGCTCATAACTGGTGTAACGCAGATCAGCAAAGCTCAGGGCCTGACCGTTGAGCGGCTGCAGAGTCAGTGTGTTGTCAATACGCACAATGTTGATGTCACGTACTGCAAACTCGTTTTTGTTTTGGTCAGTCAACAACTTTTGCTGAGTCTGAGTGCTGATCTTGTCAGCAACAGCTTGTTCTTTTGTGATTGTGAGTCCGTTGGCCAAGGGGTTGAGGTTGATCAATCCGCCCACGCCCCAGGCCTGTGCACTCCAATACAAGAACTCGTCCACCATTTGTGGCCAATCCAGCACGTAGCCGTTTTCGTAACCCTTGAATTCAAATCCCAGAGAGTCAAGGTACTTGCCATAACTGAGCAAGAAGTCGGCCACTTGTTCGGTTGTGGCAAAGGTTTGTCCGTAGGGCACCTGTACCACTGTGTCGGTATAAGATGCCGGCACGCGCACGCTTGCGCCACCAGACAAGAAGGTCCTAAACACACCCACTGGAATACTCTGGAATGTGTTGAAGAATGGCTGTGTGCTGCTGTAGCCAAACACGCTGTAACCGTTGGTTTCTTTACGAACGATCACGCTGCTGTAAACACTGCGATCAAACGGTTGGTTCTTGTAAACAAACAACTCGTAGGTGTCATCGGGCAACAACAAGCTGGTGTTGGTAGTGGTTGGACTTGACTTCTCGGTGTAGATCTTGAGGTACTGCTTGTCACTGAAGGCGCCCAGGCGATAGCACAGTCGCACATCGAGGTTCTGTAGATCTGCTGTGAGGTTGGCGGTGCTGTTCACACCCAGCACTCGGTTGTAATCCACAATCCAGTCAATGTAGCTGGCCTTGCTGACGCCATCGCCGTAGACTTCAATGCCGCCGGCATCCAGGCGATAGCGACCGTTGTACAAGAACTGATCAAACTCGGTGTTGAAGCGATACAAGTCGCGGTCTGCAAACAGTGCAAAGAACTTGGCTGGACGAGTCAACGCCAACAGTCGCATGACTGCAAACGGATAGTCACTGGAATTCCACCAGGATGCTTCAACTGGGCCGCCGTCGCCCACTGCCCAGTTTTGTCGGAATTGTCCGTTGGCATACGAACCCATGACTGACTGGAATGGCGGCAGCAACTCGCCGCTGGAGTCCACTGGGATCACACGCAACAGGCTTGGTCTTGCATATTCAGGGCGAACTTGAATGTTGCCAGGTTCGCGCACGATACCTGCAGCAAGGTCTTCCCACAACACCAGGTTGTCGGCAGTGTAAGGTGCAGGACCATATGTGATTTCCCACCAGGTGGGCTTTTGAGTCAGTCCCAACATTTCCCACGGGGTTGATTGTGGTTGTTCAGTGTCGTAGAACCAACGGTTCACACTGCGCCATGCACCAGGAAGATTCTGATTGGAAATCTTGCTCTGGGCACTGCTGTAGTTGTAGGAGAACTGGTTGGCAGCATTGTATTGCTGTGCGTTGTAATCCAGCTTGTTCCAGCTCACGTAGGACAAGAAGCTTTGGCCAAGAATGCCCATGACCGTTTGATAGCTGTATCCAGTGTTTCTGAATTCACCCGGGATCACATCCGCGGCAGTGAGTGGCACAGGGTTTCCATCCAGCTTGAGGTTGTTGAAGATTCGTGTTTCAAAGTTCAACAACACTTGATCTCGCACATCACCAAAGATTGGTGTGATGCTGCCATCGTGTCCGCGGATCACCTGCTGAGTTCCATTAGTGGCTTGAACTGTGATGATTTCGGGTATCCAGCTTGGGTACAGACCCAGCTTGGTGGGTGTGTTTGGAACAAAGTTGCCGTATGTGGTGGCGTATTCTTGAATCAACAAAACATCGCCCAACACAAGATCAACAAGAACTGTGATGCGTGGACCATCTGTAGCCACAGTGTAATCACGCCCACGTGTGAGCAGCTGGTTGTTCAAGTACACGTTCATGCCCAGGAAGTTGGCGCTGGTGTAATTGTAGACCTGCAGGGTGTCAAATACTGATGTAGTGGTGTTACCAATCACATAAGTGGTATTGGTGACATCGCTACCTGCCGGGATCATGTCACTCCAGTAGAATGGACTCTGTTGAATCTTGCCATGAATAACTTCGGCCATGGCCATGTCAAGAATCTGACCTGGGGTTTCAAAGTTGATGGTGAGTTTGGTCACGGCATTCAACAGTTGATTCTTGAACTTGACGTACTCTTGGCTGGCAAACTGTAGCGAATCAAAAATGTTGTACTTTTCACTACGCAGGAAGTATCCAGCCAGGGTCAGTGGCGCGCTCTGCTGCAGAATAGTTTGGCCGTAGGGCACAATGTTGCCTAGATCGCGAGTGTTGTTGGCACCGTTGATCACACCTGAAAACGCATTCAAGTTTTGGCAGATGCTTTGGTAGTGAGTACGAATGGTGCCCAGGGTAAAGCTGCTGCTGTTGATGTTGAACGGGTTGTTTTCGAGGTTGGCAGGCACCTGATAAAAACCAGTCTTGCTGACCTGTTGACTGATCACCTCAACAATGATCGACGACTCCAGTGCAGGCTCAGTCACGAATGTGATTTGTGTGGTGTCGGCACCAATGTCCACGCGGAAGGTACTGGGGTCTTGATACACATTCTCAACAAATACCTTGACTGATGGCAGCACTGTTTCACGAGAAGCTGCCACGTCCAGTACCAGCGGACGTCCTTGATACACAAACTCCAGCTGTTGCGGCGACGCGCTGTCAGCTGCGGCTGTTTGCCAGCCCAGCAACGAAACATAGTTGGTTCGATCGCTGTATTCGCGTGGTGTGCCCACGCTGATGTTCTCGTCAACACTGCCTGCAGAGGTATTGTACAAGAAAGTGCTGGTGTAAAGGTCATTGTTGAACACAATGTCGCCAATGCTGCCCAGGGCACTGTATTCCAGCTGAAGTCCCAACACACTGTCAACAGCACCCGAACCCACAGCATAGCCAAACAGTCGAGACCCAGCAAATGTGGAACTTGGATATTTGACTCGATTGGACAGGCTGATGCCAGCAGAATCGTACACATCAAACAGTGGAGCCTGCTGTACCGAAGTTTTTTGTTGTGCCAGCTGCCATGTAGCGCCGTCGAACCAGTAGGTCAGTCCGGCTTGCTCGCCGCCAAGACACAGAGCACAGTTGTCAATTTCCGTCACACCGTCAGATTCCAGTGTGAGCACAATCACCGGCTGCGAAATCAACGGTGCAACCGAATCCGGAGACACAAATTGCACACGATAGATATTGTTGCGCACCTGGCTATCGCCATCGTTGGCAAAAATGATTCTGCTGCCTTCCACCAACGAGTATCCAGCCACGCTGTACGAAGTAGATCCTTCCACATTGCTGAAGGCATCAGTTTGCGTGAAATCAATAATGTCAACTGGCTGCTTGGCCTGAGTGCCCATGTTGAACAATCTAATGCCTGGGCGGAACTGCAAAATTGGACGCTTGGCGCGCTGATTGTTGTCTAGTACCATGTCTGAATTATTGTATTCAGCTGTGGCTTTGATCACGTCAATGTGGAACCAACGGTTGCTGCGACTCCATGCGTTTTGACTTTTTGCCGAGCGGTCAATGGTCAAGTAATCCTGCTGGGTGGGTTCGCCGCCTGCAGAAGAATCCTCTCCAGGGACCACATAGCTTTCGGGTGTGATAAAGTTGCTGACTGGCAGCAATTCAATGGCCGAGCCCACGCCGCTCACAAAGTATTCAAGGTTGAGACCAGCTGTGGCAACCATTTCACCAAGAGCACTTTCCAACTCAAACACTGCGCCGTCAGGCAGCAAGCTGATTGAGAATTGGGTGTTGCTGACCACTTGCTTGACATAGTACACTGCATTGGCAGTGATGCCACCAAACACGTCGCCGCTGAATACCACTTGCTTTCCGGGGAATAGATTTTCAGTGCTAAGGCATGTGATCAAGTTGATGGTGCTGGTGGTCTCGGTACAGGTAACCACTGTTTCTTGGCTGCTGAATGTGTTAGGCACAGTTTCAGCATCAAACCGAACCTTGAGACCGTTGGTGAACACCACGCCGTTGGGCGATGTGTAGTTTTCGCTGCCAACAATTTCACTGATGAAGATCTTGCTTTGATCCTGAGGTTCAACCAAGCGGATGATACCGTAGAATCCTGGATTTTCACTGTCTTGGTAGTACAGGGTATCTTGCACTGCAGTCAACAACGGGATCTGACTGAACACACCCGAATTCAATTTGTACCACTGAGTATTGGCATAGGTTTCGCCAAACAGGATATCAAACTTCTGCTGAAGGCCAACAGTTGCCACGTTAGACAATTGCAGAACAACATTGCTACCAACGATTTGGTAGTTGATGCGCCACACTTGATAACGCAAGGACAACGGCACTGATCCCCAGCCACCGGTGCTGGTGAATACCACGGTGCGGCCTTGCAGGTTGGTGATACCGTCAATACCACCATATGTGGCGTTGAAAGTGTCTAGATCAGCACCATTGATTTGATCGTAGTTCAGTGTGGTCAACAGGTCCACAGAACCAAAGTAATCAAGATCATAGAAGAACTGCTGTGCAGTTTTGCTGGGTGCGTTGAATGTCACAGTACCGTAATCGATACCATTGTTGGTCACACCAAATACCTGTCGAACACCAATATTGGGTGTGGCTGGATCTTGGCCCGACACGCTGGGCTTGGTTTGAATCCAGAACTTGGGTCCGGTGTTGACTGCTGGATCAACGATGTTGAGTTGACCACGCATGGTAAACTGATTGCCAGCCTGGTAGTACAAGGTGTTGGGTGCATCAGTTGGCACCACAAATGTCACAACACCATCAACAGATCCGTTGTTTGAAACTCCGCTGGTGTATTGATCACCAACACCCAAGGTGTACGCAGTCTTGATGTAGAATGGGAAGTCACCTTCGCAGTCGATGGTGAATGTGTAGCTGCTGCCGCGCACCAGTGTGAGTGTGGGGTTCTGTTGCTGCTGAATCAAGTATGCAACTGTGCCAGCATTGCTGACCACAAAGCTCTGATTCTGGCTAGGAGCTTGATTGATGTTGAAACGATATGAACCGCCACGCACCAGGTTGATTGTGGGGTTGGTGCCAACCACGCCATCAAATTGATAACCAGTGGCAGCACGATTCACAGTGTATGTGGTGTCAAGGCTGAGCGAACCTGCTGTGACATCCACCACTTCGGGCCCGCTGGGCAGCCAGTAATACTGACTGTAATTCACAAAAGAATCGTAGTCAACAAACGGATCAAATGTGTAATACTGACTGCTGTAGAGTTCAGATTGCTTGGCGACATCGGCACCGTTGGACGACAAAGCGTCAACCATGCCCGGGTATGTGATCACGTCACGCACTGTGCGTGATCCGGGATCCAGGCTTACAACACCAGGCTCCAGTTGATAGTTGCTGCGAACATCACTGGATTCTTGTACATAACGATCCCCGGGTGTGACTCCAGGTCCCAATTTACGTCCAATATAGCCCTGAGTACGACGAAACTTGGGCTCTTGAATCAGCTGATCAAGAGTTGCTGCCAAGAATTGCTTGTTGGCATCAGTTTGGAAGATTTCAGGTAGAAAGTTTACAGATCTTACTCGGGACATCAAATAACTCCACTGCCAGGGGCGGTACGTAGATTGGTACTTGTCAATGCTTCAATCACTTCGATATTTTCGATCAATGCAGCATTTGCAAAAATTTCATTTGGTTCACAGCGAATTTCATACAGATCACCAAAGCTCTTTTGTGTATCCAGGGGAACTAGAACCACGCTGCTCACAATGGTTCCCAGCTGCTGGTGCAGGTATGCAGCCAACTCGCTGAAATAGAAGGTGTCGCCGAAGTTCCACTTGTCAATGCTGAAGTAGTCGTTCATGGCCGACAGAACCGAGTTCTTGATTTCGCTCGAACTGGCTGTGGATCCTTGTGCACGGATCACTTTGACAGTTGCTCGCAAGCTGGCATCGGCTTTGGCGCCAAACAACGGCTTGAACGTCACACTGTTGAGAACGATGTTGTCACTCAGCATCTTGTAGTCTTGTAGTCCCTGGTAAGCTGTATTTAACTCGTCCATGGTGGGCACTTCTGGCTTGGCCACAGTGTTTGTGGTATCTCGCAGCCAGTTCTGATATGCTGTGTAGTAGGACTGTGTTACCACATAGATGTCAATGATGTTTGTGGTGCCTGGATCAATACGATTGGTCAAGGGCGAGTTGTGACGATACTGGAAGTACAGTCCCTGGCGTCCGGTCTTGGCAATCCACCCGGTCAGCGCTGTGAGCTGGCGTGCTCCAGTTGGTGTCAAGTCCAAGCGATAAAACACTTGGTCAGTTGTGGTGTAGAAAATTTGTCCCGGAGTCCATTCGGCCTTGGCCAACTCCAGCTGTGCCAAGGTGGCATAGTCATAGTTGACTCGGCCAGGCTCGACCAGCACATATCGTTGCAGGTTATCAAAGTCCACAATCTGTTCAAATGACACCAGCTTGCTGTTGGCGTTGACATTGGGTGCAACAATTTCGTCAAAGAAGTCTGGATTGTCAGGCACCCCATCACTGTCGTTGTCGCGATAGCTGACCAGGACCTGGAAGTCATCCACATAGCCGTCGCTTTCAACCGGCTGACCCACAATGGTCATGTAGATGTCGCTCTGCAGCGGACTGGTGCTGTCGGGTTGGCTGTTCATGGCCAACACGTTCACATAGTCGCGAATCACAGTACCACTGCGGCTGTCGTAAATGGGCGAGCCATCGTAGTAGAAGAATCTGGTTTGAAGCACACTGCCAAATGAGTAGGCTAGACCACGAGTGGTCACGGTGTAAATGTCGTTCTGTGCCACAAACTGCACCAGCCATGATGCATCCAGCACACCAGGAGTAGTGGAACCTGCATTGGCCAGACTCCATGCGGCATCAACTGCTAGGTTTGCACCTGGGATCAAGTACCAGGTGCCTGCAGTGCCAGTGACCACACCGTCGTTGTCGTATCCAATACCAAAATTTCTGTACAACAACATCTGTTCAACCATTTGTGTCTGCAATGCAGATGGCAGTGTTGTCACAAAAGCTGGAATGATGCTGTCAACCACAGCGCCAGTGGGCACAAAGTTGTTGAGTGTAACTGGACCTTGGCCGCTGGCAAGATTGCCTTGGCCGTTGTTGCTGCCATCGCCCACGATGCTGACTGGGGACGCCCAGATTTCCAGCTTTTCTTCGGGACGAGTGGGCACTCCGGTGCGGAGTCGATTGTTGGCGTCAAAGTAGTATCCTGCTGGCGGAACAAACTTGATCAAGCTGCGCGGAGCCACATACTGGAAGCTGGTGCTGCTGTAGGTGGGACCCACGGCCACTGGTGCCTCGGCTTGGTTCCTAAAGAAGCCAGTGGTCTCGTTGGTGAGTGTGGTGCTCTGCGACCAGGTGCTGCCAATAGTGGTGCCAGTGTTGACTGTGATTCTTGGATAGTTAGCGTAGTAGAACTGCTTGACCACCTCCTTGAGCAGTTCGGGCTGCACCTGGTTGGTGATAAAGTTACTGATCTCGTTGCGGTTTGTGTAACTGAACAACAAGGTGGGAGTCACGTCTTCTTGCCACAATCCGCCGTCGCTACCAAATGTGTTGGTAGAGCTGTATTTGCCGGTATTGTCTACCAAGTCAAGATAACGACTGGTTCCAATGCTGGCACGGTTCACAGCCTTGCTCTTGATGATGCTGTTGTACTGAGTGTATGGGAACAGGTTGTAGTCTTCGCCGTTGACCATGCGGTTCTGGGTGTAGTAACGAGCAGGTGCACGTTGCTTGATTTGGTCCAGACTTTCACGAGCTTGTGAGTTTGTGACCGGCTGAGTGATACCGCAAGTGAATGTGATGGTTTGCAGGTTGCCGTTGCGATCAATATAGCTGATGGGCAGCACCACATTCTGCATTTCTTCAGGGTTGATGATGTACTGCAGGCCGTTGCTGCTGCGAACATATGCGCGGAATGTGCCCACTGGAATTTCGCTGAACACGCCGTCGCCAAACACCATGGTGATTTGATCGTTGGCGCGACTTGTGGTGGTGTAAATGGGTCTCAACTGTGTGGCCAACTGTTCAGCACCTGCGGCATAGATGTTTTCAACATAGGTCCACTCGCGGCTGATGTTGCCCACGTTGTCCAGCTGGAACAACCAACGATCGCTGTTGTTGATACCTTCAATGTTGATGTTGACTGTGCGGTTGGCAATGCGCTCGGGCAAGTTGAAGTCTTGGTTCAGCAGGGTGCCTTGCTTGAACAAAAAGAAGAAGCCGTTGTTGGCGCTGCTGTAGCCCAGGCTATCGTTGCGATACAACACGTTGAACGCAGAGTTTGGCACCGGGCTGGGTTCATACACATAGTCTTCGCCCACGCTGGTGGATGTCACAGCCTCAAACGGCATGTTCACCCCGTCAACAATAGACGAGTATGGAATCACTGGAATGAAACCAGGCACCAAATTGATGGCGTACTCTTCGGTCCGCACGCCCAGGATGTTTTGACTGTTGCCCGGACGGCCCACACGCTGGCTGTCTACTAGGGATGCATTCACAATCGCGGTCCACTGTTCCAACCAATCGGGGTTGGTGGGATCAGCCCAGTTCACAGTGATGTTGCTGAGATTCACACCGTTGTAGTCCACCACGTTTTCGGTTGTGGTCACACTGAATGCTTTGAGATAGCCCGAAGCGCAGGTGTTGCGCTTGGGAGTATAGCTCACAAGATTGGCCAGGCGCACTGCTGAGTCACGACGTTCGGCAGTGTCAAGATAGTTTTCACGAGTGTTGAGGTCAGTACGGAATGCAAGGCTCTGACCCATGAATGCAATGATGTCCAACAAGGCAATGAATTCACTGCTCTCGATGTAGTCGTTGAATGTTTCGGGGTAGTACAGTCGAAGATAATCAACAAAGCTCTTGCGCAGAGTTTCAAAGTCATAGCTTTGGAAGTCTGCTTCGCGGTAGGTTTGATAGATCTGTTTCCAGTCTTCAACCCCAAAAATTGCTGTTTGTCGTGTGGTTTTTGCCATGCTCGGTCAACCTTGAGTTTTAGTCATGTATTTATTGACTCTAAAAACTGTGGGTTTTATACGTAGCTGGCGTTGCGAGTTTGTTGATCGAAAAATATGCTGAGTATCTCAGCGTTGGTTGTGCTGACCTGTTGCAACAACAGTTCAATCAGCACACCGTTGTCTTGTGGGAAGATGTTGATTTGACTCACAAAAAGTCTAGGGTCGCCGCCGGCCAAGCGCTGCACTTCACTCACAATGCCTTGACTGGTGGCTTCCACTTGGTTTTCAAACAAGAAGTCCCAGATCACAGTTCCGTAACCTGGGCGGCCCGGCAACTCGCCCTGCCGTATGTTAAAGGCATTGAGAAAGTCGCGTTTGATCAATTCAAAGTCAGTTAGGGTAAACTTTTTGAATTGGCCTTGTGTGTTGAAACCAATGTATGTAGGCATACTGATATTTACCTGGCTTGATTGATGTAGACATCACCGGAGTTTCTCAGCACAATCTGCTGAACTTCTGCAAACAGTCTAGCAATGACTTCTTGTAATCTTGCAATCTCAGCTTCGGTTGAACTCTGGGCCTGTGTGAGCGTGCCAATCAAGCTGGTGCTTTGATCCCGCTGCAATGTTCCTTGTGCAATGGCTGCCAGTGTTTGCAACCTTGGACCAGACTGATACACAATTTGTAAATATTCCTCTTGCAGTGCGAACAACTGCTCGGGCGTGATGTTTCCGGTATCACGATACACCTGTAGTCGGTCTTGAATACTGGTGAGTGTGGCCACTGTGCTGGCGCCAAATCTAGACACAACATCAACAGCCAACACCGAACTGTTGACTTCTTTTGGCAGCGGATTCGGAATCTTGGCACTGGAAAGAATTCGTGCGGCAGCGGCGTTGACTGTGGCTCTGGAAATGGTGTTCACTGCCGGTACTGGTACTCGTGTGCCACGCTCGCCCCCACCGCCGCCAAACAGCGAGCCCACTAGATTTACTGCGAACCCAGCCATGCTGCCCAGCTTGCTAAGGGCACCAGACACACCCTGCACCAGGGGCGAATTCTTGACCCAGGCAGCGGCTTGTGCCACACCCTTGGATGCCACGCTGGCCAGGGCACCGATTGAGCTGGATGCCATGTTGGCAATGCTGACACCCAGTTGCTTGATCTGCTGCACCCCTTCGGTCATGAGTTTTTGTTGAACAAACGACTGCAGGTTGCCATTGGACAACATGCCTTCGATGTTCTTGATGCCATCTTTGCCGGTCCATACCGACGAACTGGACAGCACATCTGACAGTGGGTTTTTGCCGCCGGCCAAGAACTTGTCAAATGTGCCAGGCTTGAGATAACCAGCTGCTTCTAACTGGGTTGCATTCAGCGCATATTTGCCGATACCATTTTCGGTGACACTGTTAACAGCCTGTCCAAACTCTTTTTGTACCCCTGCCATGGCTGCCGACAGTTGCTGTGTGGACAAATTTGGGATCTGTGATGTCAACCCCGAAACAGACTTGGCGTATTCGCCCACAGTCAACGGATCCGGAAGTGCAGTGGTGTTGATTTTGATTCCAACAGATGCTGCTGATTTTGCTCCAGCATCTGCAAATGCAGCTAGGTTGGGCACAGAATCCACAACTCTTGTGCTGACTTGACTGAGCAGTGTGGCTGGTTGCAGCGATGTCAACGTGGTTGAGATTCCCGACACTTGTTGCAACAACGGTGCTGCTGCAGAAATCAATCCGTCAGCCACTTGTGTTGCTGCACTGAGCACATTGCCTGACTTGAATCCCACAAGGCTGCCCGACTTGATCTGTTGTTCAAAAATTGCCTTGGCTTGGTCCAAGGTCATGCCAGCTGGGCCTTTGATTTCAAAAACACGTGACGAACCTGGTGTGGCCACTAGAGTCGCTGCCAACTGGGCCGACGACGAATTCAGTGAACCCGGCTCTGGAAGTTGGAATGTAAATGATGCCATGATTTTACCTCGCTATGATTTCTACGCCGCCCGGCAGTGGTGTGGCACCTGGTGGCGGTGTTGGTGTTCCTTGTTCAAACTCCACGCTGACTTCAACACCTTTGTTGTGCCAGGGGTATGGTTCATGAGTGGGGGCTCGACTGACAATGCTCTGCAGCGATCCTGGTGCTTGTTGCCAACCCGAGCTGGTGTCAAACTTGGTGTCATCCAGCATGGTGGTTTCGGTTCCCTTGGGAGCAGTCACTGATGGGGCAGGGGCTGAATTGAGATCAATACCAGTGGCACTGAAAATCAAGCTACCGCCGCCGCTCCAGCTGCCAGCAGATGAACTTTGAAGAGCCAGTGTACCATCAGATTTTACACCAATGCCACTGCGGCTGTAGATGTTCAGCTTGTCTTGTGAAATCAAGTTGAGCTTTTTGGTGGCATCCAGTGTGATGTCGGCGTCGGCTCGCACATTGAAATTGCGCTTGGCATACATGTTGATGTCCTGGTCAGCATGCATGTTCAAGTCACCCTGTGTTCTAAGATTGATAGAGTTGGCTGCATACACGTCCACAGTGCCCTCTGAACCCAGTTCAATCCAAGTCTGTCCGTTGGCATGAACAAAATACATGAAGTTGCCGCTGTCGCTCATGAGAATCTGATGCCCAGCCGATGTTCTGAATCGCATGAGCTTTTCATTGCCGTTGATGTCGCCATCGTCCATGACCAGGGTATGTCCACCCATGCGCCCAATCACTCGCATGTCGTTGGGAGTCAGCTGGCCAGCATCGGCACGAGATTTGAGGTTTTCCGGTGACATGCCACCTTGATAAATGGGGGTGCCTGGCGTACTGATACCGTAGCACTGACTGGGACTTTCGCGCTGGCTGCTGGACATGATGGGGCCGCGCTCAAAATCGTTGATCAAGCCTTGTTGGAACATCACCGCAGCCACAGCACTTTGCACCGGACGAGGCTTGTCACTAAATCTACCCGAGCCCTCGTATGCTTGGTTGTTGATGTTGATTTCAGTCACAGGCAATCGGGCCGCTTGCGAAAAATACGCGGCCTGATTTGCATTCTCGGGCACAAAGTTGCTGCTGGCGCCAATTGCTGGCACCATGTAGCCCACGCTCTGCTCGGGTACTACGCCAATGTAAAACCCTTGGCTGCGGTCGCCGTTGGCAAAAATACACAACACAGTCAGCCCAACATCAGGGGGCGTAAACCACATGCCATAACTGTTGGGGTTGCCTGGGTAAGCACCGTCCCCGCTGTTGCCCGAGCTTGGCGGAGTGTAGCCAAAGAAGCTGGGCAAATAGCTGACTGTGGTCCACTTGCTGCTGTCGTCGGGATCGCCGTCGGCAAAGGTGGCAATGTACACTTGCAAGCGGCCGCTGCGGGTTGGGTCAATGTTGTTTTTGACTATGCCATAAAACGGACCAAATTCCGTGGGCACATCACCACGGTCCATTTTGTAGTTGACCGGGCGTCCACGACTGCGCTGATTATCTTGTGCCATGTGTTATGTCTCTTTGTTGATTTTTTGTGCTAGATTCGTCGCTGTGAGGCTGTTGGTTTCCAGCAATGCATTATTTGTCAGTCTTTTCACCACTGGTAGATCAAATGTGGCCACTACTTCTTCTGCTCCGCCTATGCCCGATGTTGGCGGTTGTGGTGGCGACGAGAAGTCCAGCGTGGGCGCAGGTTGTTGATTTGGCACGTTGGTTCCTTGCACTGTTCTAGCAGATGCAACCAGTGGTGCCGGCATCATGGGCAAGTTTGCCCTACCAAATTGCCCAGCTGATACCGATCCTGTGACCCCGCCAGTTGAAATTACAGAGGTGCCTGCAGCTCGTAGTCCCAGCCCTGTTGACTGAGGCAACGACAGTCGAGCCTGCCCCGAGTCTGCTCGTGCCACTGCTTGGGGCGAGCTTAGACCAAAGTTGGCCGATGCTTGCGGGTTGTTTCTTGATGAATCAGAGTTCTCTAGCAATGACGGTGTTTGAATCGAGTATGCTTTGTTTGTGGGATTGGGTTTGAGATACAAGTACAGACCACCCTCAATTGTTTGTTCAAACTTGCCCTGCTTGAAATCATTTGTTACTTTGTAACATTGGTACACACGGGTTGCTACCGAGGATGTTTTTCCACGGGGATCAATAACTCCAGAATCCGCATTGTAATCAAACGGACGATTCCAGTTGATTTCAAACATCACCTGAGCGCTCTCATAATTGATGCTACCGTCAGGATTGAACGGTCCGCTGGGCTGAACCTGTCGGCCATATGCCAGACTACCTTGTTGAATCCATGCAGGATCGCCAAGAATTTTCATTTTGCATACAGCCAAGTCGCCTGGACTGTACAAGCTGTCGGCCAGGCTGGCAGCCACTTCGTTGCCACGACCATCGCTACCTTGCCTAGATTCAGCGCTGGCGGGACTGTACTGATAGAATGGCTGATCGCGCTGAGCTTGTATTAGACTGCGGCGGGTCAGCTCGGCCAAGCTGTTGTTTGGATTGCTGCCACTGACAGTGATGTTGAACAATGTATTAAGCTGTTCTTGATAGTCCAAGACTTCAGTGTTTTCGCCAGTGAACCAATATTGATAGCTCTTGTGAACTCCTGGGAACTTGGGAGGCGCAAAATATTTACTTTCGTAGTTGGTCAGTTGATATTTGCTGATAACAAACGTCACCCGCTGAGCATAATCATTTCGCAGATCGTCGTAAGGTTCTATCTGTTCGCTGTAGGAAGTAATGTGAAACCAGCTTACTGGCTTTGTCTGCCCGTCTTTGGCTACTTCATCACCTGTTGTGGCATCAATTTGTGTTGTGGCTTGGTTGTAAACGTAGCTGCTGTTTCGAATGGCCAGTTCAATAGCTTGCACAATCTGCATGCCTGCTGTGATTGCATAATTTTTGCTGGTAGTGTCCTTGGACAAACGGTCCTGATTCACATTGCTGGGACTTTGGCTGGTTGGCGCAGCCATTGGTGTTTGTGCATCTTCTTTTTTGTTGCCCACCAATACCACTGTGGCGTCGCGAATTTCCTCAGCCCCTTCGGCAAACTCAATCCGATATTCGTCGGCAATGCGAGCCCTGGCGTTTGGCCCTACCAAGAGAGTGCGCTGAAACTCGTTCAGGGCGGCCATGAGACCTTGTTTGATATATCGTTTGGCACTAGGCGCCGAGTTGGCTTTTGAAGGATTGCCAGCTCTATCAAGTCCTCTCAACACACGTGGGTCTGACTCTGCTGTCTGTCGACCTCGCTGGTCGACTGTGACCGAATCCGCATACACAGTGCCACCGCCCAGCAATTGTCCCACAGTGATTTCGCTCAACTGAATGTCGTACGGAATAGTTCCGCGCTTGGTTCCAAACCCAATGCCTTGCCCATACGGAAGGCACTCAAAATCATAGGTTACTGTTTTGTTTGATATGCCCCAGTTGATTTTTGCAATACGGAAAGGAATGTACTTTTCCACAATTGCACTGGGGTCGGTGCGAGCACCTGCGCCGGGTTCAGAGATGCCAGTCACTAGGTTGCCGTTGGCGTCGTAGCCGTAAAATTTTAGCACCATGAGATATGCCGAGGCACCGTAATTTATAGTGCCACCAGCGCCCCGGGGCGCCTGATCTTGCACAGCTTGATATATGCGGTCGATTAGACTGATACCATTGGGTTCTACTACCGTAAACTTCAAAGTAGCTGCCGAGTGTGCAGATCTAGTAGCCTTGCCAGCAGTGAGCGTCACTAGTTCAATATCGTCAATGTAAAAATCAAGATCAAATGCCGGGTTTCTACCAGCATTGGCTTGATTTGCCTCGGTGGTGTCAGCTGCAATACTTTTGCTAGCCAGGGCCTTTTGGAATCCACCAACGTTGTCTGGTGCACCACCGCTTTGAAACAAAAGATTGTACGAATTCACAACCTTGCGATCGCCGCCCATGAAAGCGTTGTATTGCCCCGGAGTCAACAAATAAACACTGGCTCGGTAGGTGTAACTGGCATAGTTAGACAACACATTGGGGCGAGGATCAACCCGGTCAATTGTTTGATTTCCTGCGGCGTTGACATTTAATTGACTGCCAACAAGGGTCGGTCCGGCGCTGTCATCGGCCTTGCGATTGTCTCCTGGTGCAGCCGCAGATGCAGCGCCAGGCACAGGTGAACTCACTGTGCTGATGCTGTTGCCGTTGGGACGGAAACTGGAACTTTTTACGCCCGGATCCGTCGCAGGATTGACCGGCTGCGGAGCATTGATTTCACTCATGTCAATATCCTAGTGTCGATTTAAGGGTTGTGCCCTTGGGTAGATAGATGGTAACCCCTGCGGCAAAATCCAAAGGAGGTGCAGTGAGTGCGTTGGGGTTGCGTTGATAGAACACCCACCACAGGTTGCTGTTTTGATACAAGTCATGTGCCAGCAGGTCAGGCCTGTACTGATATGTTTGTGTGATGGTCCACAGCTGGTCATCGTTTTCTTTGGGTATGGGTCGATTCACCATGACATCAAGAAAGAACTGACTGTAGCCAGTGAGATAATACGGACTTGTGGCATCGTAATTTGCAGCCATTACCAGAACCCTCCTCTAAGCAGACGTCCATTAGCAAACCCTTCCAGACTGAACTGCTGGCTCACTTGCGATCGTGTTTGAACCGGCAACAGAATCACGCTCACCTGCATTTTGGTAGGCACATACGTGGCGTTGGTGGTTGTGGGTGTGTTGACGTTTTGCGACAACACATCAGGTTCGGGCGGCCTAGGCACAGCGTTTGGAAACAAATTGGCGTTTTTGAGACGATTGGCCATGGACATGAACGGGCCTGCTTGAGTTATACCGCTGGACCTAGAGTTGCGGTTTTCCAAGTTCACACCAATTTGATTGGGTGCGTCGGCTCGTATGTAGTCCACATCTGCTGGCAGGCTGTAGGTAAAATTGGTCACCAAGCAGGGGTGATTGTTGAAGTGATTGGGACCAAATCCCGAAATGTACACCAAGGGCGGCGGTGTGCCAGCCTGGGCATCCTTGCCGTAAAACATCTTGGTCACAGATCTAAAAAAGTGTATCACAGCCAGCAAATACTGTGCTTCCACTGTGTCTTGTGCTGTGAATTGCCCGGTCACTGTGATTTCGTTTACAGCGCTGTTCTTGTAGAAATAACCACGGTAGTTGCTGTGTATGAGGTCATAGCGATCGTAGTTGGCCACATACTGTGTGTCAACTGTGGGTGTGTACGGAAAAATCACACCCTTTTCTTTGAGCGGGGCCAGAATGCCTGCATTAGACCCTGCATACAGATAATTGGCTCCCGGAGCCAACGTGATCCTGAAACGCCAATCATCGTTGTTGCCAATGTTTCTGCGAGCCGACAGCGTTTTTTGATTACGTGCTCGATCACGAGCAGCCGCTTCAGTAGCTGCAGCCTCGCGTTCGCGCTGTTCAGCATTCACCTGCTGTGCAGCTACTGAACCTGCAGGCAACTGTTCACCTGTTACTGGGTCAAACACAAATTCAGGATTGTTTGGCACGCTGGCTGCGGGCACTGGCTGGGGCGTACTCACTTCTGCTGCTGGTGGCGGGGGCGCAGGCGGGGGCGGTGTTATTTGTGTGGTTGAGGGTGGTCTCACAGGATTTGCTGTGGTACCAGATGTGGCCCGCAACTGCTGGTATAGCGATTGCAGTCGCTTGTCAAGATCAAAGATCTGCAGGGTCAGCTGTGTTTGAGTAGTGGACCCAGGAGGAGCCACAGCCAACTGTTGCCGTAGCACTCGTAATGCATTCTCTATAGGAGTTATTTGTGATTCTATTTCTGAGCGTGTGGCCATGTCTAGTTTCCTGTATCTTATTTACCCAAAAAATTTTCGGCGTAGATTATGAAAGGTTGACAGCGCTTACTTTTGTGTTACAATAATTACATAGGAGATATCTCAACCCATGACCATACCCAAGACCTCGCCCCGGGTCAATTACCTCAACAACCGGGACATTCTCAAAGAAATTCACCTTAGCAAGAACACATACTGCTCATTCCTTGATCCTGTTAACGATCATCAATACGACATAATTCTTGCCAGCGTTGACATGATCGGCCCGCGCACAGTGGCAGAAGCACAAAGCAATCGTGCAGACCGTATCAAGCGCGAGACCGGCGAAGCGGTTGACCCAGTTAGTATTCCCACCAGTGATCTAGTGTTTAGAGTCATGACCTGGGAACACATACCCATGGCGCCCAAAAAGCCGCCCAAGGCGGCCAACAAAAAGCGCAAAGTAGAAGACATTTTGGATCTTGACGACATCACCAGCGATGTGGAAGATCTAGTTGACGAGCCCATTGGAGATCCCACTCATGTGCGAGTAAACTTTCCGCCCTTTTTTCACTATCGGATTGACAGCAATCAACAGCCGTTCTTGGTTGGCAAGAGTCACTGGCAAGGCGATTTGCACACCGGGCACTACAGCCGAGAACATGGACAAATGACCAAGAAACTGGCCATGATGTTCATGAAGCTGTGCGAACGCTATGCCACTAGATCCAACTGGCGCGGTTACACCTACAACGAAGAAATGCGCGGCCAGGCCCTGTTGCAGCTGAGTCAGATTGGCCTGCAATTTGACGAGAGCAAGAGTCAAAACCCCTTTGCTTACTACACCGCTGCCATTACCAACAGCTTCACCAGGATCCTCAACATTGAGAAAAAGAATCAAAACATACGCGACGACATCTTGGAAATGAACGGGCTCAATCCATCATGGACTCGACAAAACTCCGGCGCACCCAGCATGGCTGACATGTCCGGACCGGTTGTTTCTAGCTTGGATGAGTAATATACTGTTGTGATGAGTAACCTATTCCGCAAAGCTGCTATCTTCACAGACATTCATTTCGGGCTCAAGTCAAACAGTGTGGTTCACAACGAGGACTGTTTGGCTTTTGTTCAATGGGCCACTGCCACTGCCCGGGCACAGGGGTGTGAAACCTGTCTGTTCCTGGGCGATTGGCACAACAACCGCAGTAGCCTGAACATTGTGACCCTGAACTACAGCCTAAGGGCTCTGGAGCACTTGAATGCCAACTTTGATCGAGTGTATTTTATACCTGGCAACCACGATCTTTATTATCGCGATCGGCGTGACATACAGAGCGTTGAGTGGGCTAGACATCTCCCCAACGTGGAAATTTGTAATGATTGGGTCACTAGCGGCAACGTCACTATCGCTCCTTGGCTGGTGGGCGATGATCACAAGCGTTTGACCCGGATGTCTGGACAATACTTGTTCGGGCACTTTGAACTGCCAGGTTACCTCATGAACGCCATGGTGGAAATGCCCGATCATGGCGAGGTCAAGAAAGAAGACTTGTCGGGCTTTGGTCATGTGTTTACCGGACACTTCCACAAGCGTCAGACCAAGCGCAACATCACCTACATTGGCAATGCATTCCCGCACAACTATGCCGACGCTGGCGATGACGAACGCGGCCTGACCATCCTGGAATGGGGCAAAGATCCTGTGTACATGGCCTGGCCTGAACAGCCCACTTACCGTGTGCATGGCCTGGCCAACTTGATCGACAATGCTGCCACTCTGCTGCGACCCAAGATGCATGTGCGAGTGAACCTGGACATTGAGATCTCGTATGAAGAGGCCAACTTCATCAAAGAAACGTTTGTTCAACAATACAACCTGCGTGAAATGAGCTTGATCCCCAACAAAACACAGGGCGTGGGTGAAGACCTTGCACCCGGCGATGTCAAGTTCGAAAGCGTGGATCAGATTGTGACCGATCAGATCACCAACATCGAAAGCGAATTCTACGACAACCGACTGTTGTTGCAAATCTACCAGAACCTATGATTCAATTTCAAACTCTCACAGTTTCTTCATTGGCTTGGTAAATACAGTAGCATTACCAACGGAGTAAGTAACTATGACCAGAGAAATTGTTGAGAAGTATATCAAGACCAAACGATTCACAGATAAAGTTAACCGGCCGCTGCGGGAAGAAGAATTGTTGGCGCTTGACGAAGTAGTCAAGTACTATGGAATATCAGTGTTCACTCGAAACAAAAGTCCACTAGAATCTAGGATAATCAATGATCGAATCCCCCTTATGATCAAACACAATGTGGTGACCATTGTTGAAAATTTAGAAAAGTCAAAACATGTTCGGAGAAACTCCTTAGAACACTATGAATTGATTTATGGGGACTTTGCTAAAGAGATTTATCTTGCGCGCACAAAAAAGTCATTGCAATGTGAAGATAACTTTGTTGCTCGACACGGCGAACAAAAAGGAAGGGAACTATGGAAAGAGTTCAGCGCCAAAAAATCCAAAACATCGGCGTTTACTAACTCAAGAGACTGGTACGTTAAGCAATTTGGAGAAGAAGTAGGAAACAAAAAATGGGATGAGGTGGTCCTCAAGCGCCATCGCAAAAGGTGGACTATAGAAGGGTTGATCGAAACACATGGTAAGAGCCTAGGTGAGCAGATTTACAAAAACATGCTACAGACCAGACAGAGTTATAAAGGTTATGCTAGGAGAGTTCATGCACTCAGTCATCAAGTGTACGAAGACAACATCGACATCATAAATCCTAACCGTTATCCAAGAACATTATGCGGTGTTGACGGCGGCTGGCAACTGGATCATATTAAACCCATCAAAGAATGTTACATTCAAGGTATGTCAGTTGAGGATGCATCCAAGTTGGAAAATTTAAGGATGTTGCCATGGAAAGAAAATTTAGCGAGAAACAAGAAAGCAAGGAAACAGAATGATCGAGTTTAAAACACTAACTGTCCGAAATTTTATGAGTGTGGGGAACTCAGTCCAAGCCGTGGACTTTGATCGTCGCGACCTCACACTGGTGCTGGGCGAAAACATGGACCTGGGTGGCGACGGTAGTCGCAATGGCACAGGCAAGACCACCATCATCAATGCCCTGAGCTATGCCTTGTATGGGCAGGCTCTCAGCAACATCCGCAAGGACAATTTGGTGAACAAGACCAATGGCAAGGGCATGTTGGTCAGTCTCAGCTTTGCCATCAACGGTCAAAACTATCGAATCGAGCGTGGTCGCAAGCCCAACGTGCTGCGATTCATTGTGAATGACCAAGTGCAAGGGCAAACCGGCGCCGACGAAGCACAAGGCGACAGCCGTGAGACTCAAGAAGCCATTGAACGTGTGCTGAACATGAGTCACGACATGTTCAAGCATGTGCTGGCTCTCAACACCTACACCGAACCGTTCTTGAGTCTCAAGAGCAATGATCAGCGCACCATCATCGAGCAACTGCTGGGCATCACCATGCTGAGTGAAAAGGCCGAACGCATCAAGGAACAGTCGCGAGTGACTCGTGATGCTGTGCAGACCGAAGAGCTGAGAATCCGCGCTGTGCAAGAAGCCAACAAGCGCATTGACGAACAGATCAACGGTCTCAAAATGCGTCAAAGCATGTGGCAGAAAAAACATGATGCTGATTTGAGTCAGTTGGTGACCGAGTTTGATGATCTGCAGCGCATCGACATCGACGCTGAACTGGCTGCACATGCTGCCTTGGCTGTGTGGTCCGAACAAAAGAAACGCCATGATGCATACATGGCCTTGGTTGCACGTCAACTGGCATGGCAACAGCGTCAGGCACGTGATATACAAGCCCTGACGCAACAGCTGACTCAGCTGAGTCACATTGACTTTGATGCTGAACTGGCTGCACATGCTGCTCGGGCACAATGGCAGCGCGTGGTTGCCGAACAGGCGGCTCTGCAGCGAAGCATGGCTGCCAACACTGCAGCGGTGGAAAAAGAGCGCCGCATGATCGAAAAGCTCACAGGCGAAATACAGACTCTAGAACAACATCGTTGCTATGCTTGTGGCCAGGATTTCCATGATGACCAGCACACTCAGGTGCTGAACAGCAAGCGTGAGCAACTGGCAGAAAGCCAAGCACATCACGATGCTGTGTTGGCCCGCATTGCCGAAGATCTCATGCTGGTGACTGATCCCGGAGAAGAGCCACGCACCTTCTACGCAACCGAAGCCGAAGCTGTGCGGCAAAGTGCAGAGATCGTGAACCTGCAGCAACAGATTGCCACACGTCAAAATGAAACTGATCCCTACTTAGAACAGCTGGCCGAAAGTGAATGCGGTGACCCAGGTGCAGCACCGCGCACTCACTATGACTCTGAGCGTGAGGCAGTGGAGCATCGTTCCAGGGTCGAGACCTTGATTCAGCAGATTGAATCCCGAGCCACGGAAACTGATCCCTACACTGATCAGATTCAAGACATGCAACAACGTGCCTTGCAGACTGTGGACTACACTGCTCTCAACGAACTCAATCGTTTACAAGAGCATCAGGAGTTCCTGCTCAAGCTGTTGACCAGCAAGGATTCGTTTGTGCGCAAGAAGATCATTGATCAGAACCTCAGCTATCTCAATCAGCGACTCACACACTACCTGGATCGCATTGGACTGCCACACACGGTGAAATTTCAGAACGACCTGTCGGTCATGATTGAAGAGCTGGGACGTGAACTGGACTTTGACAACCTCAGCAGAGGCGAACGCACTCGCTTGATTCTCAGCATGAGCTGGGCATTCCGTGATGTGTGGGAAAGCCTGTACCACCCCATCAACCTGTTGTTCATTGACGAACTCATGGACAACGGCCTTGACACCCAGGGTGTGGAAAACGGTCTGGCCCTGCTCAAGAAGATGAGTCGTGAACGCAACAAGAGCGTTTGGTTGGTGAGTCACCGTGATGAACTGGCCGGGCGTGTGGAGAATATTCTCAAAGTGGTCAAGGAGCGTGGCTTTACCAGCTACTCAACTGACGTGGAAACGCCATGAAATTTAAGTGTGTGCTGGGTCCGTGCATAATTACTTGCTCAAGGACCCAGCACACTCATGACATGGCTATACCAAGGATCACCAGTTGAAACATTACCGGAAGAGTGTGCAGGATTTGTGTACCTTATTCAAAACACTCTAACCGGTCGCAAGTACATAGGCAAAAAACTAGCAAAATTTTCTCGAACCAGGCAGCAGACAGTAAAACTCAAGAACGGCAGCAAAAAGAAAAAGAAAATTCGCACCAAGGTGGATTCGGATTGGCGTGACTACTACGGTAGCAGTCCCGAGCTCACCCGAGACATAGAACAGTTAGGCAAAGAGCATTTCACACGAGAGATCCTGTACTATTGCGGCAGCAAATCTGAATGCAGTTATGTTGAAGCAAGAGAGCAGTTCACTCGCCGAGTACTAGAGTCCGATGAGTACTACAACGGTCACATTCAAGTGAGAGTGCATGGGTCGCACATTAAGGGCAAGATGATTAATGAAGCGCAATGAATTCTCATACACTCGAATGCCGTTTGGTCAATATCGTGGACGCTACCTGCGAGAAGTGCCCGACCAGTATCTGGCCTGGGCATCTGTTGCAGTGAGCGATCAAGGGCTTGCACTCATGTTCCGTGCTGAACTGGCCAATAGACACACTGACTGGCAGCAACTAGAAGCAAACCTTCAAGCATCCACTAGAAACAAACACAGGCAACATCAGCGGTAAAGGCTTGCGCAGGCCAAATTCGTGCGCTCACGACAAGGGGTTTAACTACACCCGGACGGAAGACTCCAGCCGCCAGGAGCACTCAGCGACTATCCTTAACAGGACGACGATCGGATACGCCTTCGTACAACCGGTTTCGCTGTTTGAACAGAATTTTGAAAAAGGCTAAAAGACGCTGCCGCGAGGCAGCAGGTTTGTCGCATGCGCTGGTATGCATGTGGCAAGCTGCCGTTGTGAACAAGAACGAAACGAGCAGGTACCGGACAACCGCCTGTGCGTTTGCTAACAGCAAACATAGTTTTAATACCAGTGACTGCGCTACTCAGATGAAGTTCCAGTTTCTTTGCCCTGTGCGGGCAAAGTGTGACCACTTAATCTAGATGAATATTCTTTCGCTTCGCTTTGTTCAGTGCTGTTCTAAAACAAGTGTGAACGAAGTGAAACACAGATGTGCGTTAGCACATCTCCTGTGAGTGGGTGACAGTGACACTACAAATGAAAATCCACGTGTGTTACGTGGATTGAGGGTTTGGTGTCTTGACCGACATCAGAAGAATGGCAACTTGGAATTCTTGGTTGTTTCAATGTTCTCCTTGATCAGTTCATTGATCATGGTACGTTCAGCAGAGCTCATGTTCATAACGTCGTTGTAAGTGGCCCCTCCCCGCATGTGCCAGCTCATTTTGATGCAGCTCTTTCTGATGGTGTTGGCCTCCTGGTCCATCTGCTCAATCAAGGCCTGAATTTCGTCTGCTGCGTAATTCAGGAGGCGTCCTCGAAAAAACTTGATGCATCCAGTGAGATACCCTGCTGATATTCGTGTCCGCACTCGGGGCAGGCTAGATTCATTGGAGGAATGTCACTGCCGGATCTCAATTCAATCACATGATCTTTTATGCGGTTGAACGTGATACGATCGCAGTGTTCCAGCCATTCATGAATGTGTTCACGTTCGGTGACCACAGCAGTTGGAGTCTTGATGGCGGCAACCGAATATGAAATGGCTTCACTGGTGATGTGAGTGAGATCAAGCAAGGTCTTTTGTAACAGCGCTACCTTTTCTTCTTCGGGCATGCTGCGATCTGCAGTCAGCATGGCTATGGTTTTTTGCTGTTCAAACTGTTTGATGTTGATCTGATTGATCACGTCAAAGGTCATGGGCTGGAAATAAATTTCCAGGTCTCCATGAATCATGGGCTGTTCAAAGTCAACTCTTTTCAAATTGCCCAGCATGATACGCATGTCCGCTGAGTATTCTTGCTCGTGTTTGCAATTGGGACACTTGCTGGACACTTCCAACTCATGTCCGCTGCTGGCAATGCGGATTCCCAACAAAATGGCGTTCAAATCCACGCTGGGTACTTTCCATGCATTTTTAATGGCAGGCACACAGCTTTGTACCACAGACACCACGGCTTGTCCGTTGTACAGCGCATCCGGTGTTCGATAAGTGATTTCGTCAATGGCAGTCATGGGATACACCGGAATCTCGCGGTTGGCAGGCATGTCCAGTGCGCCTTCGAGCCAATGGTTTCCTTCGCTGGGTAACTGCAAATAGATGGCCGGTTGACGGAAAAATTGTGCTAGTGGGTTGGCGGAATTGGTCATAAAACACCTATAAATATAGTCTACTTATGGTGCAAAAACATGGCTGAACAAGATTTATCAAGAATGCAAGAACTTTTGGCGCAAGTCAATCGCGAATACGAGCAGTTTGGCCGTGTGCTGCCAGAAACACGTCGAGCACTGGATTCGGCTACAACTGGAGTCAAGAACTTTGACATGCAACTGGACTTGGCTGCCAATGCAGCCCGCGGTGTTGTGGGGGCTGTGACTGGTTATACCAAGGCCATGTACAACGGTGAGCGCGGCATGCGAGCGTTCAACAGCAGTATCGACAGCATGGCTGGTGCAGTTCAGTCAGCATCGGCCAGTCTTGGCCAGGTGCTGCCTGGGGCAATAGGTATAGCAGTTTCATCATTGGGATTCCTAGCTGGCGAATTAATGAAGGCCAGCAAGGTAATAGGCGAGCAAGCGGACCTATCATACGACGCATACAAACAGTTGGCTCAAAGCGGCGCTGCCGCTGGCGATGGCATGACCGGGGTATTTGAAGGTCTGCAAAAAATGGGCCTGGGAGTCAAAGAAGCCGCCAGTTATGTGCAGTTGTTCAACAGCAATGCCGACACCATGGCCCAGTTTGGCAGTACCGTGGCCAACGGTCGAAAGATCTTTGAAAACACTGTGGCCGAGATGGTGCCGTTCCGTGAGCAATTGCGAGCCATGGGTATAGAGCAAGAAGCTCAGAACGAAGCGGTCATGACCTATGTCAAGATTCAAAACCGCCTCAATATCCAAACTCGCGACAACACTGCCATAACTGGCGCTGCAGCCATGGCCTACATCAAGGAAATGGACCTGCTGACCAAGCTCACCGGCATGAGCGCCAAACAGCAGGAAGAGATTGTTAATGAGGCCATGCGGCACCAGGTGTTTGGCTCCGTGGTTGATCAAATGATATCAAACAACCAAGAAGACGCTGCCAAACTGTTGCAGGCGGGTTTGAAAATGGCCACTGCTATCGGTAATGATCTCGGAGAGGCTTGGAAAGGTGTAGCATCTGGAATGATCACTGACGAAGCTGCACGCAAAGGTATGATGAGTACCAACGCTGAAATTGCTTTCGTGATTGAACGAATCAAAACCGGGCAGATCAAGAACATGGAGGAACTGGCTCGCGCCTTCCAGGGCCTGGCTGGCACAATGGCTCAAAACAAAGAAATAATGTCCGGTGCTTTCCAGACCAAGGCCGCTGAAGAGTTCTTTCTGTCATTTTCAAGCCACTCCAATGCTGTCAAGTTTGCAGCAAACAACTACTCCGAAGCTCTGCAGCAGGCCATGGATCAGCAAGATCGGCAAACAGGTGCAAATGGCCGCCAGATGGACGAAGCAACAGCCAATTACGCTCGTGCGCTGGCAGCACAGCAAGAGGCCATGCTAGTTGAGCAAAAAACTGTGCAGTTGGCAGTGGGCGGATATGTTGAAGCAGCCGCGGCCACAGCCGAAGCACATGCAGAATTGGCACATAAAGCATACGATGCAGCACGGGAATTGGCCAATCTGGGTCTAGGAGCAGATGCAACCAAAGAAAAAATCAAGGCACAGTCAGACCTCAACTGGGAATCATTGACTGGTACGTCGCTGATAGTGAGTGGCATAGCTCGAACTGTTGAAAGGATTCTCCGAGTTACATCGGCTGTAATTGGGACGTTTAGTAGCAAGATAGAAGAAGTTCTCGATGATCTTGCTGACACAGCAGAAAGAGAACGGGTCAAGTCAGAAAATATTGAACTCATGGGCCAAGGCCGGTTCGTTGAAGCCAAGCCTGAGTCATACAGCGCGGTAAAAGACGCTGGCGGCATGAGGGCAGCTGCTGATGCAACAGCCATGACCACCTCAGGACTCAAACAATACGGACTCAAATTAAGAACTGATGCCCGCGGAAACCACGGTGATATACAAGTAGAAGGCGCACCAGTCAGCGCCAAGCTCTTGGATTTGGCAAGAAGCATACAAGGGAACATCAAAGGTTTTGCACATTTTACTGGGTTCAACGATGCATATCATCAAAAACACAAGCCCAAAAGCAAGCACACTGCTGGCTTCGCACTGGATTTTGAATTGGCCGAAGGACAAAAACCATCTATTGAAGAAGGCAAGAAAATTGTTGAGGAACTCAAGCGCCTGGGTGCTGCATATGCCAAAGACGAGTACAACTTCCCCAGTGACGGCGCTGTAGGAAAAGGGCACTTTCACGTGGAAGTGGCTCTAGCCAAAGGTGGTTTGGTGCAGCAACCCACAGTGGCCCTGGTGGGAGAAAAAGGTCCCGAGGCTGTGGTTCCCTTGGATCGCATGTTTGACGACATCAAGGATCTCATGGAAGTGTCGAGACCACGAGTTGAAATGGCATCAGACTTCCCCGACATGATGGCCGAAATAATGACAGTGGCCAATCAAAACGCTCCAGTTTTTGATACCGAAGGCATTACTGAATCGCTCAAGCAGACCGTGACAGACCTCACAAGATCCAACAGTCGCAGCATCAACGCTGGATTCGAAGCCTTGATTTCGGAGATTCGTGGATTGACATCGGTGAACAAAAATCTCGTGGATATCCAAGAGAAGATACTCCGCATGCAAACTTGACCACGGTAAATAACTCACTATGCTAGAGCAAAATTACGTGTGTCCACACCGGGTCAAGCCCCAGGCGATGCCCGTTGAAACAACAGAATTGATGGGGCAAACCAATGGCTGACAAGAAGAATGCCTCATGGCGCAAGTATTTCAAGGTCGCTGACACCTCAGGTGTGATGAGCCCAATTTCGGGCAGTAACCAATATGGCCTTCCGGGCTATGGCAAAAACGACGGATCTGGCTCAACCACAGCTGATTTTACTTTCAAGAACTATGCCAGCCGCTTGCCTGAAGTGTATTCGGGCCACCCCAACCGTGTGGAGCGTTACAACCAGTACGAAAACATGGACATGGATTCGGAAATCAACGCCTGCTTGGACATCATTGCTGAATTCAGCACACAGATGAACCTGGACAACGGCACACCGTTTGAGGTCGAGTACACTGACAAGCCCACTGATCACGAAGTCAACATCATACGCAAACAGTTGCAACAGTGGGTCAAGCTCAACCAGTTGGATCAGCGCATATTCAAACTGTTCCGCAACACCATCAAGTATGGCGATCAAGTGTTTGTTCGTGACCCCGAAACATTTGAAATGTACTGGGTGGACATGAGCAAGGTCATGCGTGTGATCGTTAACGAAAGCGAAGGCAAACGTCCCGAACAGTATGTGATTCGAGACATCAACCCCAATTTTCAAAGCCTCAGCATAGCGCAGAAAACCACCACGGACTACATGACCAATCCAGTTACTGGTACTATTTCGGGGTCAGCAAACTACACCATGCCCAACGGCGGTGTTGGCGGCGGGGTAGGCAATTCACGCTTTATGACTGCCATGAACGAGACTTGCATTGACGCCAAGCATGTGGTGCACCTGAGTCTCAACGAGGGCTTGGATGTGTTTTGGCCGTTTGGTCGCAGTGTGTTGGAACAGATTTACAAGGTTTTCAAGCAGAAAGAACTGCTGGAAGACGCTATCTTGATCTATCGTGTGAGTCGTGCTCCGGAACGCAGAGTGTTCAAAATTGACGTGGGCAACATGCCTAGCCACTTGGCTATGGCGTTTGTGGAACGTGTCAAAAACGAGATGCATCAGCGTCGTATCCCCACTGTGGCCGGTGGCGGACAGAACATGATGGATGCCAGCTACAACCCGCTCAGCATCAACGAAGACTACTTCTTCCCCCAAGGTCAAGACGGCCGTGGATCTAGTGTTGATGTGCTGCCTGCTGGCGCAAACCTAGGCGAAATCGACGACCTCAAGTACTTCAACAACAAAATGGCCCGTGGTCTGCGTGTGCCCTCCAGCTATCTGCCCACTGGTCCGGATGACTCAGATCGCAGTCTCAGCGATGGCAAAGTGGGCACAGCCCTGATTCAAGAGTATCGTTTCAACCAATACTGCGAGCGTTTGCAAGGACACATTGCACAGAAGTTGGACGACGAATTCAAGATGTTCTTGAAGTGGCGCGGTTTCAATATTGATTCCAGCCTGTTCAACATCAAGTTTGCACCACCACAGAACTTTGCCAGCTATCGCCAGGCCGAGCTAGACACCACACGAATTCAAGCATTCAGCAGCCTTGAAGCACTGCCCTACATGAGCAAGCGTTTCTTGATGGAACGATTCCTGGGCTTGAGCGAGGACGAGATTAGAAAGAACGAAGAAATGTGGCGTGAAGAGCGAGATCAGCCCGAAGTGCAAACCACATCTGGACAAGATCTTCGCAGTATCGGTATCACCCCAGGCGGTATTGAATCTGACCTTGACATGGGTCAAGAAATGGCTGGCCTGGAGCAAGCTGGTGCCATGCCCGGTGCTGCGCCTGGCGCCATGCCCGGTGCTGCTCCTGGTGGCGCGCCTGGTGGAGTTTTGCCAGCATCGGGAACACCGCCAGCACCAGGTTCGGTATAAATATCAACATGCTGCTAAACGAATTTTCCAACTCTGGCGCCATCAGCAAAGAGCCCGATGCTTACCAGGATCTTGCTGATGACAACAGCCAAGTCAAACTCAGTGACCTGAGAAAGACGCGCCTTACCCTGCGGCAACTGAACAAACTTCGCAAAATGAACGACGTGCGGTCGGTGGAATACAAGGAAAAACTGAAACTGTTGCGTCAACAGTATGCACCGCCTGCTGCCCCAATGATGTAAAAATCGCAATTTATCGCAAATTTGACGCTGTAATCCGCGTCTTTTTTTGCTGCGATGTAAATATCAGTACACTTTACCTAACAGGAGTTTCCCCTTATGAACAAATTTGAACAGTTGATTGAATACGTGATCAACGATGAAGAAAGCAAAGCTCGCGAGCTGTTCCACGAAATCGTGGTTGAAAAGAGTCGTACCATCTACGAAAGTCTCATGGACGATGAAGACCTCGGCGGCGATGCTGCTGATGACTTGATTGATGAAGTTGAGTCTGAAGAAGAGTCCGACATCAACATGGAAGCCGAAGGCGACGAAGAGATCGATGATGAAGAAATCGACATCGACATGGGCGACGACCTAGGCGATGACATGGGCGACGACCTAGGCGATGACCACCACGACGATGTGGGCGGTGACGAAGAGCTCGAAGACCGCGTGATGGACCTGGAAGACAAGCTGGACGAACTCATGGCCGAATTTGAAGAACTCATGGGCGACGAAGGTGGCGACATGGGCGACGGCGATGACTTTGGCGATGACGAAGGCGGCGATGCCATTGAAATGGACGACACCGAAGAAATGGAGCCCATGGCTGAAGCCATCAGTCTCAAGGCCGCTCCCAAGCCAGTGACATCTGAACAAGGTGACGGAAAGGCAGGACCTGTTGCATTCAACAGCGGCGCTGCTGGTATGGCAGCCAAGCCTGTGCACCCAACTGGCACTGAAGCACAAGGCCGTGCAGCCCCCACAACCAAGGATCTGATTGGTGACTTCCAGAACAAAGCTGGCGCCAGCATGAAAGATCAAAAAGCGGCTCCCAAGCCAACAACTGGTCAGGCCAGCGGCGTTAACACCCGCACACCTTTCCCGAAGGGTTAATTGAATGTCGTCTCGTTACCTAAGAGAAGATCTTACTTTTGTCCAGGCCAACATTCAGGTTCTTGAGGAATCTGATGCGGCCACCGGCGGTAAGAATCTGTATCTCAAGGGCATTTGCATTGAAGGCGACAAGCGCAATGCAAACGAGCGAATCTATCCACGCCACGAGATCATCAAGGCAGTTGAAACCATTAACGAACAAATCCGCAATGGCAACTCTGTATTAGGTGAAGTGGACCATCCGGATGATCTCAAAATCAACCTTGACCGAGTGTGTCACTCGGTCGAGAGTATGTGGATGGACGGACATGCCGGCTGCGGCAAACTCAAAATATTGCCCACCCCCATGGGCAACCTTATCAAAACATTGCTACAATCTGGCGTGAAACTGGGTGTTTCCAGTCGCGGTAGTGGCAACGTGGATGATAGGACCGGACATGTAAGTGACTTTGAAATTGTCACTATAGATGTGGTTGCTCAACCCAGCGCCCCCAACGCATACCCAACCGCGGTGTACGAAGGACTCATGAACATGCGACACGGTCACCGTGTCCTGGATATGGCTCGTGAAGCTGGTCAAAGTGACAAAGTGCAGAGATACTTGGCCGAGGAAGTAAAACGCCTTATCCGGGATCTCAAAATCTAAGGAGAATCAGGAATGTTTGATGCAATCAAACCCTTGCTTGAGAGCGGACTGATCAATGAGGACATCGGAAGAGAACTCAACGAAGCTTGGGAATCAAAACTAGGCGAAGCCCGTGAACAAGTGCGTGCCGAACTCCGCGAGGAGTTTGCACAACGCTACGATCATGACAAGAGTGTCATGGTTGAAGCCTTAGATAAAATGGTAACTGAAGGTCTGCAGGCAGAACTGCAAGCCTTTGCTGCTGAAAAGCAAGCATTGGCCGAAGATCGCGTGAAGTTCCAAGTCAAGATGAAAGAAAGTGCCACCAAGTTCAACAACTTCTTGGTCACCAAATTGGCTGAAGAAATCAGCGAGCTGCGCAAAGACCGCAAAGTGCATGCAGAAGGACTAGCCAAGCTAGAAAACTTCATGGTGCATGCGCTGGCTCGTGAAATTCAAGAATTCGCACAAGACAAGCGTGCAGTGGTGGAAACCAAAGTCCGCCTGGTGCGCGAAGCTCGTGAAAAACTTGAAACACTCAAGGCTCGCTTTGTAAAAGAAAGTGCTGCCAAGATGAGCCGTGCAGTTAGCCTGCATCTCAAGGCTGAATTGACACAGTTGCAAGAAGACATCAAGGTTGCTCGTGAGAACAGCTTTGGACGTCGTATCTTTGAAGCTTATGCTGCTGAATTTGGCGCTACTCACCTCAATGAGAAAGCCGAAGTCAAGAAGCTCTACAACATGTTGGCCGACAAGGACCGTAAATTGTCCGAAGCCATCAAACTCAGCGAGCGTGCGAGAGCCGTGGTTGAGTCCAAAGAACGCGAAGTACGCATGCTTAAAGAAAGCAACGAGCGTGAAGCTACCATGCGTGAACTGCTGGCCCCTCTCAACAAGGACAAGGCCGAAGTCATGCGTAATTTGCTCGAGAGCGTTCAAACTCCACGTTTGAAGTCAGCTTTTGAAAAGTATCTACCAGCAGTGTTGGAAGATCGTTCTGCAAAAGCCCGCAAAGTGATTGCAGAATCGGTTACCGAAGTAACTGGTGATAAAACTGTTCCCACCCAGCATGAAGCAGATCGCAATGCATCCAGCAACGTGATTGACCTTAAGCGCCTGGCCGGGCTATAATTAAATAGGAGACTCTAATGTCACAAGAACTACTCGAAAGTCGTTGGGATGAAACCAAAGAGGCCCTTCTCGAAGGCCTTAATGGTACCAAACGCAACAGCATGCGTGTTATCCTCGAGAACACACGCAAGTACCTGAAAGAAAACGCTTCTGCAGGTAGCACCACAGCTGGCAACATTGCCACCCTGAACCGCGTGATCCTCCCAGTGATCCGACGTGTGATGCCAACCGTTATTGCTAACGAGTTGGTTGGTGTTCAGCCCATGACTGGTCCTGTTGGACAGATCCACACTCTGCGTGTGCGTTATGCCCAAAGCCTGACCGACACCAGCGCAGCCGCCACCAGCGTCACAGCTGGCCAGGAAGCTCTGAGCCCGTTCACCATCGCTACTGCATACAGCACAGTGCCCAAAGACACTGCGTCTACCAACAGCTACACTGGTGGTAACACTGCTGTGATGGAAGGCAACGGCGGCAAGCAGATCTCCGTGCAGATCCTGAAGCAGGCTGTTGAAGCCAAGACCCGTAAGTTGCAAGCTCGTTGGACCTTTGAATCGGCCCAAGACGCTCAAGCCATGCACGGTATCGACGTTGAAGCTGAAATCATGGCCGCTCTGGCTCAGGAAATCACAGCTGAAATTGACCAGGAAATCCTGTTGAGCCTGCGCTCACTGGCTGCTACTGAGTTCACATACAACCAGGCTACCGTTAGCGGTACTGCTACTTTCGTTGGTGACGAACACGCCGCTCTGGCAGTTCTGATCAACCGCGTGGCAAACCTGATTGCTCAGCGTACACGTCGTGGTGCTGGTAACTACGCTGTGGTCAGCTCTGCTGCTCTCACAGTGCTGCAAAGCGCTACCACTTCGGCTTTTGCTCGTACCACTGAAGGTACTTTCGAAGCTCCTACCAACACCAAGTTTGTTGGTACACTGAACGGCGCAATGCGTGTGTTCGTTGACAGCTATGCCAGCGACACCACTCCTGTGCTGGTTGGTTACAAGGGCTCCAGCGAAGCTGACGCTCCTGCATTCTACTGCCCATACATCCCCTTGATGAGCAGTGGTGTTGTGTTGGATCCAACCACATTCGAACCAGTCGTGTCATTTATGACGAGATATGGGTACATCGAGTTGACAAATACTGCAAGTTCGTTCGGTAACGCGGGCGACTACGTGGGCGAAATTGCTGTTTCGAATTTGAGCTTCAGCTGATCTTCGATTGGTATTTTACCAACTCAGAAAAAGGGCCACAAGGCCCTTTTTCATTGACTTCTTTTCTGTAATGTGTTATTGTTATAAGGTGAAATCGCAGTGAGAAACTAAATAACAATATGAAACCTTATACCTATCTAATCAAACATCGTCCTTCGGGCAAAGTCTATTACGGATTCCGCTGTGCAAATCGAGTGGAACCGCACGAAGACTTGTGGAAACATTACTTTACCAGTAGCCCTAAAATTCAGCAACTTATAGAAGAAACAGGCGCAGACAGCTTTGATACAGAAATACGTCGAGTGTTTGAAACCAAAGAACAAGCTGTGGCTTGGGAAACTCGTGTGCTGACTCGATGCAAAGTTCTACATGACGATCGTTGGATCAATCAAAACGTAGCAGGGTATATTGTGCCCACCGAGGAAAGCCGAAAGAAGATCAGCGACTTCCACAAAGACAAACCCAAGAGCGAGGACCATAAAGAAAAAATACGCCAAGGCAATCTTGGAAAAAAGAAGCCGCCTCGTAGCGAAGAATATAGAGCTCTGATGTCTACGTTAAAATCAGGAGAGAATAATCCAAGGTACGGCAAAGAAGTATCAGAGGAAACTCGACGTCGAATCAGCGAAGCCAAGAAGGGCAAACAGGTAGCACATAACAAAGGACAGGCTATGAGTGAAGAACAAAAAGCCAAGATACGTGCCGCCAAAGCTGCTAACCCTGTCAAGATGAGTGCAGAATCAATTCAAGCAAGAGCTGATAAACTACGAGGACAACGTCGACCCAAGCTGCACTGTGGTCACTGTGGTAGAGACATTGCAGCAGGCTGGTTTCACCGGCACGGTGATCAGTGCAAACACCGCGGCAGTAGCGCCCAGGACTGAATCAACCGCCAACAAAAAAGGGCCCGGGGGCCCTTCTTGTAACAACCGTCGATGCGTTTGAAATGCATTGGCAGTTGATCAAGTAACTCAAAATCGACGGAACATCAGTGCTGGTCAGGCAACGAGTGGCCCTTTGTTTCAATAATATTGTTGTTTAACGACCTTGTTTATTTATTTTCAATCTTGGTTACTTGGGTACTGCATCAAGTCTCAATATCATGCAGTGTGTGTATTTTACATGTCGCAGTTGGCAGTGTCAATGCATTTTGGATCCAGGCAAAAACACAGTTTGGACATAAATAATCAGTCCGCAATTGTGCGGCTTATGCTGAGATTAACACCCACAGCGTAGCGGTTAGAACCCGCATCGGGCTTCTTGAAGGAGAAAACAAATGGGACGTCCACTCAAAATCAAAAAAACAACCACCGTTGACATCGGTTTCAATCCGTTCAGCGCACTGACCAATCCAATCTATCCTAGCGATCCAACCACCTTTGATGGCACAGAATATCTGGGCGTGGTGGGCGGAGCCAACGCAGGTGTGGCCACTGCAGCATATCCAGTGGTCAAGGCTCGTGCCTACATCTCAGGTGCAGCTGCCGAAGACGATGCCTACATCATCACTCAACGCGGTACAACCAAGTACTTGGTGGCCACAGTGAGCGCTGTTAACGACGAAGACATGGTTGTGGGCAACACCTACCGTATTCTGTCAGTAGGCACCACCGACTGGGCCGCATGCGGTGCCACCCGCGCCAACGCTGCCGTGGGCGATATTTTCACTGCAACTGCCGCTGGAGCCGGAACAGGCACTGTGCAGCAGGTGGGAGTTTGTGTGCTGGCCAATCAAGCCGACGGCGCACTCACTGCTGGCAACATGAATATCACATTCAGCAACGGCGACAGCACTGTTCAACGGATCAGCAAGCTGACCAACAAATTTGCACTGGACTACAGCAATCCTCCGGTGCGCTACTTGGTCAACTTCTTCAGCGATGAAGGCTACGAAATCAAGTCTGGAACATCTGGCGCCACCAACGTGTCTGGACAACAGAACCAAGTGAGCTTGGCCATTGTAGAGAAGTTTACTTCTTGATCATTTGATTGAGCCACACGGTCCTCCCAGCTAATTACTGGGAGGACTTTTTTATGAGCATGGCATTTGTATTGGGCAATGGCGTTAGTCGTCGTGCAGTTGATCCTGCAGCATTACTGGATTTGGCACCAGTTTACGGCTGCAACGCACTGTATCGGGATTTTGTGCCCACGGCCTTGGTGGCTACAGATCGTCCCATTGCTGAACAAATACAGAATTCGGGGTACAGTGCCCAGCATCGTTTCCACACTCGCAAGCCTTTGCCTGGTCTGGGTGCACTGGATGTGCCTCGCAAATACTATGGATTCAGTTCAGGACCATTGGCTGTGGGCATCGCAGCTGGTGACGGATTTTCGGTGATCTACATGTTGGGGTTTGACATGGGCCCAACTGCAGTGGGACGATTCAACAACATCTATGCCGACACTGAGTTTTACAAACGCAGCGCTGACCTGCCCACATACACTGGAAACTGGACTCGACAGGTGATCACACTGTGCCAGGACTTTTCGCAAACCCAATTCATTCGAGTTCAAGGCGAGACCACAGCAGACATCGCCGAGTTCCGCGGCATACCAAATCTAGCACACCTGCCCATGCAAGATTTCCAACAGCGCTTGGCCGCACGCCACGGTCTCTAACCGCAGCCCAAAAGTTTAGTCTGCATCCTTTGATAAATACTCCAGAGGATCCAGATTGAACCATGACTCAAATTATTATCAATGTCGGTGAAATAGCCAATGATGGCACTGGTGAAGCCTTACGAGATGCATTTGTTGCGGTAAACGAGAACTTTACCGAAGTCTACACAGCCGGGCCAGTTGGCAGCAACGTTCGAATTGCCAACAACACCATCACCACCACTGTGGTCAATCAAGATCTTGTGTTGCGTCCCAACGGTATTGGCAACATACAAGCCAACGCCACCATCATGCCAGCACTGGACGGGGTGTACGACATTGGCCGCCCCAATCGACGATTTGACAGCATACATGCCGCTTACTTTTACGGCAACGGTGCGGGCATCACTGGACTGACGACTGGTGGCTTGGCCAACGGCACCACCACACTGAACACAGCATTCAACGGCAACATCACTTTCAACATCAGCGGCGTGCCCAACGTTGCTGTGTTTTCGGCTAATGCTGTGTTGATCAACACTGGCTTGACAGTAACTGGCAACTTACAAGCCAACAGCTTTGTGGGCAATGGTAGTCAGTTGACCGATGTTGATGCTGTGAGCATCAGCAGCGGAAACAGCAGTGTGCAATTTGACCAGGCCAACGGCAATGTCAATATCAGTGTGCACGGCACAGCCAACGTGGTCACAGTCACGCCCAGTGGACTACAGGTACAAGGTAATCTTGTTGCTGGCAACATCATTGGCAATATCACAGGTAATCTTGCAATATCGGGTGCCAACACCGGAGTGCTGTTCAACGACAGCGGTGTAGCCAACGCGGTGCCTGGCTTGTTGTTTGACAAGAACTCGGGCAATCTAACCGCTGCAGGCAACATTGCCGGCAACTATCTAGTGGGCAACGGTGTGGCCATTTTGGGAGTGTTGGCAGACCGTGGCAGCGATCCCAATAATTGGAACACCCTGACCCAAATGGGGGTGTATGCGGTAAATAGAACAAGTTGGGCTGGAACCATTGGCACACCAATCGACAGTCAGATATATGTTGGGTTACTGGAAGTCAAAAACAGTACCGGAAATGCATTGCAACAGACCTTTTACCCTGGACAGTACCAGTCGGGGGATGTCAAGACGCAATGGAATCGATCAAACTGGGCTGGATCATGGACCAGTTGGATCAAGGTGGTCAATGATGACCAAGTAGTTATAGGTGGGGAATTTTGACCAAGTTGGTCGGAGATAAATTATGTCAAATACAATTTTAATTAAGCGATCAGGCACACCAGGCGCCGCTCCAGCAGCTGGCAACATAGCCTATGGTGAACTGGCGATTAACTATGCCGACGGCAACTTGTTTTTCAAGAACAGTCTTGATTCTGTAACTGTAATTGCCAGCACACAGTTTGTGAACGTGACTGGCAACGTGTCGGGTGGCAACGTCACCACCACAGGTGTTGTGACTGCAACTGGTAATGTAACAGGTGGCAACATTATCAGCTTGGGCACAGTGGCTGCAACTGGCAACGTGTCGGGCAACTACTTCCTGGGCAACGGGCGATTCCTAACAGGTATTGACACCACACTGATCAGCAACGGCAACAGCAGTGTTCAAACACTGTCCAATGCCAATATCACAGTAAATCCTGCAGGCACAGCCAATGTGGCGGTGTTTGCCAGCACAGGCGCATATGTCACAGGTGTTGTTGATGTCACTGGCAACATTGTGGCCAGCGGCAATGCATCAGCCAACAACCTTTCGATATCCAATGCAGCCGCTGTGGGTACTCTGACATCTACTGGCAACATCACAGCTGGTGCAGGCGCTTACTTTATCGGTGATGGTAGCCTGTTGACCGGTATCGACGCCACATTGATCAGCAACGGAAATGCGTCGGTACAAACCCTGAACAATGCCAACGTGGAAATCAAAGCCGGTGCGAACGGCAACATTTCTGCAGTTTTCTATGATGGCGGGGCAACTGTTACTGGCAACGTTGCAGCAACTGGTATTTTGACCAACAACTATTACTATGCCAACGGTACCCCAGTTGATTTCCAGCAAGCAGCAGGATCCAACACACAAATTCAGTTCAACTCCAACAACAACTTTGGTGCCAGCGCTGCATTTACATTTGATTCTGCAAGCAATGTTTTGAGTGTGGGCGGCACCGCCAACGTGACTGGCAACGTCAATGCTGGCAATGTCAATGCTGGTATTGTGGCTGCTACCGCAGTGTCTGCAACTGGCAACATTAGTGGTGGCAACATCTCTACCGCTGGCACTGCCAGCGCAGCAACACTCAGCGCAACTGGCAACATTAGTGGCGGTAATATTGCAGTGACTGGCGCAGCCAGCGCAGCAACACTCAGCGCAACTGGCAACATTAGTGGTGGCAACATCTCTACCGCTGGCGAAGTCAGTACAGCTACACTCACAGTGTCGGGCGCAACCAACGCCAACACCATTGCTGCCAACAGCATCACAGTATCGGGCAACATCCAGAGCAACAACACTGTGTTGGCCAACAGCATCACCAGCGTGAGTGGTGCACTCACAATTGCACCAGCATCGGGCAACATCAACTTGTTCACAGCCAATGTGGGCGCAGTGGTGCTGCAAGACAACCGAATCACTGGCCTGGCCACTCCTACCTTTGCAACTGATGCAGTGACCAAACAGTATGTGGACGATGCGGTATCGACTGGCATCACCATCCACACTCCAGTGCGTGTGGAAACACCCACAGCACTGACACCTGTGACATATGCACAAGGTGGCACAGTGGCCACAGTGACTGCAGTTATTTCTCCCAACACAGTCACCGTCAGCGGCAGTACACCCACAGTGAATGACCAGTATTGGTTTGCCAACACCTTCAACGGCATCCTGGCCAACACCTCTTACTTTGTGGTGGGCGTGAGCGGGCAAGATGCCACACTGAGCCGATCGTACGGCGGCGCACCTGTGACGAACTTGACTTCGGGAACCAGTCTCACACAGAGCGTGCGAGTCAACTCAGGCGTGGGCGCCACACTCACCAGCAACACCAACGGTGCACTGGTTGTGGACGGTGTGACCTTGAGCACAAACGATCGTGTGCTGGTATACAATCAGACTCCAGCATACCAAAACGGTGTGTATGTGGTTACTGATGCAGGTTCGGTCAGCACACCCTGGGTCTTGACACGTGCCACCGATGCCGACAGTTACATCCCCGACAACATCACCGGCATGGACTCGGGCGACTACTTCTTTGTTCAGCAAGGTGTTACTGGTGCAGGCGAAAGCTATGTGCTCACTGCACCTCCGGGACCAATCCTTATCGGTTACGACTCGATTACATATACCCAGTTCAGCGCCAGCCAGGTGTACAGCGCCGGCAGCGGTATTGCACTAACTGGTACCACATTCTCGGCCAACGTTGACAACGTCACCACAGCTATTGTGAGCGGCAACATTGTGGTCAAAGCTAGTGCACAGCTGACCACTCCCAATATTGGTGCTGCAACCGGTACCAGCTTGAACGTTACCGGATCAGTCACAGCCACCAGCGTGGATGCAGGTTCGGGCAACATTGCAACCACTGGTAATGTGCTGGCTGGTACAGTAACTGCTACCACAGTGTCTTCGGGCACAGTGACAGCTTCGGGTAATGTTGCTGGCGGAAATCTTACCACAGCAGGCCAAGTAGCCGCAACTGGCAACATCACTGGTGGCAATATTGCAACCACTGGCACAGCCAACGTGGCAACGCTGATTGTGACCACGGTGGCCAATATCACATCAACAACTCCCAGCTCAAATACCACCACAGGTGCGTTGATTGTGGCAGGTGGTTTGGGTGTAGCAGGCAACATTTATGCTGGTGCACTGTATGACAACGGCACAGCGGTATTAACTATCAACTCGATTGTGGACGGTGGTACATACTAATTTAAAGACCACACATGACAAATAGGGTACTTATAAAGCGCTCGGGAACGGCAAACGCTGTTCCTGGGGCAGCAAATCTTGAGCTGGGCGAGTTGGCCATCAACTATGCCGACGGTAACCTGTTTTACAAGGATGCTGCCGGAAACGTGGCTGTGATTGCCAGCAACCGATCTGCAGTCTACAGCGGCAACGTCACTGCACAGTATTTTATTGGCAACGGTAGCCAACTGACTGGCGTCACAGCCACTGGTTGTGTTGTGGTCAGTTCAAACTCACCTGGGTCGCCTAAAATTGGCGACATCTGGATTGATTCCGACGATGGTACTGAATACTTGTATTTCAATGATGGCACCAGCAATGTGTGGGCCGAAATGGCATCGGTCTACAGCTTCAGCTCGGGTGGCGGCGGTGCTAGTGTAGCTGGGGCAAACACTCAAGTTCAGTACAATTCCGACGGCGTGCTGGCAGCATCGGCCAACTTCACATTCAACGGGTCTAGTGTCACAGTTTCGGGCAACATCAATGGCGGAAATCTAGTCACTGCAGGCGCTGTAACAGCCACAGGCAACGTGTCTGGTGGCAACATCATCACCGCAGGCGCAGTATCAGCAACAGGCAACGTCACTGGCAACTACTTCATTGGCAATGGCTCACAACTGACTGGTATAGTTTCCAGCGCATATTCGGCCCAGTACACCCTTACTGCCACAACCTCTAACAACACCGAAACCGAAGCGTTTGTAGGCGGAGTAGCTGGGACCAGAATCCCTGTACCGCTCAACACAACCGTTTATTACACAGCCGACATCGCCTGCCGCAGAACTGATACAGCAGGAGATCATGCAGCATGGTTCCTCAAAGGTGTGGCCACCAACAACGCAGGCAACGTGACCGACGTGGGCTCGTTGTATGAAGTGATTGTGTCACGAACAGACACATCATTGACCGTGGATTTGCGAGCCGACAACACCAATGACAGCGTGGGTGTGTTTGTGACTGGTGCAACGGGTAAAACACTGTCGTGGCGTGTTGCAATAACTACAGTGGAGGTATAACATGCCAAGAACAAGAAGTGTGCTGGTTGACAACACAATCGGACGAATTTTTAGAAACGTGACCACAGTTGCACAAGCCAGTGCAGCCAGTGTGATTGCAGGTGACCGTTTGACCACACGATCCATTGGGTCTGGGCAAGCCGCATTGATAAAAATTGCCAACAACATCGGTGGCAAGGGTTTGTTTTTTGTTACAGGTGCGTCTGTGACTCAGTTGCGAGTAAGTTTGATTCGTGCTCCGCGTGGGCGCGATGCATTGATCCAAGTGCGCAAAGGTCTCACGTATGCCACCTCTACCACAGTTGGAGAACCATACGCTATTCCTGCTGGCAATGTCAATGTTGCAGCCACAGCCACTTATACCGTTGCTATTACTCTAGCAGCTGGCGAATCGTTGTATTTCGATGTGGTTCAAGTGGGCAGTATGTTCGCCGGCACCGGGTTAACAGTCACTGTGAACCTTTATACAGTATAAAACATGGAACAACAACTCAAACAACATTTTGGCGACGTTGACATTTACCGCTTCAATGGGCACCGCAGCCGCATTGGGGAATTGGGTATCGCTGTCAACTACGTGATTGTAGAAAACGAAATCTACTTTGTATCCGAACAAGTCAGTACCGACATTCGTGTTGAACTTGTGTATCCGAAAGGAACTGAATAATGTATGCAAAACTCGTGGTAGGCGCAACTGCCATCAACGTGCATCAAGCCATGCGAGACATTGGCCGCTTGATCACATCTGAAACTCCATCAACTGCCCTGCTGGGCGCATTCAGTCAAGTCAACTCGGTGATTGTGGATGACACCCCAGCAGGCTGGACCTATGTGGGCAGTGTGAGTGCAGATGATCGTCCCACCATAGCCGCGGTGGGCGCAGCCATCAACTATACCATTGATACCCACTGGAATCTGGCATTTTCAGCCCCGTGCCTGGAAGGAGAAGCCCTCAAGTACATGACACTGAACGTGGCCTGGCGCGGACTCACTGCCAATAACAACCGCAACTTTACCATGACTGGTGCAGAGAGCGTGACTTCATTGGGTGTGGCCACTAACGAAGGCGGACGATACTTTTGGGGTTCTGCCGAAGGTGTAACCGAGCCAGACGCAGTGTCGCTACAGACCACAGCAGGATCTATCATTCATGTGATTGCCACACCGCGACATGTGACTTTGATCAATGAAGGTCGTGGCATGCAGGCCATCTGGGAAACCACCATGACTGATGTGCATCGTTTTTACGGTACAGCACCTTTTGTGCATTTTAGCAATGCCAGCAGCGTGACTGGCTTGGCCGGTGCAATCATCCCCACAGTGCAGACCACTGCAGCGGCCAACTCATTCCATGCCACTGTGTTTGCAATTACTGATCTAACCACAAGCACATTGTATGGCACATACGGCCCCACAGTGAATGACACACTGAATCAGACCTACTTCCGTCAGCAGTCGTCGAGTCTGCGTCGAGCCACAATCTCTGATACCGGAGCACCGCGATACCAAATCAGTCCATGCTTTTTCCAACTGGGCAACTTTGGGTATCCTACCCAATACGTCACCGGAGTGGTGCCCATGTACTGGACTGCTCCACAAATAGGAACCACTGGCGACACAATTGACATCAATGGCGACAGTTACACATTTTTCAACTCCGGCACCATATTTGGTGTTGCAATGAAGACTTCGTAATCATGGCCACCAACGCAGGACTTGTTTCATACATCAACTCTCTATCGCCAGCTGTGTACTGGCGACTGGACGAAGCCAGCGGCACCTCTTTTGCGCAAACTGGTTCCAGCACAGCTGGGGCCATGACCGCATCGGGCACAGTCACTGCCAGCGACGCCACACTGATCCCAGGCGATGCAACAGAGTTTGTGACGTTCGGGGTAGGTGGGTATGCCAGCGCAGCTCGCGGCAACATCACAGTGCCCTTGACTGACGTGACCATTTCCTACTTGATTCGTTTCTATCCGCCCTACACTTCCTCGGCCAACATCTTTGCACTGAGTCTCATGGGCTCAGGCGACTCGTCGTCAACCACCAACGTGCAGACCTATCAGTATTTCACACCCACCACCGGCATATTCAACGAAATCATGGAATATGGCACAGGTGTGAACGAGTTGATTGAATCCATCAGCCCCATGGATCCAAGATTTGCGGTGAATGGCATTGACAACACTTTCATGATCACAACTGTGCGCAACAGCGTGGCCAAGCAACTGTCTACCTATGTGAATGGTGTGCTGTTTGACCGTCAAACATATGTCAACAATGCCACAGGCGGTACTGCAGCAGGTGTGGTATGGAGTCTAGGCAACAACACCGCTGTTGGTATTGCAGCTGGCGGCAGTGCTACCAGCATGGGTCATGTGTGTGTGTTTACTCGATTGTTGAGTGAGCAAGAAATCCGTGACATGGCAGATGCCGCCGGACGTTTGGATGCCAGCCCAGGCCAGTTGAGATTTGACATGTCTGCAGCAACGGGCCCAGCAAGCAATTTCCTTGAAACCAATGTAGTCAAAACCTTACTGTGTGCAGTTGATCCGTTGGTGGACATCAGTGTGGCATTTCCGAGCGAAGCCTACACAACCGAAGAATAAATACAAGATCAACAACGGTAACACAGTATGGCTCTAAGTTTTCCAATTTCCCCAACCCCAGGTCAAACCTATACCTACAGTGGTAGAACCTGGGTATGGACCGGGTCAGCCTGGAAGGTCAACGACACCGGCGCCATCAACGGCATCATAATTGGCAACACAACTCCAGCAGCTGGCTCGTTTACCACGCTCACAGCCAACGGAGAAGTCAATCTTGGCAACGTGGGCAACATTACCATACTGGGCGGCACCAGCGGCCAAGTGCTCAGTACAGACGGAGCAGGAAACTTGAGTTGGGCCGACGGCGGCGGAGGCAGCAACGTCACTTCTATTGTGGTGGACAATTTTACCGGCAATGGAGTGGCCAACAGCTTTGTGCTCACTACCACCCCCATCAGTGAAGACTGGGTCTCTGTGAACTACAATGGTGTGATGCAACAAACTGATGCATACAGCGTGAGTGGTAACACCATAACATTTGTTACCACCCCGGCCAACACCGCTGCTATTGAAATTCGCACAGTGACATTTGGGGGCACTGTGGCCCTGGCCAACACAGCCGAAACCGTGACTGGCAACGCACAGGCCAACATCACCAGTGTGGGTACATTAACCAGTTTGACAGTGTCGGGCAATGTCACGGTGTCAGGTACCGGAAGTCGTATTGTTGGCGACTTCACATCCGCGGCCAACAACCGTCTTGCGTTTCAAACCAGCACAGCCAACTCACTTTCAATTGTGGCTGCATTGCCGTCTGGTACGGGTACCACATCAATTTTGCGGGCCTACTGCGGCTCAACCCCGTCTACAGCATCTTTCCTTGACATACGTGCCACATCCACTGCCACACAACTGTGGTCTGGCCGCGAAATCTCGTCCACATTTGGCTTCTTGCCACTGACTTTTCACACCAACAATGCGGAGCAGATGCGATTGGACACATCGGGTAACCTGGGTGTTGGTACCAATGCACCGTCGCAGCGTCTAGATGTAAATGGTAATGTTGCAATCACTGGCTCGGCGCGCCGGATCATTGGCGACTTTAGTGACGCTACATTCTCAAATCGGCTTTTGTTTCAGACCAGTGTTGCAAACACAAACACAATAGTAGGAGCTGTACCGAGTGGAACCGGACAAATTGCCGGGTTCCGTGTGTTCAACAGCTCTGATTCGGTCAACGCATCTTTTGCCACACTGGCTTGCAATGCCACAGTGGCCTACATTGATTCATCTCTTTCGGGTACTGGGTCATACTTGCCTTTAGCGTTCTTCACAGGTGGCAGCGAGCGCATGCGTATTGACACTGGTGGTAACTTGATTATTGGCGGCAGTTTTAGCAGCGATGCCGGCGCAGTCACACTAACAGGGGACGGAACTGTTCGGGCAATCCTTGCCAATGCAGCTGGCGGACAATCAATTATTGGTGCAGTTGGCGGGGTTTCAAACGGGTTTGAGGTATCAGTTGCTGCAACCAACGCAACAACATATAGGTGGAACAACCCTGCGGGCACAGTAATGACACTGGACGCCGCTGGCAACCTCGGCCTTGGAACGGTTCCGAGTGCGTGGTCTGCGCCCGCGCGGGCGATCCATCTCGGTAATTTTGGGGCAGTCTACCAGAACGCATCAGGCTATCCAGAACTGGCGTTCAACACCTTCCAGAACACATCCAACGTCTACACCTACCGAAATACGGACGTAGCTACGCGTTACAGCCAAACCAACGGTCAACACCAATGGTTTACCGCCCCCTCCGGCACCGCGGGAAGCCCAATCACATTCACACAGGCGATGACGCTGTCTGCCGCTGGAGACCTGTTGGTGGGAACAACAGATACTGGTCTTACCACAGGCAACGGCTTTAAACTCTTAACCAGCGCAACTGGTCGAAACTTGGTCATAAATGCCCCAGCAAGCACAAACGCCAACGAAGGTTTTATGATGTACTCCACTGGCGCAGGTGCATATCGATTCTATGTACAATGGAACGGGCAAATTAATGCAACCAACACCAGTATTACAGCCATTTCAGATGTATCGCTTAAAGAGAACATCCGCGATCTCGAAACTGGACTTGATGAAATCATGGCCTTGCGCCCTCGCCGGTTTGATTGGAAAGAAGAAACACACCTCGGTGAAAAAAATGTTGCTGGCTTCGTTGCTCAAGAGCTTGAGCAAGTCTTGCCAGATCTGGTGTACGAATACAAGTACAATGAAACTGGAACAAAAAAGTCAATCAAGATGGGCGACATTTTGCCTACGCTAGTAAAAGCGGTACAAGAACAACAGGCCATCATCCAACAATTACAAGCCCGTCTCGACGCCGCCAATCTTTAATTAAGGAACTCAGCAATGGCAACATTCAAATGGATTATTTCTGCGCTGGATTGCGTGCCCTCACTTGACGGTCGCACCAACGTGGTACGCACAGTACACTGGCGCTGCACAGGGCACGGCACTGTGGCGGATCGCGAATATATTGGCACAGTGTACAGCACTTGCACTCTTCCTGATCCCGCTGGTTCGGGCGATTTTGTTGCGTATGCAGACCTAACGCAAGAACAGGTGTTGGCGTGGATTTGGGATAACGGAGTTGATCATGTGGCTACAGAAGCTTTGGTACAGCAACAACTGGATCTGCAAATCAATCCGCCTGTTGTACAACCACCGTTGCCATGGAATTCTACTGCCGACTAAAAAGCGGTGTAAATATTCCCGTCAACGGAGACACACATGAACACTGAATCCACAATCTCAATCCAACTCACAGTGAACGAAGTCAATTTTGTTCTGCAAGTGCTAGGCGAGCTACCTACCAAATCTGGCGCCTGGCCTCTAGTTACCAAAATTCAAGGTCAAGCACAGAGCCAGGTAGAATCCCCTGCAGCAGAATAAGTCTGGCAACCCAGCAGGGTCGAGATCAGCATAAATACACCAAACAGTGAATATCTATGTCTATCACCCTAGTTCAACCATTCAACATCGACACCAGCAAGACGTTTGAGTTTGCCAATGTATCAGTAACAGGCAACACAGTGATTGGTTCACAATCTGCTAATGCTAAACTAGACGTCAGTGGCAGCATTGCAGTCAACGTGGTAGCGGTGCCTGCGCTAGACATTGATTGTTCGCAAGGCACATTTTTCACAAAAACCATCAGCAGTGCGTCGGAATTCACATTCAGTAATCCGCCAGCTGATCGCGCATATGGGTTTGTGCTTGAACTCACACTTACTAGTGGCACAGTGACTTGGCCAGCGTCGGTTCGTTGGCCTGGCGGCACCGCCCCCACACTCTCAACTGGCAAAGTTCAGATTTTGATTTTCATTACTGACAACGGCGGCACCACCTGGTATGGTGCATCTAGCATCAATTACAACACGTAAAGGCAGGTGAATGCTTACTATTCCAAGTCAATTGCTTTTGGGTGCAGGAGCATCTGAACCCGCACCGACCCCGGGGCAAAACTGGATACCCCGAATGCCCGGGGTATCGGCTTTCAACGTCAAGTCTACATATTCGCCCGAGCTGGGTATTTTTGTTGTTGTAGGCGCCAACGGAACAGTACTGACATCCCCGGATAATTTGGCCTGGACCAGGCAAATATCCGGAACCTCATTTCAATTGAACGATGTGGTCTGGTCAGGCACTCAGTTTGTAGCAGTGGGCAACACAGGTACAATCATCACCAGTCCCGATGGCGTTACATGGACCGCCAGAACTTCGGGTACCACTGTTACGTTGAACGGGGTGTCTTGGTCGGGTACTCAGTTTGTGATAGCAGAAGCCTTTAGCGCACGTTTTATCACATCAACTGACGGCATCACATGGCAACGAGTGCAGTTTTCACAGCCCTATGCTGGCATGGTATATGTGTCATCATCTAACCTGTTTGTGTCAGTAGGTACTTTCGGGGTAATTCAAACCTCGCCTGATGGCGACACTTGGACTATACGCACCAGTCCAACTTCGCAGACGCTTAACTCAGTTGCATGGAATGGAAGCATTCTAGTAGCAGTGGGCAACTCGGGCACAATCGTCACCAGTCCCGATGGTGTCACTTGGACGGCTAGAACCTCAAATACCAACGTCACATTGTCGTCGGTCACATGGTCAAGCTCCAACAATCAGTTTGTGGTTGTGGGCAACAGTGGTACAGTGTTAACGTCACCCGACGGAGTATCTTGGACATCACAGTTGCTTGGCCAATCTATATTGGATGTGACCTACGCACCAACATTGAATACGTTTTTGGCAGTGGGCACAATTGGGCTAATTGCAACCAGCACCGACGGCGCCACCTGGACGCCGCAACAACCGGCCACACTCAACCAATTGAACGGGGTCACCTGGAGTGGCAGCCAGTTTGTGGCTGTAGGCAACTCGGGCACAATTTTGACCAGTCCCGATGGCACCACGTGGACTTTGAGGACCTCGGGCACAACTGCCATCTTGACTTCGGTAGTTTGGGGCAACAACATATTTGTCGCAACTGCGTTTGGTCAGGTGTTTACTTCTCCAGACGGCATCACTTGGACCCCACGAACAGTAAGCAGTGGTAATCAATTCACCAACATCACTTGGTCTGGGACTCAGTTTGTGGCTGTGGGCAACACTGGCATCGTGGCCACCTCGCCTGACGGAGTCACATGGAAAGTAGTAGGCCATAGCAATACGCTTTTGGGCAATATAGCATATTCATCCTCGCTGGGTGTGTTTGTGTCAGTGGGTGCAAACGGCACAATATTACGATCAACCGATGGCAATTTCTGGGAAAGACAGGTATCGGGCACTGCCAACCAATTGAACTCAGTCATATGGAACGGTACAAATTTTGTAGCGGTGGGAAACACCAGCACGGTGCTGATCTCGCCTGACGGTATAACATGGACCCTTAGGGGTGCCGCCGCACAGGATGTTCTGTGGATTGCACAATCGCCCAGTTTAATGGTTGCTGTGGGAACAACTGGCATGATTTCGACCAGCACCGACGGGCAGGCTTGGACTGGAAGAGTAACGGGCACTACCAACCGAATGACCTCGGTGGCCTGGAGTGGCAGCCAGTTTGCGGCAGTAGGAGCCGGGGGTACAGTTCGCACCAGTCCTGATGGCATCACGTGGACCGCACAAACTTCGGGAACCACTAGTCAATTTCAGGGCGTGGTGTCATCTGGAAGTCAGTTTGTGGCCGTGGGAGCCGGGGGTATGATTTCCACCAGTCCCGATGGCGTCACATGGACTGTACGAACTTCGGGAACTGCTAACCAATTGAACAGTGTGACCTGGTCAGGAACTCAGTTTGCGGCAGTGGGTGCCACAGGCACAATTGTTACCAGTCCAGATGGCATCACGTGGACCACCAGAACTTCGGGCACCACTGTTTCGTTAAACGGGGTATCTTGGATCGGCAGCCAGTTTGTGGCAGTGGGTGCCACAGGCACAATCCTTACCAGTACCGATGGTGTGACCTGGACACTAAAATACCAAGGCATTACCAACAACCTTTTGGGAATCACTTGGGACGGTGCTCAGTTTGTAGCGGTGGGAGCCACCGGTATTATTCGTACCAGCCCCGACGGTGTCACCTGGACCACCCAGTCGTCGGGGGTTAGTACTCAGTTAAGTGGTATAGCTTGGACTGGAACCACTCTTGTGGCTGTGGGGGCCCCGGGTGTGATTCGCACCAGTCCCGATGGCATCACCTGGAGTGGGCGAGCCAGCGCCACAACCACAACATTGAACCGAGTCGTTTGGTCGCCACAGCAGTTTCTTCTTGTGGCTGTGGGCGCCCTGGCAGTTACCACAAGGTCGCCCACATCTAACGGAGACGGATGGATTGCCCAACCCACTGGTACCTCTAGCAACTTGGTGGGAGTGACATGGTCAGGCACTCAGTTTGTGGCTGTGGGCGCGTCAGGTACAGTTAGCACCAGTACTGATGGTGCCGCGTGGATTTTGAGAACGTCGGGTACTACTAGCCAATTGAACAGTGTGGTCTGGTCAGGCACTCAGTTTGTAGCAGTGGGCAACACAGGTACGATTGTTACCAGTACTGATGGTGCCGCGTGGATTTTGAGAACGTCGGGTACTACTAGCCAATTGAACAGTGTGGTCTGGACTGGCACCCGGTTTGTGGCAGTGGGCGTCAGCGGTGTCATACGTGCTAGTGACGATGGCAGTACCTGGACTGGTCCTTTTTACTCGCAAAACTTAACATACACCCCGGTGTATGCAAGTTCTCTAGGTTTGTATGTTGCAACTGGAGCCGGTGGAACAATAATCACATCTCCGGACGCAACGTCTTGGACCACACGTACAGTTGCCACCACGCTTGAACTATACATGACTGCATGGTCAGGTACCACACTAGTGGTGGTGGGGCAAAGCGGTGTAATTTTTACATCAACTGATGGCATCACATGGACCAGCCGCACTTCGGGCACCACCAACAACTTGTTGGCAGTGACTTGGAGTGGAACACAGTTTGTGGCGGTGGGTGTGTCGGGCACAATTCGTACTAGTCCAGACGGCACCACCTGGACCACTAGAACCTCGGGTACCACTACAACATTTCAGTCAGTAACATGGTCAGGCAGTTTATTTGTGGCCGTAGGCAACTCGGGAATGATTCGTACCAGTCCCGATGGCATCACTTGGACAGTTCGCACGTCGGGGACCTCTAACACTTTGACATCAGTGGTGTGGACTGGCAGCCAGTTTGTGGCAGTTGGCGCTTCGGGCACGGCTCTCACCAGCACTAACGGCATCTCTTGGACCATTAGATCCACAGGAACCACCAACCAATTGAACGGTGTGGCTTGGAGTGGAAGTCAGCTGGTGGCAGTGGGATCACTGTCTACAATAATAACATCCACCGATGGCATCACATGGCAACGTGTAAATCTCGGTAGTGAAGCGTCTGGTACTGGTGTGGCATGGGTCAACAGTCAATTCTTAACTGTGGGGCCCAGCGGGTTCGTTGCCACATCAGCCAACGGGTCTAGTTGGACAGTGAGGTCCTACAATCCCAGCCTCAGTACGCTGAACACAGTTGTGTGGTCAGGATCGAAGTTGGTAATTGGAAGCGTAAACGGGCGGGTATCAAACAGCAGTAATGGAATCAACTGGCAAACCACGTTCTTGGGTTATCCAACTGACACTAGAGACATAGCGTTTGGTAACGGTCTTTATGTTGCTGTTAATGTTGGATCTGTTTTCACAAGCACTGATGGTGTAAATTGGACATTTGTGCCTATTTTTGGGACCTCATCCACCAACCTAAATGCAGTGGTCTGGAGTGGCACTCAGTTTGTGGTTGTGGGTTCCACAGGCACAATTGTCACCAGTACCGATGGTGCCACCTGGACCATTAGAACCTCGGGCACTGTGCAGAATCTCAGCGGGGTGGTATGGAGTGGTACTCAATTTGTGGCCGTGGGGGTTAGCACTATTCTCACCAGCCCCGATGGTGTCACTTGGACTTCAAGAACCCCGGCTGCTTCCACTAGTTTTTTTGATGTATCGTGGTCAGGCAACCGATTCATAGCGGTGGGTCTCGACACGCTTATCACCACCAGCACTGACGGCATCTCTTGGATTGTAACCAAAACCAATCAGTCTTTGCTGGATACTGCTTATGCATCCTCTCTTGGTCGTATTGTGTCTGTGGGCAGCAACGGTGATGTGATGACCTCTGCTGACGGAATCACATGGACTGGTCGCGTGTCGGGCACAACCAATCAGTTGAGAAGATTGACCTGGACCGGCAGCCAGTTTGTGGCAGTAGGCGCGTCGGGCACAATTCGCACCAGTCCCGATGGCATCACTTGGACAGCTCAAACATCGGGAACTGCCAACTCTTTGATCGGAATTGCTTGGAGTGGTAGTTTATTCGTGGTTGTGGGCAACACAGGTACAATCATTACCAGTCCAGATGGCGTGACCTGGACCACCAGAACTTCAGGTACCACTGCCCAATTGTTTGATGTGGCCTGGGGCGGCGGCCAATTTGTAGCAGTGGGAGTAGCAGGGACAGTGCTTACCAGTCCAGACGGTGTGACCTGGACGTTACGAAATTCGGGATTAGCCAACGCGGCCCTGTCAAGAATAATTTGGGACGGTACTAGATTTTTAGCAGTGGCTTCCATATTGTATTACAGTACTGATGGTATCACATGGCAAACATCAGCACCTCAAGACTCGGCATCGATAATATTGGGAGGCCTAACAAGTGGCAATCAGATTGTTGCCGTGGGCAGTAGTGGTCGCATTTATGTGTATACCGGAGTCTCATCCTGGACCAGGACACTAGCAACGCTCACTGGCGGCGAACTCAACTCAGTTCTCTGGACTGGTACACAATACGTAGCCACTGGACAAACTGCTGCAATACTAACCAGCAACAACTAATTTAAGGACAAAGCATGTATCTAAAGATCACACAAAACCAAATGGTATACCCGTATGATGTTTCGCTCCTGCGAACTGAACACCCAAATGTGTCATTTCCGTCGGACTACAAAACCAATTATGCACTGCTGGCAGAGTTTGGAATACACTGGGCGACCGAAACCCCGCCGCCCCAAGTTGACAAATTCACCCACCGGGTTCAAGCAACAGACCCAGCCGAAGTCAACGGTGAGTATGTTCAGCAGTGGCAGGTTATAGAACTCTCGGAGCAAGAACAGCAAGACAAAATACGTGCGGCTCAGCGTGAGTTTGAAGCACTGGTGCAAGAACGGCTGAATGCATGGGCCATGCAGAAGGGCTACAACGGCATTGAGTCAGCTGTGTCTTACGTGTACAGCAAAGTAGCTAAATTCGCCGAAGAAGCAAGATATGCAGTTGATATGCGAGATGCTATGTGGGCTAAATTGTACGAGATATTTGATCAAGTGAATCAGGGCCAACGAGCCATGCCGCGATCACTTGCTAAAATCGAATCTGAGTTGCCAACCTTGACCTGGGACACCGCAGAATAACTGCCACAGTGGTCAACTGATGCTGTGTTCCACCTGTTGCAGCTTGGCCTGCACAGCATCCACATTCACAGTGTTCCACAGGCCTGGGTGCAAGGGCCTGGGCCAATGCCCACGATCTATCCAAGCCCAGCCCAGGTGCTCGTGATTGAGAACCGGCACAAACTCCGAATCCACCACGCACACCCAGGTGTGATATTCAAACATGCCATCGGCGCTGGTGAATTTTTCCAGGGGAACCAAGCGTTGGTAATCGGGGAAGAAGCCCAGCTCTTCTGTGCACTCTCGCTCCATGCCGCCCAGCAGGGTTTCGTTGAGTTCCAGTTTGCCCCCGGGCAAGGCCCAGGTGCTGGGGTGCCGTGGATCGTTGCGCAACAAGAACAGGTAGCGTCCGGTTGCTGCGCTCTTGAACAGCACACCAACCGCTTTCAAAGTACCAGACTCCAAAGGCCGCCGGGATAGACTCCTTGGTAACTCTTGATCCATGCCTCTCCGGTCCATTTGTATTGTGTTCCTGTGGTGATGTTGGTAACGTATTGAATGTCTTGCTGGTTTGTGCTGGCAAACACCACACGCCATCTTGTGCCATCGTACTCGATGATGTCGTTGGCCTGGGCCACCAAGGGCTGCCCTAGATCCCCGCGCCAGGCTTGGGGATTGTATGCGTTTATTGTAGCACCAGTGGGTTCAGTTAGCAAGTATCGTGTGCCAGCCGCAGCAGGCGGCAGCCCGTTGTCGGGTCCACTCACTTGAGGATCAATAATGGCATCAATTGGTGCCAGGGTATTTTGCGGAGCAGTATCTGGATCTGGCGAGAATATGATCAAGCGGGTGTCATTGGGATCCACAACAAACGTACCCACAATGGGAGACTCGTCGTTTTGGTCTCTGAACAGTCGAATTTGACTCACACCTGGGCGGTATACCCCGTATGCATCCAGCAGCGCTGGCCACAACAGCGGACTGTCGCCCACAATTTCGGTGGGAGTCAGTGTGTCTAGGCTGCCGTTGGGTACCACAGCAGGGGCATACAAGCACTGAATCTTGTTGTCAATCACCACCAGTTTGTAGTTCCAGGGAGTGACCATGACTCGAGTGCCCAGCAACAGATCATTGTTGGTGATGGCGTCGCGCAGGTCGCCTTGAGCATCGTAGATGCCGGCCACGATGCGCTCTACCACACCCAGCTTCTTGACCTTGGCCGGAGCGCTGATCCAAATGGGAATGTTGAATCTCAGGGTGGCAATGTCAATGGGATTTTCAGTACCAGTGGGTATGGTTCTTGACGTCCAGGTTGTGGATTCAAGCTCAACTACCGAGAGACTGGTCCAGTCAATATAGTTGTCGGTGCTCTGTACTTCCAGGCTGGGGTTGAACAAGGTCACAATCTGTTCCAGCAGTTGAAACTTTTGATTGGTGTTTGAAGTCCAAATATCCAAATTGATGGTGAGTTTGTAAGGCACTGGCATCAGCCGCTCGATTGTGAATGCATTGCCCTGTGTGGTTTCGTATGTTTCGGTCACGGGATCGTAAGTTCGCTGCCGTACATGCATCTTGCTCACATGATACGGCTCTTGCATCCTGGGGCGATCGTAGTCAAACCCAGTGATGTAGAAAGTCATGAGCGGTGTACTGGGCAGGTTGTTGGCCGAGTTTTCTTGCAGAATAGTTTGCGCATTGCGGCTGGCATCGCCGTAGCGAATGGGCACACGAATCAGTGCAGCAGCCTGGGTATTGGGATCGATGCCATACTCCACTTGAAACCCGCTGAAGATTCGAGTGAACTGCAGCAGGAAACGTCGGATTTGTTCGTCGTAAAAGAAGGCTTGAATTTTGATTCTCCTTGATAGTGTCAGCTACTGGGCTGCCCAGGCTGTGTACCCGGCCTTGGTCTAGACGGCTTGTTGCCGCCTGCATCGCCGTTGTCAGCACGAGGCTTGAGAATTTCGCTGAGACTCTGACGGCTGGGAATGTTGCCCTGGTCAGTAGTGGGCACTGTGTAACTGTTGTTCACAAAGCCCGAACGCAAGGTGTTGTTGTTTGGACCGTTGTCAAGATTGGTTCGCACCTTTTCTTCGATCTTGATCCAAGTGGATCCGTTGTAACGGAACAGACGATTGGGGAAGTAATCCAAACGCAAGCAGTAGTCGCCGGCCACTGCATTGGGCGGAAAGCTCACACCTGGAGTCACTGGCAATCCGTTGGGAGGAATGCCGTCGCCTGTGAGGTAACCGGCTGTGTAACCATCGCTGCGCGGAGTCACGTTCATACCGCCCTGTGTGCCATCCACTGTGTCGGTATCTTCAGTTGTGAGAGAAACAGGGTTAGCCGGCTGCCCATCCACTGTGGTGGGCTCGATGTAGAACGACACAGTGTCGTAGCCACTTAGTGGTACCTCCACGTTGGCTTGTGTGACAATGGCATCGTTCAGTGCAGTGTCTTTGGCTCTGGTACCTTGCACTTCGCTGATGGTGGGCGGAGTGTATTCAGTCCAGTAACTGGGGTTGGAGATTTCAACGCCGGCAGGTACGTTTTGTGTGGCACGATAGTACACATCGCTGGAGTTCACAATGCTGCCAGCAGGATAGTAGTCACCCGGATCCCAGATGTATTCGCTCACAAACGGGCGATTGGTAATGGAGTTGTATTCTTGCGAGTCTGTCAATGGCGTGGCCTTTACTCTCCACAGGTGCGGAAGCCATGTTTGCGAGAACCCCTCGCTGGCAAATGCAGCATCCTGTATCACATAGTATTTGGGCAGGGGCAGCATGGCAGGGTTCAAGGGATTGTAATCCTTGAGATTGGGCAGTTCCAGCACATCACCGTTCATGAGCTTGCGCCCAATGGTGTCGATCATGCTGTTGTAGTGGAATGTGATAAACAGGGTGTCGTTGTTGAGAAACAGGCCAAACTGACTGAGGTCAAAGTCCACGTCTTGTTGGTTGTAAACACCTCGCATGACATACACATCAGGCGCATACACCCGATCGCGGTTTTCCAACAGCAGCAAGTCTTGGATGTTCAACACGCTTTGTTCTTCGTACACCGGCTGTGTGGCATCAGCATTGCCCGAAAATGCCGAATCCTCGCCCCCAGTTTGTGGACCTATGTAGCGATGAACATAGATATCCAGTCCGCCCACGGTGTATTGTTCTCTTATCGTCCGGTCAAGAAACTGGTAGTCTCTTGTGCGGTTAGGCCGCCACAAACTTAATCTTGGCATGTTGGATCCTTTGCTCGCATGCAGTTATTATTGTGCCATCTTTCAAGATTTGATTTCCCGCCAACAGTCTTGCCACAATGCTGGCAGACATATTTTGGTTTTGGTGCACGAAGTTTCATTAGGGTGGCATCGGTGTGTGTTTTTCCGAAAAACGAATTATCGACCCCAGTTTTTCTTACACCGTAAAAATGATTGTTCACCCCGGATTGATGTGGTCTTTTCTCTCCCTTGCGTCGCTGGTTGATCGCAATCATGTTATTGCGTCTAATGGCTTTTTTGTCATCGCCTTCACTTTGGGCGCGGGCTTGTGCAGAGATTTTTAACTTTTCAATCCATTCGTCGGTGAATTTTCTGCCTTTAAGAGATGAGTTTAACGACTCTCTAAGGTTCTGATAAACTCGAGAACCAACTTTGTATCTGTCTTGTTTGGTGTTATTGCTATGCATCATTTTCTTGCATGCGTACACCATTTTTCTTTTAGGTTCCCCAGTTACCATCTTAGTAAGCAACCAGTGAGCAATAAAATGCTCGCGAGCTGTTAACCTAACCAAATTCTCTGTATTATCGCTACCACCAAGTGACTTGGGGATGATGTGATGGCACTCGGAATAACACTCGTTGGGCAACTGACGTCCTTGTGCTCGGACAATTATTTGGTAGTACCACTGAGTATATTTGTTATCACTGAACATAGTGGTGTATTTAGCAACCGCTTGGTTGCTCAAAATCCTCACATGCGCTATAATATGGTTTTGCAGCAACAAACCCCAGGATCACCATGCCACAGTTCTACACAGACCAACAGGTGCGTGATCACGCACAGGCACAGGGCCTGCATGCCCGCAGCACTGAACAGGAAATCCGTGCAGCGTTCCCCGATCTGCCAGCTGAAAGCGAAGTTTTTGGGCCCGAGGGGCGCCTGCGCATGGTTGACGGCATTCCGGGTTGGGTCAGCCCCCGTGCCGCACGCCCGGTTGACCATAAATCCGCCCTGTGCTACAATACAAGTTACTAAACAACTGAACCCTTTCAAGGAAACCACATGACACTGCGTTCTTTCTCCCACCCTGGTCTGGTTGATTACAAGTATGACACTGAAAAGCGTCAGGTCATCAGCTACAAGGTCAATGCCGCCGGTCAACCCCGCGCCTGGAGCTTTGACAACAGTCGCATCGCTCGCATGGGCCTGCGCACTCGCAGCGGCAGCACGGTGAACATCCGTCGGGACCAGATCGAGCAACACCTTGTTCCGGAAGCTCGCAAAACCACTGTGACCCGCATTGGCAGCGCCACCCAGCGCCAGATCAACGAAGCCCGCGACATCCGTGCCAAGATCAACTCTGGTGCCACTGTGACCAACAACCTGGACTTGCTCAAGCCCGACTTTGAATACGTGCTGTTCAGCGTGAAAAACCAGTGCAGCCAGTATTTCTTCCGTGGCACTTCGGTGGGCGATGCTCTGCGCATGTTTGCACGTCGTGGCGAACACATCGCGCCCAGCGACATTCGCATCCTCAACACCCGCACCAACACGGTGACGGAACTGCAAACCCAGGTGATCACCACCTACGTGCTGGCTGCGTGATACACACTGCCCGGAGATCCCGGGCAGTGTCACGACTTGACCCAAAATGGCAGGTGTGCTATAATTACAGTGTTGACAACAAGGAGCCATCAAACATGAAAAGCACTGCAACAGTTCGAGCCCTGAATCCCCGCAATCCGGACACCAAATACATGGGCAACGAGCCCACTTGGGAAGTCCAGCCCACTGCGGGCCGCATCACTGCCATGAGCCGTGCCTTCAACTGGTACAACTACTTCTACGGCAAAAAGGATGCCAAGGACTTTGTGGCAGCTTGGTTGGACAGCCAGGGTCGCACTGCAGATGCCAAGAAGATTCGTGCACTGTCTGACAGCCAGGTGCGAGCCACCACTGGCTGGTTGTGCCGCATGGTCATGGTGGGTCTGGAACTGACTGAAGCGGAAAAGGTCAAGCTGTTGGCATCTGTGTCTGAACTCCTGATCAAGCACGATGAGCCCGCTGCAGAGGCTGAAGTGGTCAGCACCGAACCCGAAACACCGCGAGTGACCATTCAGGATCGCCTGCGTGAAAAGGTCAGTGAGTGCCTGGGCGAGCTGGACGGCTTGTTTGATGACTTTTTGGCGGCAGGCGCCAAGATGAGTGCAGATTACAAGCCCATTGCCACCATCCGTGGCATGAACGTGGCTCCGCAAATGATCAGCATGATCAGCGATCGTTGGAAGCAACGCCTGGCTGAATTCGAAGCGGTGCAAGCGGGCAAAGATGCCCAACTGGCGGAAGGCTATGGCAACTGGAGCAAGATCCAGGTGCGCAACATTGTCAAGTTCTGCGAGACTGTGGTGTCTGACTGCGGCGCATACGTGCAGATCAAGAAGGTGGAACGCAAGCCCCGCAAGGTCAAGCCCATCACTCCGGAAAAACAAGCCAGCCGATTCAAGATCTGCGCTGAGTTTGCCGAACTCAAGCTCCGCAGCCTGCCAGCTGCACAGTTGGTGGACAAGACCGAAGCCTGGTTGTATGACAGCAAAAAGCGCAAGTTGATCCACTTGGTGGCTGACGAATACACCAAGACCTTCACTGTGAAAAACAACGCGGTGATTGGGTTCAGCACCACCGAAACTCAGCAGAAGACGCTGCGCAAACCTGCAGAAACGCTCAAATCCATCATGACCAGTGGCAAGCCCAGCTGCCGCAAGGTGTTCAAAGACATCAAGGCCACTGAAACTGCCTGGAACGGGCGTGGCACTGAGAATCTGCTGGTGCTGCGAGTCTGGTAAGGTTGGGTGTTTTACAAAGTGGCGCTGAATTCAGCGCCACTTCTCACATGTGTTCGGACAGGCACTCCCATAAATATAACATTGGAGCGCAACATGGCCGAGCAACAACAGGATACCCTATCTGTACTGAAACAACAACTGATTGACTACGTCAAGCTACAGCTGGGCGATCAAATCGTAGACATCGAACTGGACCCAGCCCACTACGAGGCTGCATACCAGCGCACCATTGGCACTTATCGCCAACGGGCTAACAATGCATATGAAGAAAGCTACAGCTTCTTCATGCTGGTCAAGGATCAAAACGTTTACCAACTGCCGCAGGAAGTCATGAGTGTGCGCCAGATTTTCCGCCGTACATTTGGTGATGCAACCGGACCCTACGCTTCAAACTTTGACCCGTTTGCACAGGCCAGTATCAATGTTTATCTCATGAACTTCAACGTGGCTGGCGGTCTTGCCACATACGACTTCTACAGTCAATACGTGGAACTGGCAGCCCGCATGTTTGGCGGTTATGTGAACTACACTTTCAACCCAGTGACCAAAATGTTGCAAATCATTCGTGACCCCAAAGCCACTGGTGAAACTGTGTTGTTGTGGACCTACAACCTCAAGCCTGAAATTCAACTGTTGAGCGACATGCAAATCCGGCAATGGATTCGTGACTACATGGTGGCCAACTGCAAGTTGATCATTGGTGAAGCTCGCGAGAAGTTTGCCAGCATTGCGGGCCCACAAGGTGGAACCAGCCTCAACGGTGCAGCAATGAAAGCTGAAGGCCAGGCGCAGATGGATGCCCTGATCGAACAGCTCAAAATGTATGTAGACGGAAGCCAGCCGCTGACCTGGGTGATTGGATAATTCATGTACCCATTGACATTTTACATCAAGTCCAAGCAGGTTCTTCGTGGTTTTGCAGGACTGACTTTTGGTCCTGTGGTGCTGATTGACGAAGCATATCGCAGCGATCGCGGCCTGCTGGTGCATGAACTCACACATGTTCAACACTGGGCAGTGCTCACAGCATTGTGTTGGGCTGTGTTGTGGTGGTTCATGCCTTACACCAGCCCTTGGATTTTGGCAGCCGGTGCCAGTTCAGGTTATGGAATCTTGTATCAGTTTGTGGCCCCATTCCGCATGTGGGCTGAAATACATTGCTACCGCCGACAGTTGGCAGTGTATCGGGATGAGGGCGCCAGCGCGGCCGAATTGGCACGCCGCAAGAGTCGCCTGGCCCAGATCATCATGACCAAATATGATGATGCTCACGGCAGCCGCTCGCAGTCGTGGATTGAATCTCAACTGCAATGAGAGCCACGGAGTTTGCCAAAAACACTTGGCACATGTTGCTGAGCACCAGTGACAAAGAGGATGCAAGCGACCAGCTGATTGATCTGGTGCAAACTGCCTATGCCGCTGCACCACGTGGCAGCTTTGTTGCCAGTCTCGGTGATGTGTTGCCCAGCGACTGGCATGTGCTGGACTGGGACCAAGATCCCGACCTGGATTGTGCTGTGTTTTATCGTGGACCCCGGGCTCGGGAAACCTGGCGTGGATTCAAAATACAGGGCATTGGACACGATGGGCAGCCGGGCAGTCGCCGACGTGTGATCGAGCGTGTGCAGGATCTGTTGAACCGCTCAGGCTGGTGGATTGAAACCTCAGATGCCATGCGATCGGCACTGTTGCGAGTGAACCAAACTCCTGTGACCGATGTGCGTGTGCTGCGGCGCCTGTTTCGTGATCCCGAGCTGGCGATGATTGACCGCGTGACCTACCGACGCAGGCTCAGTGACGGCAGCTCAGTGCTGGAAACTGTGTTCGGACGGCCTGAGTTCTAACACTTGCCTATTGTGTTGATCTCCCCTGTGATGTTTGCTACAATGCAGCATGCACTTGATGATCGACCTCGAAGGACTGGCAACTGGTCCCGACGCAACCATATTGACCATTGCTGCTCAGGCGTTTGACCCGTTTGGCAACAGCTATTACGATCAGCACTACTATGCTCGAATCACCTTGGAAAGCCAGGAAAATCGAGTCATTGACCAAGACACCATAGACTGGTGGGCCACACAACCAGCTGTGGTGCGCGATGAAGCCTTTGCCGAAGATGGGCGCATTCCCTTGGACCAGGCCCTGGACGAACTGGGGCGCTTGATTTGGCGCTCCCAAATGATCTGGAGTCAAGGCCCCACATACGACATGAACATCCTGGAGCATGCCTACAAGAGCTATCACAAGTCCTTGCCCTGGAAATACTACATGGTTCGAGACAGCCGCACTGTGTTCAGTTTGTGGCCAGATCAGCCCATCCCACCCACCACTCACCATGCGTTGGAAGACTGCCGCAGACAGATCGGTATGCTGCAGAGAACCCTGCGCCATCTCAAAGTAACAGCACTCAAATGACCCTACCCAAGCTACTAATCATTGGCCACGGACGCCACGGCAAGGATACCGTGTGCGAGATCTTGCGAGACCAGTTCGGATTCCGATTCCAAAGCAGCAGCGAGTTCTGCGCTCGGCAGTTCATCTACCAAGAGCTGGCACCCAAATACGGTTACACCAGCTATGAACAGTGTTATGCAGATCGACACAACCACCGTGCCGAGTGGTTTGACATGATCTACAACTACTGCCGCGAAGACAATGCCCGGCTGGGCCGCGAGATCTTCGCTGAATACGACATCTACTGCGGCCTACGCAACCGGGCTGAGTTTCATGCCATGCGCAACACCGGTGTGTTTGACCATTGCATCTGGGTGGACCGTAGCAACCATTTGCCCCCAGAAAACGCCAACAGCATGAACTTGGAAATCTGGATGGCTGACTATGTGATCGACAACAACGGCACCCTACAAGCTCTTGAACGCAACGTGTGCGACTTGGCTAGGCATCTGGTGTCAAATCACCTCGCCGCCACACAGAATCAGACTTTGATAAATCGATCTCGCAGTTACGGCACACAGTTTTGAGATTCTTGGCTTCGCAGTTGTTGAGATTGCCGTCCACATGATACACCAGGGTCTGCGCTGAATAACGTGCCCTGAAGCCACAGCGGTCACACACCATCTTTTTTCGATACCCAGCTGATTCCCAGTTGGGTTTTCTTTTGGGCAAATTTTTGTTCTTGCGAATGCAGTTCTCGCAACGGCTGCGATAGTGTACTACATCGCCCTTGCGATAGTTCACAGCACATGGTCGCTGGTTACAAACTGGACATGTGGGGCGGCTCATCAGGTATTTATAGTCCGGACCTTGGCAAAGGGCACCCTAACAGGGGTTTTTTACAAGAACCCAATAAATATCAATAACTTGAAAGGGAACCCATAACATGGCTCTAATATCACCTGGCGTAGAAGTTAGCGTAGTTGACGAAAGTCAATTCATTCCTTCTGCTGTTAACTCAGTACCATACTTCTTGGTCGCTACAGCGCAGAACAAAGTATCCAGCGACGGCGTCACTGTCGCAGCAGGAACCTTGGCTGCAAACGCAAACAAAACATACCTGATCACCAGTCAGCGAGATCTGGCTGCAACATTCGGCGTGCCATTCTTCTACAACACCACTACTGGTACTCCAATCAACGGTTACGAACTCAACGAGTACGGCTTGTTGGCTGCATACAGCGCCCTGGGCGTTACCAATCGTGTGTATGTGCAACGTGTTGACGTTGATCTGACCCAACTGTCAGCAACACTGACTCGTCCAACTGGCAATCCTGCAAATGCAACTGCCTGGGTTGACCTGGGCGCAAGTCGTTGGGGTATTCAGGAATGGAACCGCGATACCAACACATTCACAGTCAAGACTCCACTGTTGATCACCGAAGCAGCTGACATGGTTGATGCAGTCGGTGGTGACTTTACACCGCTGACCACTATTGGCAGCATTGGCGACTACGCACTGTCGTTCTATGATCCCAGCATTGTGGGCTACTACAAGAACAACAGCAACGTCTGGGTGAAAATTGGTAGCGATGCTTGGAAATTGAGCTGGCCAACTGTGCAGGGCTCGGCTACCCCCAACTCACTCACAATTGGCGCCAACCTCCTGATCAACGGTGTGTTGTGCACCGTGGGCGTGACAAACACCGTGAGCGGGTTTGTCGCAGTAGTCAACGGACTGTCCATTCCTGGTGTCACCGCAGCCAACGTGGGCGGCAAGTTCACTCTGTATGCAGACAGCACAGCAACCAACGATGGATCTTCAGCAGATGGCGGCATTGTCAGCATCGAAGCTGGCCCCAACAGCGGTGCTGCATTGTTGACCGAACTGGGCATGACTGCCAACGAATATGGTGCACCTGAGTATCTGCCCAGCTACAGCTATCAAGCTCCGCGCTGGCGCCTGACTGACACTCTGCCCAAGCCAACTGGCTCTGTGTGGAACAACATGAGTGCAGCCAACAACGGTATCAATCTGGTGTTCAAGCGCTATGATTCTACCTTGGGTGCATGGGTAGCACAGTCTACTCCGGCATACTACGACGATGCTGATGCATTGTTTGGCCTTGCTCCTGGATCTGGCGGCGCCACACTGGCAGTGAATTCCACATATGTGTCGTTTGACGCCTACAGCCTAGGCGACACCGACGCCACACTGGGCTTCCGAATTCTGTCTCGCACAGCATCGGGTCCAACTGTGATCACCGGCAACGAGCAATTGAGCGGTACCCCGTTCATCGCTGGCAACCAGTTCACTCTATCTGCCACAGCAGCAGGGCAAGCAGCTCTGAACACAGCCACAGTCACAATTGGTGGCACTTCGGCGTCTGACTTTGTGGCAGCAGTGAGCGCAGCCAACGTGCCGTTTGTCAGCGCCAGCGTCAACAGCGATGGTTACATGGTTCTCACACACAGCCAAGGTGGCAACATGTACCTGGACAACATCCAGGGTCAAGGAACTCCAATTGAGGACGCAGGCTTTGTGGGCGGTCTTCCTGGTGTGCGCGTTGACACCCAGCTGAGTGCTTCTCCTGGCAGCTTGATTCTGTCCAACTGGGGTACTGCACCATATGTGCAATGGACCGCTGGCACAAGCGAGCCAACTGTGAACCCAGCTGACGGAACCCTGTGGTACTACAGCACCGCAACCGAAGCTGACATCATGATTCAGAACAATGGTTCCTGGGTGGGATACAAGACTGTGACCAACGATGTTCGTGGTTACAACCTGAGCTTGACCAACGCAACTGGCCCAATCTTTGCAACCAGTGCCCCAACCACACAAACCAACACAGCAGCAAGTCCGCTGGTACCTGGCGATCTCTGGATCGACACCAGCGACCTTGAAAACTATCCCAAGCTGTATCGCTGGGAATTGGTGGATGCTGTGGGACAGTGGGTCGCTGTGGATGTTGCTGATTCTGTGACACAGAACGGCGTGCTGTTTGCCGATGCACGTTGGGGCACAAACGGGTCTGTAAACCCAATTGAAGACCCAATCCCCACCATCACAAGCCTGCTGACCAGCAATTATCTGGACCTGGACGCACCCGATGCTGACTTGTATCCACAAGGTATGCTGTTGTGGAACACTCGTCGCAGTGGCTACAACGTCAAGAGCTTCCGTAGCAACTACTTCACACAGGCCAACTTCCCTGATGCGCCATCGTTGCCTGCTGAAGCCAACGCTTGGGTCACTGCCAGCGGCAACCGCCCCGACGGTGCAATGTATGCAGGACGCCTGGCTCAGCGACAAATGATCGTGAAAGCCATGCGAGCCGGTATCGACGGCAGCGCAGGAGCCCGAGAAGAATCCACAGAGTTCAACTTGCTGGCTTGCCCTGGCTATCCAGAGTTGATCACCAACATGGTTGCACTCAGCAACGAGCGCAACAACACTGTGTTTGTGGTTGGTGACACCCCCATGCGCTTGCCTGGCGATGCAACTGCTATCACCAACTGGAGAAACAACAACGGTGGTGATGGATTGCCATCCGGTGACGGCCTTGATGTGTCTGGATCTACATCATTCAGTCAGTATCTGGCCACTTTCTGGCCCAGCTGCCAGACCAACGACCTCAACGGCAACACTGTTGTGGCTCCTCCAAGCCACATGATGGTACGCACAATTCTGCGCAACGACGAGATTGCATATCCGTGGTTGGCTCCGGCTGGTACACGTCGCGGTGTTGTGGACAATGCAAACGCTATTGGCTACATCGATGCAGCTACTGGCGAATTTGTGCAAGTGGGTGTGAACCAAGGCTTGCGCGATGTGCTGTACAACTTGTCGATCAACCCAATCACATTCGTGCCTGGTGTTGGTATCACCAACTTTGGTAACAAGACATCGACCACAATTGACAGTGCGCTGAATCGCATCAACGTGGCACGATTGGTTGCGTTCCTGAGACAGCGTCTGGACCAAATTGGCAAGCTGTACCTGTTCGAACCCAACGATCAGATCACACGCAACGAGATCACAAACACCATCAACAGTTTGATGATCGACTTGATTGCCAAGCGAGCAATTTATGACTACCTGGTGGTTTGCGACTTGAGCAACAACACACCAGCACGCATTGACCGCAACGAACTGTGGGTGGACATTGCTATTGAACCTGTCAAGGCCGTGGAATTTATCTATATTCCGCTGCGCATCAAGAACACAGGTGAGATCTCGGGAACAGTGGCCTAAACTGTAGGGGGCCGGGAAACCGGCTTCCACAATAGGTAAATAAAGATATAGGAGATAACAAATGGCAGTTTCATCACTACAGAGAATGACAGTGCCCTTGGCAAGTGACCAGAGTGCAAGCACTCAGGGCTTGCTGATGCCCAAACTGAGATATCGCTTCCGCGTGTCCTTTGAGAACTTTGGTGTAAGCAAACCCACAACTGAACTTACCAAGCAGGTTGTGAGCTTTGCTCGTCCCAACTTGAACTTTGAGCAGATTGCTCTTCCAGTTTACAACTCGACCCTGAAGTTGGCCGGACGTCACAGCTGGCAGCCAGTGCAGTGCGAAGTTCGCGACGATGCCAGCAACGCAGTTGCCAAGCTGGTGGGCGAACAGTTGCAGAAGCAGATGGACTTCTTGGAAATGAGCTCGGCCAGCTCGGGTATTGATTACAAGTTCCTGACCAAAGTTGAGATTCTCGACGGTGGCAACGGAGCTAACGAGCCGGTTGTGTTGGAAACCTGGGAACTGTACGGTTGCTACCTGGCCAGTGTGGACTACGGTCCCCTGAACTACGGTGCTAACGAAGCCGCTGCAATCACCATGACCATCGAATATGACAATGCCAACCAGACTCCTAACGGAACTGGTGTTGGTACTGCAATTGGTCGTACCCTGGGTGACGTTGTAACTGGTGCTGGTACCACTCAGACTCAGGTCTAACACAAGGGGTAGCCCATGAACGGTGGCGGCCCTTTCGGTCAACAAATTCTACAAGGGTTTTTTGGGTCAAGTAACTTGCGTGATTACACTCACGCAAGCAAGACCTTTCTTACCAACAGCTACGAACTTAAACCTCGGTTCAAGTTCTTGTTTCACGTCAAATTTGTGCTCAACGTGGGTGAGATTCGCGGACTGCAAAATGCTGGCATTTTTCAACAGCAAGAAATAACAAATTTGAGCTTGGCAGTCAAGACCATTGATCTGCCCAAGTATTCGGTTGATACCGAAGTCATGAATCAATACAACCGCAAGCGACTGATTCAGACCAAGATCAACTACGATCCCATCAACATCACATTTCACGATGATGGTGGAGACAACATTCGTGAACTTTGGTATCAGTACTACAGCTACTATTACAAAGATCCCAGCTACAAACTGGACACCACTCCCAACACCAACGGGTCCATAGGCGAGATACAGCAACAACAGACTGGATTTGGCTATCAGCCGCGAGACATCTACTCTCAGCAGCGAACAGGCAATGTCAACGACTGGGGCTTTATTGGTGAAAACTACGGCGATGCCAGCAGCGGCACCAGCGGCAAGCCACCTTTTTTCAAGCAGATTGAAATCTACGGTTTCGATCAGCACAAGTACGCCAAGTATGTGTTGTTCAATCCGCTGATTACCAACTGGTCGCATGACACTTACGACTACAGTCAAGGCAACGGTATCATGCAAAACTCCATGACTGTGCGATATGAGACTGTCAAATATTTCAGCGGTGCACTGAGTGAGTCCAAGCCTGATGTCAACATTGGAACCTTCCCGGATCCAGCACACTACGACACCACCACAAGCCCAATTTCCCGTCCTGGCTCAACTGCCACAGTGTTTGGTCAGGGTGGAGTGTTGGAAACCGCAGATGGTATTCTCAAGGACTTGCAATCGAACAGTGTCATGGGCCTGCTGGGCGCTGCACAAAAGGCCGGAACAGCATACAACACTTACAAAAACAAAAATCTTGCGGCCATTGCCAAGAGCGAAACAGTCAAATTGGGCACCAATGTGTTGATCAACAACTTGCCTGCAGCCACAAGAGCCATGACAAACAAAGCTGATGGGGTATTCTTCCCCAAGGAGAAAAAGTGAGCACAGTAAACAACACCAACTATCAGTTGGATCAGAGCGTGAGAATCTTTGACGAATTCTACAACTACGATGCTCTGGTTCCGTCTGCCGAGTATGACCTGGTGTACAGTTTCTTCAAGAAAGAAATGCCCAGCGACACGGTGGCAGCAAACTTTGCTGCCAACTTGTTTAGGGTAGCAGACACCACTGGAGTTCCAGTCATGGATCTGCTCAAGAGCATACAAGGATCCACAGGACTGCAACTCACTGCCAGCTTGGCCTACTATCTCAACAACATTCGAAGCAATGCTACTCTGCTGGGCGTGAACACCGCCACCAGCCCCAATCTCTATGCTGCACGGGCTGTGATCACATGAGCAACAACTGGGCACAGGGCTTTTACGAAGTCATGAACCCGCAAAAATATGTGGGCAATCGCCGCCCACGATATCGTTCGGGCTGGGAACTGGGATTCATGCGCTTCTGTGACACCAACGATCACATACTGCAATGGGCCAGCGAAGCCATCCAAATCCCATATCGACACCCGCTCACTGGCAAACAAACCATCTATGTGCCGGACTTTTTGATCACTTACCGAACTCGCAACAACACAGTTCGTGCCGAATTGATCGAAATCAAGCCCAAAAAACAGAGCGTGCTAGAGTCAAAAATGAGCAGTCGAGACCGTGCTGTGGTTGCAGTCAACTACGCCAAGTGGGATCAAGCTGCCAAGTGGTGTGCTGCACAAGGCATTCACTTTAGAATCCTAACCGAAGACCAGTTGTTTCACCAAGGCCGAAAATAATATCCTATAAATATAGGATGACTTTATCCAACAAACGACTCGAACAATTGTTTGATCTGCCTCCCACAGAGTCAACTGATCAGGACAATGCACCTGCGCTGCCGCCCTCAACTGAGACTATCGAAGCCATTGACCAAGCCATTGACAAGATCGACAGTGCATTGCCTGCAGTGCGCGGTCTAGATGCCAGTGACAGTGAGATGGACGAATTGGCGCAGTTGGCCACTGGCAGCTACAAAGATCTCATGGAGCTAGGCATGCAAGTTGACTCGAGATTTGCGTCAGACATATTCAGCGTGGCATCCAACATGCTGGGTCATGCCATCACTGCCAAAACAGCCAAGCTGGACAAAAAGCTCAAAATGATTGACCTGCAGTTGAAAAAGGCTCGTCTGGATCAATCACAGCCGGAAGGTGCTGCACAGCCGCAGCAGGGCACTGGTCATGTGCTGAGTCGCAATGAACTGTTGGAAAAAATACTGGCCGGTACCCGTCAAAACGGTACAAATGAATAAATATAAAACAGGATACTGATATGAAACCATTTGCAAAATATCTTGCCGAGAGCGAACGCACATACGATTACAGGATCAAAATCCTGGGCCGTGTCGGCGACGATCTTGTGCGACAACTCAAACAAAAACTGGCACAATTTGATCCAGTCTCGGTGGGGGAGTTGAAATCAACTCCCATACAAAAAGTACCTACCGATTTCCCGGGCAGTCAAAACGAAGCAGTGAGCATGTTTGACGTCAAGTTCAAGTATCCTGCAATTGACGCACAGATCAAACAGTTGTGGCAGTTGCTGGGCCAGAACCCCAACCACATCATCATGGGCACGGTCAAGCATGCTGAAGGTCTTGCAAAAGAATATCAACGCATCGAAGATGAAAACAAAGACCTGATCAACGATACTGATTACCCCGAACCCGATAGCGAGCAAAAATCACTCAGCCGTGACTATGCTGCAGAACCGCATGACCATGTGGTACTAAAAAATGCTTATCGAAGTGATTTCACCATTGCCGGCGGCCGCACTCCTGCTGCCAAAACCACCAATGACATTGCGCAAGGTACCAAGAGTCCAATGACCAATGTCAAGCGTCCAGCCAAGCCAGCTACTGGCCGTAACCCAAGAGGATAAACCAAATGTCATTTTTTTACGATCTCAACAAAAAACTACAGCAAGTGCTGGAATCCCCCAAGAGCGAGCACAAACAACTGAACGAGGGCTGGAAGGGCGGCGCAGCTGGTGCTGGCGTGGGTGCAGTGGCTGGCGGGCCAGTTGGTGCTGCCATTGGCTCGGTGCTGGGCGACAAAATTGGCGATGAGCTGGGCGAAACTGGCTACAGCGCCCGGGCAGCCAGTGCTGGACGAGACATTGGCAAACCCGGCAAGAACTTTGCCAAAATTGCCAAAAGTGCTGGCGAGCGCTACGGCTCTAAAGAACGCGGCGAAGCTGTGGCAGGCGCTGTGCTCAAGAAGCTGCGAGCCAAAAACGAAGGTGTTGATTCTGACGCTGGCGATGACAACCGAGTGTCCACAGTGGTCCGACTGTTGAAGCGATTGCTGACTTCGGAAGCACTACGTGACGCCTACGACATTGGCGAAGATGATGTGTTCCAAATTGAAGAGCTGGCAGCTGCATTGGAAAACAATGACATGGAAGCAGCACAAGACGCATGGAGCGTGTTTGATGTGAACGAGCTGGACAATGCATTGGACAGTTATGTGGCCGACAATGGGCTCGAAACCGGTTACTTGTTTGACCTACTGGGCCACAATGTGAACGAAGGCTCCAAAGTTCCAACAGACTGGATGGGAGTCCCTACTAAGCTGGGCAAAAATGACAAGAAGCCAATCCAGTTCCCAGCAGGGTATGATGAATATATCAAGCAGGGTGCCAAGCATGGATTCCAAGATGATCCCAACAATCCTCTGCGTAAACGAGTCAAAAAAGCAGGCGTAGCAGAAGGCCGCCATACTCAATCCAACGCACTGGAACTGAACCCTGACCTCCGGGCCCAGGCCAACAAGCCCACAGTGGCCGGCCGCATTGGCAGCGCAGCCAAGCGGGTGGCAAACGCCATCACTGGTGGCAGCGATGAAGACGCCAAGAATCGTTTGCTGAACCGCATGGGCGGCCGCCGCACTCCCCTGGCACGTGATGACATGTCCGAAGCCACTAAAGAAATCCCGGGCGGTCGTCGTCACACATCTGAGCCAGGTGGCTACGGTCGCAAGGACGACGACGAAGCCCCCAAGGCAAAAACTCAGCGTGGTCGTGGTCGTCCCAAGAAGGGCGGCGACAGCGAAACAGGTGAAGTCAAGAAGTACGACTGGAGCGCATTTGGTGCAACTGGCAAGGATGTCAAGTTGCCCAAGCACTCGGGTACCGTTACCAAGCACAAAATGAGCGACGAAGAACCCAAAAAGAAAGTCAAAGAAGCCACCAAGGAAATCCCAGGTGGACGTCGTCACACTGCTGATGCAGGCGGCTATGGTCGCCGAGACGACGAAGATGACAAGGGCAAGCGAGTCGCAGCTCAAGTCAAACGTGGCCGTGGTCGTCCCAAGAAGGGCGGCGATAGCGAAACAGGCGAAGTCAAGAAATATGACTGGAGCGCATTTGGCGCCACAGGCAAAGAAGTCAAACTGCCCAAGCACAAGGGCAATGTTACTCGGCACAAGATGGACGAGGCTGTGAGTGAAGATGATCTTGCAGTTCTTGAACGACTCATGGACCAGGCGTTTGCCGAAGGCAACACTGCCCTAGGCAATGATATTCAGGGTGTGATCGAGCGCATCCAGGGCGATCAAGACGAAGGCCAATACGATGACGAGCCGGTGAACGAAAAAGCTGTGAGTAAAAAGCAGCAACGGTTCATGGGCATGGTGCATGCTGCACAAAAAGGTGAAAAGCCTGCGTCAAAAGAAGTGGCCAAAGTGGCCAAGGAAATGCCCAAGAAGGAAGCTGAAAAGTTTGCCAAGACCAAACAAAAAGGCCTGCCCGAGAAAAAACAAGCCACTGACGAAACATCAGACAGCAAGCCAGCCAAAGGCGGCATGACTTTTGGCAAGGGCATTTATGACAGCATGAATCGTGAGCTAGAGAGCATGATTGCTGAAAGCATGAGTGTTAACTTGAGCATGAATGATGACGGCCATGGCGGTCCACGCCGCAGCCTCACAGTGACTGCCACTGACGACGATGCAACCAAGCTGGCTGAACTACTGAAAATGGCTGGCATTGGCGACGAATCATCTGCTGAGTCAAGTGACTGTGGCTGCGACGAGCTTGAGGAAAACCAAGCCGATTGGCCAACTGATGCTGAAACCAGCAATGATCCGTTCCAGTACTCGGGAGGACTCAATGGTCCCAAGAGCACAGGACAGACCACTGGTGCTCCGTTCAACCGTCAACCGCAGCGCCAGGGCGCCATGGTAGACGAAGAGGACGAATTGGCTCGCATGATGGAAATGGCTGGTGTCAAGAAAGGCAGCAAGCCCGACTATGTTGACCTTGACAAAGACGGCAACAAAACCGAGCCCATGAAGCAAGCGGCCAAAGACGCCAAGGAAGACAGTGCAGATCAAGTGGACGAAGGCATCCTCGGCGCCACTCGCAATCTGTGGAAAACCTATCAAGGCTGATCATGAAATCATTTCGCGAACATCTAAGAGAGACACAAGAAACATTTGATCGCCCGGCAACGGGCGATGACTTCGCCATCAACATTCGTGAAGAATGCTTGATCGAAACCTATGTGGTCGACGAGACAGCCGACGGCATTGTGCTGCATGCTGACGAGCGCATGATGCGATTGCTAGAATCTTACGGTTACGTGCAAGAAGGTGGCGTCAAGGAAATGTTGATTGGTGCTGCCGAGCGCATGACACTTGATGAGTTCATTGATGCCTACGGCAGCCAGTTTGGACCCGACGAAGCAGAAGAATTCTGGCACACTGTGAACGACGAAAATGAAGTTGAACAGTCTGGTCCGGGACACTGGATGCACGAGGAAACTTTTGTTGCGGCAAACAGTGATGGTATATCACACCAGGATGCTGGCGAGTACGATTACGAAGGCGACATGGCCAAGGATGACTTGAGCACAATCATTCGTGCTGCTCGTCGACTCACAGGCATGCTGGACGACAACGAAAACATGCCCGAGTGGGTGCAGAGCAAAATCAACAAAGCCGCTGACTATGTGGACACAGCCGCCGATTACATCGAGTCCAACAAAGAACGCGGTGTCATGGAAGGCGGTGATCCTGCAACTTACCGGGCAAAAGCCCAAGAGGCACACGCCAAATATCTCAAGTACGAAGACTTGGTTGATCAGGAGTTGAGAAAACTAGGTGAGCGTCTGCCTCGGTCCTGGGATGCCAACGCCTTTCAAAACAAGTTGTCCAGCGACCCCAAGTATGCCCAGGCCTTGAAGTATTACAAACTCAGCGAAAAATTTGGCGGCCTAGCCGTTCGTTATAAAGAACTGTCCAAGAAGCGGGGCATGGCAGAAGGTCAGTTGGCCAACCCAGACAACCAAGACTCGCCTGTGGCCCGAGCAATCACACACCGCATCCTTATGCAACACACTGGCCTGTTGGCCAAATACGGCCCCGAGCGGGTCATGGACGCTGTGGATGAAGTGGCTGATTTTGTCGGCGATGTAGAAGAAATTGGGTCAAGCGATGTGTCGGGCTGGGTGCGTCATGTGGAACAGATGCTGACCAACATGCCCGACAGCTTGGATGAACAATATGGCGACGAGTTTGACAACGAAGAGGACGAAGAAGACGAAGCAAACGGATTCTACGTGGTAATTGCCAGCGAAACCAATGGCGTGTTTATTGGCCAAGTGATCAAGGACGGCAGCAAGTGGCGCGAAATGGGCGGGGTTGGTAAACAGCCCTACAGCTGGGGCGGAAACTACATGGGCTATCTTTCCCCGGATGACGTGATCAGCTGGATACGTAAAGACTACCGCAATGCTGAGGTGGACGGCCCGTTCTCAAGCGAGGACGAAGCACAACAAGCTGCTGACAATTTGAGCGAAGCCAAATACCAAGGACGTGAAGTTCCACTAGGCAAACCCATGCAGGGCGATGTCAAGAAGAGCAAAGTCTACGTCCGCGGACCCAAGGGCAACGTGGTCAAGGTCAACTTTGGCGACCCCAACATGCGCATCAAGAAAAGCAACCCCGAGCGTCGCAAGAACTTCCGTGCGCGCCACAACTGCGACAATCCAGGTCCACGTTGGAAAGCACGCTACTGGAGTTGCCGCGCCTGGTAAGGAGAAACACATGGAACATTACAAACCCTACAACCCTGCACCACTCACAACACCTCCGGTGCAAAACCCGCACTCGCCTGCTGGCAGCGGATATCGTCAACAGCCAGTGAACATCCCGGGTGTGCTGGACCAAACACGAAACATGTTTCAACCATACCAACCCAAGGATCCTAACAAATGAGCAGTCAAGCCAACGTTTACACCTCGGTCAGCAGCCAAACTTGGTTCACTGACAAAGTTTTGATATCAACTGGCAACACCGCAGTCACATACAACGTGGCTCTGGCCCCAGCTTTCTCCGACACCATTTATTCCAATGCTGTGAGCGTGCCGGCATTTGACAGCACCTATGCCTATGTTGGTGTGGGCAACAAGCTCACTATCACTGGCAGCAATTTCACAGCAGCCGAAGCTGGCACAGCATCGTCGGGCACAGCCGGTGTGTCGGGCGGCGGCAGCTACTAAGGAGTCATGGTGCGAGCAAGAGAATTTTTAGGCGAAGAAAAGGTTGGAAAAATTTCCAAACGACTGCAATCGGCCACCCGCGGTCTCAACAAGTTTAGAGACCGCTCATTCTCTGACCGCGTGTACGAACTGAACCGTGTGATGATGGCAGCCGCATGCAACGACGGTGATGATTTTGCCCATCCAGTTGACGCTGAATCCTGGGCTGGACGCCACGACATTGCGGCACCTTATACCGAGGTTGAGCAACGCATGCTGGAAAAAGCATACAAGGCTGTTGGATCTTTGTATCAAGACATCAACCACGGCAACATGGACAGTGAAGAGCACCCAGCTGTGAACAAAACAAGTCCTATAAATAGTTTCAAAGGATACCCAAGATGAAAATTGCTGAAGTGCTTAGAGCATTGCTTGATGTTATTGATCGTGCAGAAGTTGCTGGCTCAGTGCCACAAATGCGCAACGATGTGCAGAATCTGTCAAGTCCAGAACAGGTAGAACCTGCCAATGTTGAAGACCCGCACGACCTGTTCATGCCCCCTTTGCAAATGAAACTGGAACTGTTGAAAAAAGCAGTGGGTGTGGAAAACGTGTACGATGATGGTACCGATGCTGATCGTGATGAATGCAACGAAGTTGGTGATCCCAGTAGTGAAACCGAAACTGACTTTGAAGTGGAATTGAACAACATCAAAAAAGCTGCAGGTATCAATCCTGTGGTGCTATCTGATCTTGGCGACGATGAGCCATTGGACAACTGATACACATGGCCATTCAGAATTTCTTTACCAGTCGCGACAACAAACTTGACGGCAACACGTATGTGGGGCAGTTGGGTCGCCTTTGGTACAACCCCGATACCAACAGCATATATGCCAGCGATGGCAGCACCGTGGGCGGAATCCCAGTAGCGCTGGCCACCAACGCCAACATCTTGGCCAACAATATCACTGTGAGCACAGTGACGTCCACCAGTGGCAACATCACCGTCAACGGCAACTTGGTCATCAATGGCAACATTTCGCCAGCCACCGACGTCAAGATTGGCGGCATCAAGGCCGGCCCAGGCGCCAACATATCAAATGATGGCACACTCACGATTGATACCACTGGCTTGCCACTCAGCTTTGGCAACTTCACAGCCAACAACAACATACTCACTATTGTCAACGTAGACGAGGACATGATTCTCGAAACTTCGGGCAATGCCGAAATACAATTGGTGGGCAACATCGGGTTCTACAAACCCAACGGTGGCGGAGTTCCTGAACCCAGTGCAAAATATTTCTTTGCCCGAGACGATGGGCAGATTACTATCTTGGTTCCTGTCGAAGACCCATTTTTGGGCGCAGTGGAGATCATAGGATCTTCCACAGGCAATGTTATATCGCCTGGCGCGCCTGGCGCCATGCTGCATCTCACTGGCAATCCTAGTGTACCAACTCGCCTGTACATGGACGGCAACAACAGCTATGCCAGTATTGTGGGCCGCCGTTGGAACGGAAATGTAGCCACGCCCACACAGGTTTTGGCCGGCCAAGATGTGTTGCGTATCAATGCCACCGCAGCCACTGATGCAGGCAGCAGCAATGTGGGCAACGTGGCATTTGCTCAAGTGCGTATGACAGCCTTGGAAACCCAAACTGCCGCAGCACAGGGTTCACAAATAGTGTTTACAGTGACTCCGGTGGGGCAGCCTGCTACCAGTCGTGTGGATGTGGCCAACATCACAGTGGCTGATGGAGTATGGGCTACTAAGTTTACCACCACAGGCAATGTGTCAGCGGCCAATGCCATAATCTCGGGCAACATTTCGGTTGCCGGCAGCATTCTAGGCAATGCAGTGACCACCACCGCCACAATTGGGACTGGCAACATCACCACATTGAATGTGAGCGGCAACGCCACTGTGGGCGGCAACATTCGTTACAACATTGCCAACAACAACGCCACGGTGACTCAGGCCACCAGCAAGGCCACTGCAGTGACCTGCAACGGCAGGACTGGCCAAATCACCACCAGCAACAGCTCAATCGCCAAGGGCGAAGCAATTACATTCACTGTGAACAACAGTTACATCACAGCAGCAACCGACGTTCCTGTTGTGGTTTTGCAGTCTGGTGCCACCGCCAACAGTTACTCAGTGTCGGTCACGCGGGTTCAGCCCGGCAGTTTTGCCATCACATTGGTCAACAACGGCACAGGCCCTTTGTCTGATACCATTGTCATCAACTTTGCTGTGATCAAGGTGAGCTAAATTGCTCACTGGGCAGCAGCCCTAGCACACGTTTGGAGATTCTCATGATCGCTAACAAAGCCAGTTCACTAGAAACGGTATTGGTCAAAACCCCACACCGTCGTGAAACCTATACAGACCAAGAATTGATGGAGTTTGCCCGATGTGCAGACCCAGTCAACGGCCCCATGTATTTCATGGACCACTACTTTCACATTCAGCATCCCACACGTGGCAAGATGCTGTATCAGCCGTTTCCGTACCAAAAAAAGCTGATTGAAACCTATCACCGTTATCGCTACAGCATCAGTCTCATGCCGCGACAGACTGGTAAATCAACATCAGCTGCAGGCTATCTGTTGTGGTACGCCATGTTTGTGCCCGACAGCACCATTCTCATTGCGGCACACAAGTACACAGGTTCACAAGAAATCATGCAGCGCATTCGATTTGCCTACGAGCTGTGCCCCAACCACATACGTGCAGGTTGTACCAGTTACAACAAAGGCAGCTTGGAATTTGAGAACGGCAGTCGTATTGTGTCGGCCACCACAACAGAAAACACTGGTCGTGGTATGAGTATTTCGCTGTTGTACGCTGACGAATTTGCGTTTGTGCGACCCACCATTGCGCAAGAGTTCTGGACTTCTATTTCGCCCACGCTGGCCACAGGTGGTAAGGCCATCATCACATCAACTCCCAACAGTGACGAAGACAAGTTTGCTGAGATTTGGAAAAGCGCCAACAAGTGTCTTGACGAAAACGGCAACACCACTGAACTGGGCATCAACGGCTTCAAGGCTTATCGTGCTTACTGGAATGAACATCCGGATCGTGATGAAAAGTGGGCTGCAGAGCAGCGGGCTCAGCTGGGCGAAGAACGTTTTCGTCGTGAGATGGATTGCGAATTTGTTATCAATGATGAGACCTTGATTTCGCCTATCAAACTGTTGGATCTTGAGGGCGTGGAACCTCGATACAAAACCGGACAGGTGCGCTGGTACAAACCATTGTCCAAGGACCGGATGTACATTGTGGCCCTGGATCCCAGCCTGGGCACTGGCGGCGACCCAGCAGCCATACAAGTGTTTGAAGCTGAAACAACCGAACAGGTGGCCGAGTGGAAACACAATCGAACTGACATTCCCACGCAGATTCGCATCATGGCCGACATAGTGAAAGAAATCCACGACGTGGTCAAGGACAGCAAAAAAATCTACTACAGTGTGGAAAACAATACCCTGGGCGAAGCTGCACTGATATCTATTGCTGAGTACGGGGAAGAAAGCATTCCGGGATACTTTCTAAGTGACAACTCGGTCACAGGCTCGGGAACTCAACGATTCCGCAAAGGCTTTAACACCACCCACAAGGCCAAGGTCACTGCCTGTAACAAGTTCAAGATTCTTGTGGAATCGGGGCGTATGAAACTGCACAGCAAGCCCTTGATCAGCGAACTCAAAAACTTCGTGGCCAAGGGCAACAGTTTTGCTGCCAAACCTGGCGAGACTGACGACCTTGTGATGGCCAGCCTCTTGATTATTCGCATGTTGATGTTGTTGCAAACTTACCATGCCGAATTGGACCAGCACATCAAAGATCACAATGATGTCATTGTGGAACCTTTTCCCTTTATATCTGTCATGCGCTAAATAACTGACTATGGCAACAAGCAACAATATTGGCAAAGATCTCGTGGATTTGCTGGCCACCCACAACTTTGATGTTGAAACATCCAGCGCCAAAAACCCATCGGCCACCCCCGACGAAGCCACAGTGTTCAAGTTTGATTACGTGAGTCAACACAATCGCAACTACGGCACTGCAGTTATCGTGATTGGTGACGACAATGACCTCATTTTGTTCTACGGTGACAATCTGGGACGGGGCATGGAACCCGAGGACAAGGACGAATGGTTTGCGTTCATGAAAGAGCTCAAGGATTTTTCAGTACGCCACAACTTCAAAACATTCAGCCCCAAAAACCTCAATCAACTCAAGCACACCATGCAAGGCATGGCAGCCATCAAAGAAGGCTTGTTTGAAGGCTACTATGGATCTCGACGGGTCAGCTACATGGGTCCGGCTACCGAAGCACGACTGGTGATCAATCACAATCGGCTGATTGGCGAAAATGACAAGCGATTCCGTTATATCGAAAGCCTGTTTATCGAGACTGTGGAGGGCGAACGATTCCGCTTGCCGTTCAAGCACATGGCCGGAGCTCGAGCCATGCTGGAGCATGTGCGCCAAGGTGGTCGTCCGTATGACATTCGGGGCCAGCACATTGCTGATGTTGTGAACGAGATGTCGGTGTTGTCACGTTTTCGACGTGCGCAACAAGGACGAGTGTTTGAGGGAGTGACACGGGAGTTGGTAGAGCAGGCCAACCAGTATTACCAGTCGTTGCACACCAATCTCAAGCACATGTCCAGCAATCGCGGGTACCGTTCGTATTTTGAATCCTGGACTCCGGCCGACATTGGGCCAGAAGAATCCCTAGTGGAAGATCTGCGAACCATGTTTGTGGAACAAACCATAGACAGCAGAATTGAACAAGCATTGCCTACCCTGGCCAAGCTAAAAGGAAAAACAATGAAAGAAGCTGATATTTTTGAATCATGGGCCAACCGGTTGACCGAAGGCACTTGGGCACTGCCCGACAATCCCGAAGCACAAGAAAAGCTCAATCAACTCATGAGCAGTGAGCTGATTGTGGGGCCAGATGCAACCAATGCCACAGAACTGTTGTACGATGTTGTGGGCGACGATGAGCTGTATGACATCCTTGACGATTTGGCCGCAAGGAACCCTAGAGCCAACATCTGGGACGATTCTGATGTGATTCAGCGCATGCAAGAACTAGGCATTCAGCTGCCCAACGGCGATGAAGAACCCAACACCAACATGGATATGCCAGCGCCTGGCGACGCTGCCGAGGTCAGAGAAGGCGACAACCTGGCGACATTTGTCGAAGGCAGCTGCAATCACACCCGGGAAGGCGAATACTGCCCCGAGCATGGACTCATGGAATGCGGCATGTACGAAAGCATGGGCGGCACAGTGGCTGGCGCTGTTGCTACTGGAGTGCCGCATGCGTCAGAAGGTGTGGAGGAAGGCTCCGCAAAGTATATCAAGCGCAGCGTGGCAGGTTGGGGCTGGTACGACAAAGACAAGCCTAAAGATGTGGTGAATAAAGTCAAGGGTCAAGACACAGATGTGCTAAAAAGGCTGCATGAACCTGACACCAAAAAAGGCAAGGGTTCTCCTGCTGAACTACAACAAAAAGCCATCAGTCGTGAGTTGAAGAGGCGTGGTAAGCAAGGTGTAGGGGAAGCTGAATATGATTCTAGAAAACCCTATGGGGTTCGTTATAGAGTATTTGCCGGGCGTGACGGCAGATTAACTACTAAAGAATTTTGGACTACCTCGTCGGAAAAATTAAAAAAGGCCGTTGCCAAAATTGAAGCCTTGGGCAACTTCTACGAAATTGACGGATATAGCTATCCCAAAGAACAGCCGGGCGTGTCAGAAGAATATACGCAAGTTCACGAACTAAGTAAAGACACTCTGCAATCATATCGTGACCGGACAAAAGAAAAGCGAGCTGCATACAACGCTGCAATCCGGCACGCCGGCGATCCGCCACTGGGCATGACATCTACCCACTCTAGTGATGAAGTAGACCGGTGGATTAAAAAGTATGATAAAATGGGCGGCGGTATGAAAAAGGCTGCCAACAGAATCAAAAATTTAGATAAGCAAGGCGTGTCGGAAACCAATGTTGCAAAATACCGAGACCTGGGCGCTACTGCAGACACTACCCACTTTGTCAAGAACGTCACCACAGGCAAGATTGTGAGTCCACATCGCAGCCGTCAAGATGCCGAAGACGCCCTGGTTGCGTTGCAGCGTCGCCCTGACGGCAACGAATACAAGATTGTTCGTGCCAGAAAAGATGTGACCGAAGGTGATGATCGTGGCGATTATCACTCTACTGCCCGCGCTGCCGAACAAGCCACAAGGCAAGCCAAGGACCCTGCAGGCCACCGAAAGGCAGCAGGTTTGCATGACCGTGCAGCAACTTATGCGCTATCGGCCGGTCACGACAGCAGTGTTGTCCACGATCACCAAATGGCAGCACGGGAACACACCCGAGCAGCCCGAGGATTGACTAAAAGCTCGTTGGAAGAAGCCGGCGGAGCAAAACAATACAATGAATTCAAGCGTGAATGGCGTGCAAAACACGGTGCTGATGCCAAAGTTCCCGGCTATGATAGCCGAGAATATACATCCTACTGCTATCGTCAACTTGATAAAAAGCATGGTGTGTCAGAAACCCGAGCTGATCCCACCAGCACCTGGGTGGTGTATGACGGCAAAAAAGTTCAGCGTTTCAAAACCCACGCTGGTGCCAAGGCCTATGCTGAAAAGCACGGCGGCAAAGTTGCAAGCTCGGCGCACTATGCCGATCGCATCCAAAAGTCCGAAGTAAAGGAAGGCTTGGACATCGAAGCCGCTCGTGAACGACTTGCATCACTGCAGAGGGACCTGAAGGCAGTGACCGGCAATTATCCCGGCGATGATCGTAATCGCATGATCCTGCGCAGGCAAATATTTGATCTGAAGGCACAAATCAAATCAGCAGGCAGCAAGAAATCTGAGGTGAAGGAAGGCCAACTCAACGAATATCTAGTGAACGAAGGAGAACCGTTTTCTGAGGTATTGAATCTGAATGTGTTTATGGACACCAGCCCAGATGGTCAAGTAGGGATGGATCATGATCCTCAATGGCAACAACTAATGGCAAAATATCAACCCATTGCCAAACAGTTAGAGCAACAAATACAAGCACTTGACGAGTACGAACTCTCGCCCAAAGAAGTAGACGCAATTCACAATGTTTGGTATGATGGATCAGACGCCTATGATGACATGGAAGTTGATGTTCTAGCCAGGCTCTACGACCAGCAAATCAAGTTGGTCAAACGAATGATAACCGTTAGATTGAGAAAGCAAGGTGTGTCTGAAGACTCAACTGACCCCATGGACCATCGTGGTGCTGTGACCGACAGCTTCCGTGAAAGTCTGGATCGCATAAAAACTCTGGCACAGATTCGCAAGAGCTAAATAAAACACTCAAGCAAGGGGTGGCAACACCGCTTGCACAGGCAGCATACTTGGCAACACTGGCAGGAACAATCTTGCCAGTTGCCTAGGAAACACAGGCAAGGCTGTGTAAAATAACCTTGAAGGCAGCATTTAAGTAAATCTTAAATTCAAACATATTAACACTTTGAAAGGCAACATAATATGGCATCCTTAGCAGAAATTCGCGCAAGACTTCAGGCAGCTGAAAACAAACAAGGTGGGCAATCCACCGGTGGTGACAACTCAATCTATCCGCACTGGAACATGGAAGAAGGGCAAAGTGCAAGCCTGCGATTCCTGCCAGACGGCAACAGCAAAAACACATTCTTCTGGGTGGAACGAGCCATGATTCGTCTCCCATTCAACGGCATCAAGGGCGAAATGGACTCCAAGCAAGTCATGGTCCAAGTGCCATGTGTGGAGATGTGGAACGAAACCTGTCCTATCCTGACCGAAGTTCGCACCTGGTTCAAAGACAAGAGTCTGGAAGACATGGGTCGCAAATACTGGAAAAAGCGCAGCTACCTCATGCAGGGCTTTGTGCGTCAAAACCCCATCGCAGATGACGCCACCAAGGCACCTGAAAATCCAATCCGTCGCTTCATCATGGGTCCTCAGATCTTTACCCTGATCAAGAGTGCACTGATGGATCCCGAACTGGAAGAACTGCCCACTGACTACATGCGTGGTCTGGACTTCCGCATTGCCAAGACCAGCAAGGGCGGCTATGCTGACTACAACACCAGCCAGTGGGCTCGCAAAGAGTCGGCCCTGACCGAAGCTGAACAGGCAGCGATCGAAACTCATGGTCTCTACGACCTCAGCACTTTCTTGCCCAAGCGACCTGGCGAAGTGGAACTGCGTGTGATCAAGGAAATGTTCGAAGCCAGCGTGGACGGTCAACCCTATGACCCTGATCGTTGGGCACAATACTTCCGTCCGCCTGGCGTGGCAGCACCTGGTGGCGCAGCCAGCGGCAGCGCTGATGTGGACGAAGACTCGGCTCGTGTCCCAGCTCGTGCACCTGCACCACGTCCTGCACCTGCTCCGGCTCCTGCAGCAGAGTCGGCACCCTGGGAAGGCGAAGATGACACCGCAGTGGCCACAGCACCTGTTGCTGCCCCTGCTCCTGCAGCCCGCGCAGGTGGCCAGAATGCACAAGACATCTTGGCCATGATCCGCAGCCGTCAACAAAAGTAATGTTGATTCAGCATGGCGCCTGGCGCGCCATGCTTTCTGTTTTTAAGGCAAAACCTCATGGGAAAACCATTTGACATTTCCAAGTTCCGTAAGGAAATTACCAAGAGCATTGATGGCCTCAGCATTGGCTTCAATGACCCAACTGACTGGATCAGCACCGGCAACTATGCGTTGAATTACCTCATTAGCGGAGACTTTCACCGGGGTGTGCCCCTGGGCAAGGTCACTGTGTTTGCAGGCGAGTCGGGCGCAGGCAAGAGCTACATCTGTTCGGGCAACATCATCAAGAACGCACAAGAGCAAGGCATCTATGTGGTCTTGATTGACAGTGAAAACGCACTGGACGAGGCATGGCTGCATGCCCTGGGCGTGGACACCAGCGAGAGCAAACTGCTCAAACTCAGCATGGCCATGATCGATGATGTGGCCAAGACCATCGCCACGTTCATGAGCGACTACAAGGCCCTGCCCGATGGCGAGCGCCCCAAGGTGTTGTTTGTGATTGACAGCTTGGGCATGCTGTTGACTCCCACCGACATCAACCAGTTCGAAAGCGGTGACATGAAGGGTGACCTGGGTCGCAAGCCCAAGGCACTGACTGCACTGGTTCGCAACTGTGTGAACATGTTCGGCAGCTACAACGTGGGCCTGGTTTGTACCAACCACACATACGCATCGCAAGACATGTTCGACCCTGATGACAAGATCTCAGGTGGTCAAGGCTTCATCTACGCCAGCTCGATTGTGGTGGCCATGAAAAAGCTCAAGCTCAAAGAGGACGAGGCCGGCAACAAGATCTCGGACGTGATGGGTATTCGATCTGCTTGTAAGGTCATGAAAACTCGCTATGCCAAGCCGTTTGAAGGTGTGCAGGTCAAGATCCCCTACAGCACAGGCATGAGCCCCTACTCGGGTCTGACTGACTTGGCTGAAAAGAAGGGTCTGTTGAAAAAGGACGGCAACCGTTTGATGTTTGTGACCAGCGATGGCGAGATCATCAAATACTTCCGCAAGGGTTGGGAAGCCAACGAAGATGGCTGCCTGGATCGACTCATGGCTGACTTTGCCAACCACAAAGACGAAGCCGAAGTTGCTGCTGAAACTGCCACAGGAGAAGAATGATGTCAGACAACTTACTGGTACCAAGCGAAATCTGGGGCGAGATCAAGCGCTACATCAGTCCAGTTGATCGAGAGGAAGCTGCGGATGCCGTGGTCAACATCTTGATCGACCATGACTTCGATGCCGAGCAGATTCGCGACGCATTCAAAGGCGACAGCGACATCCGCACAGCCCTGGGTCACCATGCCGACGACGAAGAAGAGCTGGACGAAGATCTGGACTGCGACGACGCAGACAACGGAGATTGGGACTAAGGAAACAACATGTGGTACAACCGAGTGACGGCAGATCTGGCTCGCATACCAGACTTCATTGCCCACTACGAGTCCGAGTTGGTTCAGGCCAAGGCTGAATGTCGCATTGGTGGTTTGGTTGAGCGCAACATCAAAGAACTGCCAGGAGTAACCGAGCACCGTTTCAATCAACTGCAAGAGATTGAGGCGGTGCTGAATTACTTGAACATTCAGCTGCGAAAGATTCGTAGAAAGCATTTTCAAAAGTACCTGGAAAACTATGCCCGTGCTCTGACCAGTCGTGATGCCGAAAAGTATGTGGACGGCGAGGACGAAGTGATTGACTTTGAAACCTTGATCAACGAAGTTGCACTGTTGCGCAACCGGTGGTTGGGTATCATGAAGGGCCTGGAAACCAAACAGTGGCAAATGGGACACATCACCCGATTGCGCACCGCAGGCATGGAAGATATCTCAGTGTGATGGTTGTTACTGGTGGGTTTGCTTCTAAGTAATATAAATAAACATATAGGAGGATATATGTTTATTGACAACAAATACTCAAAGTGCTACTACAGAATTATCGAAAATAGAAAAAATAACCCATTTGATGGTTACGTTGAGCGCCATCATATTGTTCCAAAAAGTCTTGGCGGTAGCAATAAAAAAGAAAATATTGTCGCGTTGACAGCAAGAGAACATTTTATCTGTCATCGACTGTTGGTTAAGATGACATCAGGAAGAGATAAGATGAAGATGTCTTACGCTATTAGATGCTTAGTCAATCAGGAAAACAAACATCAACAGCGTCACAAAATTAGCGCTCGTACATACGCTTCTATAATTTCAATTACAAAAGATAGTATTTCTAAGTATCAAGCTGGCGAAAATAATCCGTATTATGGACGAAAACACTCTGACGAAGTTAAAGCAAAAATGAGAGTAAAGCGAGCACTTCAAGAGCCGCCCCTACTAGGTAAAACTCACTCTGCAGAAACAAAAGAAAAACTTCGCCTAGCAAACAAGAAGCAATTTCAAGATCCGGCACAAACTGAGATGCGCAAAAAATGCACATTGGAGCAAATGAAAGATCCTTTGCGACGACACGCCGCTGGTAATGGCAAGCGCGGGAAAAAATGGTATTATTGTCCTGTGACAAAAAACTGTTCTACCTTTTTTCCTGACAACGTTCCACCAGGATATATAGAAGGAAGGATTATTAAAAAATGAAAATTGTACTTTGCACTGGGGGGTACGATCCAGTGCACTCGGGTCACCTGTCTTATTTTGAAGCTGCACGAGCACTTGGCGATCGCTTGATTGTGGGACTCAATTCAGATGCATGGCTGACCCGTAAAAAAGGTCGGCCATTCATGCCTTTGAGCGAGCGTCTAGCAGTGATTGGTAATCTACGCTGTGTGGACGAAGTTGTGGTCTACAATGACGATGATGGCTCCAGCTCAGACGCCATTCGTGTGGTTCGCGGCAGATACCCCACTGCAGATATTGTGTTTGCCAACGGTGGCGATCGCACTCAGGACAACATCCCTGAAATGAGTGTGCAAGATCCACGCCTGACATTTGAGTTTGGAGTTGGAGGATTTGACAAACGCAACTCCAGCAGCTGGATTCTGGAAGATTGGAAAAAGCCCCGAACTCCACGAGCCTGGGGTGAATATCGTGTGTTGCACGAAGTAGGCAGTCATACCAAGGTCAAAGAGCTCACTGTGGCACCTGGTTCCTGCCTCAGCATGCAACGACATGACCGTAGAGCAGAGTTCTGGTTTGTGGCCGAAGGTGTTGCTACTGTGTACACGCTTGACTCTGCATCCACTGATGTGGAAGTCACTGCCACGCTGCAAGCCCACGAACACACTCACATCAGATGCCACGAATGGCACCAGTTGTGCAATGAAACTGACCAACCTCTGCGCCTGATTGAAATTCAATACGGCACAGATTGTGTGGAGGAAGATATCGAACGCCGATGAAACCTATTCCTGTATTTGTTGGCTATGACCCACGTGAGGCCATAGCCTATCACACCTGTGTGAACTCTATTATTCGCACGGCATCGGCGCCAGTTGCAATCATGCCCCTGGCGTTGAACTTGTTCACAGACTACACTGAAACGCACTCAGACGGTAGCAACCAGTTCATCTACAGCCGTTTTCTTGTGCCCTGGCTCATGGAGTACACCGGTCATGCCATCTTTATTGATGGTGACATGCTTCTGCGCGGCGACATTGTGGAACTGTGGAACCTGCGCGATGCCACCAAGGACGTGCAAGTGGTCAAGCATGATTATCAAACCTGCATGCCAGTCAAGTATCTAGGTGCTCCAAACGAGGACTATCCCAGAAAGAACTGGTCCAGTGTGATCTTGTGGAACTGCAACAGCTACCCCAATCGCCGACTCACTCCTGAGTTTGTGCAGGCAGCATCGGGTGCCCAGCTGCATAGATTCACTTGGTTGGACGATGATCGCATTGGCGAGCTGCCGCCTGAATGGAACTGGCTGGACATCGAATACGATGCCAACCCCAACGCCCGACTGGTGCACTACACCCTGGGCACTCCGTGCTTTCGAGAGTTTGCCGATCAAGGCAGTTTTGCTAACGAGTGGCATCGCGAACGCATACTAACCGAACACTGTCAACAGAGGAACACATAATGGGATATAGTCTTAGAGGTGGCAAGCCCGAAACTGCCAAGTGGTTTGCCGATAACCAAGCCAACATCAAACGAGTATTAGACATCGGTGCTGGCTCGGGCACATATGTCAAGCTGATCAAGCAGGAGTTTGGTATCTGCCAAGACACCGAGTGGACCGCAGTTGAAGCCTGGGAGGACTACATCAAGCGATTTGACCTTGAGTCCTTGTATGACCGTGTGTTGCATCAAGATGTTCGCACACTGGACTGGTCTCAACTGGGGTACTTTGACGTGGCCATTGCTGGCGATGTGCTTGAACACATGACCAAACAGCAGGCTCAAGACTTGGTTGACCAAGTGTTGAATCATGCTACCACTTTGATTGTGAGCATTCCCATTGTGTACATGCCCCAGGACGAGATCGAAGGCAATCCGTACGAAGTGCACGTCAAGCCTGATTGGTCACACGACGAAGTCATGGAAACATGGGGTGCAGACATACGCACATTCTATCGCAAAAGCCCCAAGAGCAAAATTGCAGTGTATTGGTTGTCGCGGCATGCTTGATGTGGTATGTGTGCTTAGGTCAGGAGGCAAGGTAGGCTACTGTGCCGACTGGGTTCATCGCCTGCAACGAGCAGTTGACCGTAATCTCACGCTGCCGCACAGATTTGTATGCCTTACTGATACTCCAGTTGAATGTGAGTCAATACCACTTGCACATGATCACGAGGGTTTTTGGAGCAAACTGGAACTGTTTCGTCCCGGGCTGTTCGCTGGCCCAACCCTGTACATTGACCTAGACACTGTGATATGCAACAACATCAACGATGTGGTGCATCGGGCCAGCGGCCACGAATTTGTGATGTGGATGGAACCTGACAAAGGCATACACTCCAGTGCACTCATGTATTGGCAAGGCGATCAGAGTCGCATCTGGGACGTGTATTGCAGTAAACCGTTTGAGTATTGGAAAAGCCTATACGCATCACCGCCGCTGTATGGGGATCAAGCAGTGGTCAGCGAGCATGTGTCGCATGTGGTGTTTCAGGACATTTGTCCCCCTGAGTGGTTCCACATAGCATCCAAACACGACCATGACATGGATTTGTCAAACATTCGCATGTTGATGTTCAGGAAAACAAAACAAAAACCATCAACCATGCAGCACCATGCTCTAGTACAACAACATTGGATCTAACATGAAAGCATTTGTAATCTATTTGCCCAGCCGTGAGCACAGTGTAAATCATGCCACAGGCATGATCGAAACCCTGACTTCGTATGGAATTGACGCCGAGCTGTTTGAAGGCACACCGGGAGACCGGGCAGTGGAACTGGCACAGCGAGCCAAGAAAACACTGTACCCTTACAGCATCAAGAATCGTGTGCTGGATGCACAGGATGTGCAGAACCTCATACGGCCTGAGTTGTATGACGATTTTGTCAAACGCCACCGATTTGAAATCATTGAACGGCAGTTGATTGGTGAAAAAGACATAGGCAAACTCAGTCGCCCGGGAGTAATTGGCTGCTTCTACAGCCACTATGCGCTGTGGCAACGCTGTGTTGATCTTGGCGAGCCCATCATGATTTTCGAAGACGATGTCAAGTTCTATCGTGGCTGGCATCCAGTGGAGTTTGAGGGCGTGTTGATACTGAGCCTGGGCAAGAGCAGTTTCATGAGTGATCCTCAAAAAACCTATCTTGAAAACCCCACTGGAGTGCCCATGGCACGACGGTGGCAGAACTTTAGCATGCCTGGCGCCAGCGGTTATGCCATCAAACCAGACGCTGCCCTGGCTCTGACCAAATTTTATCGACCCTATTGGTATCCCGCTGACAACGCAATCAATCAGTTTGTTTGCCCAATTGAAATCAGCACCTATATCATGGGACGCAACACCTTGCCAGAAGAAGGCAATGTGTCAATGACCAAAGCCAAAGATTGGATTTGAAATGAAAGTCGGGATATTCTATAACTCCATATCCAACCCTGCCAAGTTCAGCAACAAAGTGATGTTGATGAACAACTTTGCGGCAGGGGTGCGAGCACACGGAGATCAAGTGATTGAGTATCACAGCAACGTGCTGCCTGATCAACCGCTTGACGCAGGGTTTGTGCTGGGCTATACTCTGGAAGACAACTTCCGCCGCAAGATCATTGACCAGCTGCGGGCACGAAACACACCAGCGGTGTTTGTGGACAGCAACATCCTGCACTATTCGCGCCCCGAACATGAGTGGCATCGCTACAGCATTGGCTCAGTGTATCCCGACTCGGGCACATACTTTTTCAGTGATCCCGACCCTGATCGCTGGCAGCAATACAGCAGTTGGCATGGTGTGGAGTTGAAACCCTGGCGCACACAAGGCAGGCATGTGCTGGTGCTGGCTCAGCGTCCCAAGGGCTTCAACATGTTTACAGATCAAGACACCTGGCTGGAGCAAGCGATCAACAGCATTCGTGCTCACACAGACCGACCCGTTGTGCTGCGCATGCATCCAGGTGATGGTGCTCGGGACAAACAGATTGACAAGATTCGCAAACGCTACGGCAGTGGGGTTGCCATTGATCAAAACACCATCATTCGTGATGCCTTGGTTGATTGCTGGTGCACTGTGGGCTACAACTCCACCCCCAACGTGGTTGCACGAATTGAAGGCATACCGGGCTACGTGCAGGATCCAGTGCACAGCTGGGCAGCTGATGTCAGTTTTGGCGATTTGTCACAGCTGGAAACACCGCCCTTGCCTGATCGCAGTGAGTGGATTCACCGCATTGCCAACATCCACTGGAGCAACCAACAGGTGACATCAGGACAGTTGTGGGCAGCCATCAAGCAGCATATTTCTGTTGCTCGCGGATAAAGATTTCCAGTTCCTTGCGTTGGCCTTTGGCAGTCCACACAGCACTGTCGGGTCGCATTTCCCAATCAATCCATGACATGGGCAGTTGTGCCACACGGTAGTGTGGCACCACATGTTCCAGCACGTCTTGATCCAGCCCCCAATACAAGCGGTCGTTGGCCAATTTGAGCTCTAGCTCATGTGCATACTGTGTGATGAATTGGTATGCGGAGTCAGTTCCTGGTAGGTAGATGCCGCCTGCAAGGTATCTGGCTCGACGGCCTGAAATGTAGTGGATGTAGAAGTCTGGACCTGGCGGCAACGGCTGCAACTGGGATCGAACCACAGCATCCGAATCAATGGCCAACACCTGGTGGTTGGGTTGCATGCATTGTTGCAGGCGAATGAATCGGGCACAAGCATAGTAGGTCTTTTGCAGTCGCTCCAGTAGACTTTGATCGTGACCTTTTTGCATGGCTGTGTGAGTGCGCCGCAGCTGATCTGCCTGCACCGGGTCTAGGTCACTCTGTTGCCAATACTGGGCAGCAGCAGCAAATGCCATTGGATCCACATGTTCATACGTGAGCGACACCTGCGGTTGCGATTCGCACCAGCACACCTGTTCGGCTGTGGGATTGTAAAGGTGCAGGTGTATGCCCATTGTGGTATTGCGCTGAATGCTACGCACAATGATGCGGCCAAATTCTTCAAAGTAGTGAGTGTCGCAAGCGGTGTAGACGAACATGCCTGACTGTTCGATTTTTCCGTGTAGGGGTGGGAGTTGCATGGTTAAATATTTAGTGATCACCAGCGCCAGTATTTTTCCTTCCCAATGTGCTTTGAATTCAGCCCCAGTCATGGCAGCCATGATGTCGGCTTTGAGCCATCGTGGCATCCAGACTCCAGTCAACAGCATGACAGCAGATGCAGCCATCATCTGGAGCGTGTTGTGGTCAGGTCGTATGGCCGCCAATCGCCAAGTGTACCAGCACTATCGCAGTCAAGGCCGGCCAGTGATCATAGTGGAAGTGGGCGCACTACAGCGTGGCCACACCTGGCGAGTGAGTGTGAATCATGTGACCGCACAGGGCTATTATGGGCACAAGGATCTCTTAGATTGGGATCGCCCCAAGCGTCTAGGCCTTGCGCTGCAACCGGTTGTGAATCGAAGCAGGCACATCACAGTGGCCCTGCAACATCCTCGCAGTCTGCAGGTGGAACACATACACAATTGGAATCAATGGATTCACAACACCGTAGACAGCATACGTGCTCACACAGATCGACCCATTGTGCTGCGACCGCACCCGCGTGGGCGCGTGGCCATGCCCGAAATTGCAGGAGTCACAGTGAGCCACCCTCAACAGCTATTGGGCACCTACGACAGTTATGACTTTGACTTCAACTGTCATGCAGTGGTTAATGTCAATTCGGGCCCGGGTGTGCAGGCAGCCATTGCTGGTGTGCGACCCATTGTGGAATCTTCGAGCCTGGCTCATCCTGTTGCAATAGGTTTTGATCAAATCGAGAAACCCTATGAGGTTGACCGCGACCTGTGGTTTACTCAAATCTGTCACACTGAATACACTGTGCCGGAATTGCAACAAGGTGTGTGGCTGGATCGTTTGGAGGCAGTGCTGTGATTGATTGTGCATGTGTGATACACGGTACAGCCTATGATTGGATCTACGTAGAACGGTTGTACAACATGTTGCAAAAACATGTGCCCCAAGGAGCAAGATTGCATGTGTATACCGAAGCTGATCGCCAGGTTCCGTCGCACATGATCAAGCACGAACTACAGCAGTGGCCTGGTGTTGCTGGGCCCAAAAAGTCCTGGTGGTACAAAATGCAGTTGTTCAACCCCGAACATCACACAGGAGACTTGTTCTATATTGACCTAGACACTGTGATTGTGGATGACCTGGGATGGATTTTCAACCACTCCACCCAGTACTTTTGGACCATTAGGGATTTTAGATACCTGCAGCACAGCACAATCAGCACCATGAACTCCAGTGTGATGTGGTTCAATGTAGATGCCATGTCATGGGTGTACCACAAGTTTTCTCAAGAGCATCTGCCCACCATAATGCGAACGTATCACGGAGATCAGGATTACATTGAGGCAGTGGTGCCACACCAGCAACGCAGGTTTCTAGACATCTCAAAGTTCGCAAGTTTCAGATGGCAGGCATATCAAGGCGGCATGAATTGGCAAACACGCCGTCCACATGACACACAGGCCAACACCAACATTCCTCCAGGTACCAGTGTGCTGGTGTTTCATGGGCACCCCAAGCCGCACGAAGTCAACTGCCCATTGGTAAAACAGTTGTGGCAGTAACACTCAAGTACTAATTTCTAAATTTGCTCAAAATGACGCCTGGTGTTATACTGTGTGAACAGTAACACATAGGAGCCACAACATGCCTGCAACTGACATCAAACAGCGAATTCTGGAACTGTATCGTGGTGGGGCCGAGGACTCGGAAATTGCCGAACAACTTGGCATCGACGAGAGCTTTGTGTCCAACGTGATCGACGCTTTTGAGGAGGCTTGAAATGTTGTTTACCGCTTACTACATCTTGACCGCATTGTTCACAGCATTCATCAGCTTTGCTTGGAGCGGTCGATTTGGGGTCAACCTCCTGATCAAACTCACCGCGTTCGCACTGTGCATCTCCAGCATTCTCATGCTGTTGCGCGAACAAGGCTTCTTGGTCCAGATTTGACCGAAATTCACCCCTGTGCTATAATATCAACATAGCGTAACAAAACAGGAGTTGACGATGGGCTGGATCAAAGACAACAACCAAGTTCGTGCACTGTATCTGGGTCGTGTGGAAGTGCAGGGCCGGGTGACCGAAAGCCGTGTGCGTTACGGTGGCAAGGTGTGCTACACCCTGCAGCTGAACTCTCCGGTGATGTTGCCCTGGCGCAGTGAGCCCACCGACGTGGTCATCGTTGACGAACAAGAAATCCTGGAAGAAACGGTTGTGGCAATTGCTTGACCGAAATTCGTGCTTCTGCTATAATAACAACATAACGTAAACGATCAACCGCACAACTGGAGCCAACATGAGTGCTAACACTGTTCGAATCATTTCCGGCAAATACCGTGGCTATGTCATCGAGAACACAGAGTTTGAGCTGGTGGCTGAACTGACCACGGGCGCTCGTGGTTCTTATGTGACCGTGAAAAACAACGGTGCCTTCCCCAAATTTGGCGATACGATTCGCATCACTGTTGACGGTCCCGAGCAGGTGCTGTATAATCAGCCCATGACTGACACTGTTGACACTGCCCCTGCTCGTGCCGCTGCACCTGCAGAAACTGAAGAACAAGCCATCGAGCGCATTCGTGAGCGCTTTGAGATCCTGACTGAAATGAGTCGTGCCTGCGTGAGCGGCGACATCCGTGCCATGATTGTGAGTGGCCCTCCTGGCGTGGGCAAGAGCTTTGGCGTGGAGCAAGAGATCGAAAAGGCCACCATGTTTGACAAGATCGCTGGCAAACGCCTGCGAGCCGAAGTGGTCAAAGGTTCGGCCACTCCCATTGGTCTGTACCAAACTCTCTACAAATACTCGGACCCCAACTGTGTGGTGGTGTTTGACGACTGCGATAGCATCCTGCTGGACGATGTCAGCTTGAACCTGTTGAAGGGTGCCCTGGACTCGGGCAAGAAGCGCAAGATTTCCTGGTTGAGCGAAAGCCGTGTGCTGCGTCAAGAAGGCATTCCTGACAGCTTTGAATTCAAAGGCAGTGCCATCTTCATCACCAACCTCAAGTTTGACAAGATGAAGAGCCAGAAACTGCGTGATCACTTGGACGCACTGCAGAGTCGCTGCCACTACTTGGACCTGACCCTGGACAGCATGCGTGACAAGATCCTGCGCATCAAGCAAATTGCCAAAGATGGCGTGCTGTTCGCAGACTACGATTTTGATCAGGCAGCCCAAGACGAGATCATTGACTTCATGGACGCCAACAAGCATCGCCTGCGTGAAATGAGCCTGCGCATGGCGCTGAAGATTGCAGACCTCCGCAAGTTGAGTGCCACTACTTGGAAGCGCTTGGCCGAAACCACTTGCATGCGAACCCCCGACTGAAAGGAACCGACATGTACGAAATCTGGGATGGTGATTTGATGCTGTACGCTACCGACAGCCAGTATGAGGCCGACGAGGCCGACGAGGCTGGTTTCACTGTACGGGTGCGCGATGACCGCTAACACCAAGGCCCCGGTGTTCACCGATGTTGCCGAGGTTGTCGCCAAGCGCACCCGGGCCCGAACAGTCAAGGAAGAAAAGCTGGTGTTCCGGCCTGAGCTGCCCGGTTACCGAGCCGAGGTTGAACTGCAGTTGGTAGGCGGGCTTGTGATGGAAATGATCGCAGCATTGGCTGAAGTCAGTCCTGACCATGCACTGCTGAAACACCCAGTGGTGCGGGGCATTCAGAAACGTGCAGAGGATCATGCAGAGAAGCAACGCCAGGCTCGAATAGCCGACCTGGCCCGACGTGAAAAACGCAAACAGGACCGCGCCGCTGCGCTGGCCAAACTGACTCCAGAAGAACGCAAAGTGTTTGGATTTGAATAACATGGAACGAGATCAACTGCTGGAATTGATGACTCAGCGAGTGAGTCGGGTGCGTCTCAATCAGGGTCGCTACGCCATCATGGCCATGCTGGAACTGGAACGCAACGGCATGGCAGACTTTGTGTTGTTGCGCAACGATGATCTGCGCAACTGGTGGCTCCAGCTGATGGCAGACTTCGAAAAGAACTGGCAGCGATACCTGCAGGAACAGTCAGAGTTTCACATCCGCCTGGCAGTGTGGAAGAGATTGAGCATTGGCGAGCGCAGAGTGTTGAACATTACCAAGCCCCGCGAACCGACAGAACCCGACTTGGTCCCGTAAGCTTCTTGATCAAACAGTTTTCCTGAGCATCACGGTTGGCTCCGGCTCAGGCTTTACAGTAGGCGCTTCGGTGCCTACTTTTTTGGCCGTTACTTGTCCCGTCTTCTTGCTTCGCTAATCTTCAGTTTGGTTTCGGGCGACAGTTTCGACCCTAATCTTGCAGCCCTTATTTTTTCGCCAAATCCCTCGGGCTTGGGTTTCCTCATCCGGTGTTTAGTTTCTTCAGACTTTGGTCTGCCTTTACCTGCCTTGCTGATTTTAAGCTTCTGATCCTCGCTGAGTGGCTTGCCCTTTTTAGCTTCGCTTATTTTTCGCTTTGTCTCTTCACTCATCGGTCCTCGTTTCTTCCCCAAGTTATACGTATTCCCTCTGAGAAAATCAGACCTTGCAGCAGAAACTAAGCGTCTTACAGTTTCGTATTGCCTTCCTGATATTTCTCTTTCCTGGTTGCTACTGGAACGCCTAAACGAGTTGAATGCAAAGCACATCTTGTAATAAGATTGCCCTGAAGTCATCTTGGTTAGTAAATAATGACAAAGAAAGTGTTCCTTCGCAGTTAACCTGACCAAGTTTTCTTTTGAGTCTGATCCGCCAAGGCTCTTAGGAACAATGTGGTGGTTTTCTGTGTAGGCATCAGAAACAGTCCGTTGTCTTGCATTTGAGACAATGTTCATGTACCATCTCGTATACTTGTTTTCAATAAACGTTGACATTTGTGTATGCTTTCTTTATACTATTTAGTCAAGTTAGAAAAAAGTAACCTATGAAAACCTGCACCATTGTTATCAAAGACGAAGTTAATATTCGACTTATTGGGCTTGATTTGGATGTGCGCAAGACCCTAGTCAACACATTCAAATACGAGAATCCCGCAGCAAGATACATTCCATCAGTTCGTCTGGGACGTTGGGACGGCAAAGTGGCGTATGCACAGTTGGGCGGCAGCACCTACACCAACCTGTTGCCTGAAATCTTGCCCATACTGGAACGCTACAACTATGACGTGGAAGTGGATGATCAGCGTGACTACTCCACCACATTTGAGTTCCAAGAGGTAACTGAACAGAGCTGGGCACATCGTTGTTGGCCCGATGGACACCCTGCAGCAGGGCAACCCATACAGTTGCGTGACTACCAGGTGGAGATCGTCAACAATTTCTTGGCCAACCCGCAGTGTGTGCAAGAAGTGGCCACAGGTGCAGGCAAGACCATCATGACAGCCACACTCAGTGCCGCTGTGCAACAGCACGGGCGAAGCATTGTGATTGTGCCCAACAAGGATCTGGTGCGCCAAACCGAGCGAGATTATCGCAACGTAGGACTAGACGTTGGTGTGTATTTTGGCGATCGCAAAGAGCATGGCCACCAACACACCATCTGCACCTGGCAGAGTCTCAACGTGCTGCTCAAGAACACCCAGAGCGGCAGTGCCGAAATTACCATTCAAGACTTCATTGAGGGTGTGGTCTGTGTCATGGTGGACGAAGTGCACATGGCCAAGGCCGATGCACTCAAGACCCTGTTGACCGGAGTCATGAGCCGCATTCCCATTCGCTGGGGCTTGACTGGCACAGTGCCCAAGGAAAAGTTTGAAAGCCAAGCACTGCTGGTCAGTCTGGGACCTGTGGTGGGGCGACTCAGTGCCAATGAACTGCAACAGCAAGGTGTGTTGGCTCAGTGCCATGTGAACATTGTGCAACTGCAGGATCATGTTGAGTTTCCGGACTATCAGAAAGAGCTCAAGTATCTCTTGGAAGAGCGTGGCCGCTTGGACACCATGGCCCAGCTGATTCAGCAGGTGAACGAGACTGGTAACACCCTGGTGCTGGTGGATCGTGTGAGTGCCGGACATGCGCTGTTGGAACGCTTGGGGGACCGTGCTGTGTTTGTGTCAGGAGCAACCAAAGGCACCAAGCGTCAAGAAGAATACGATCAAGTGGCCGAGTCTGACGACAAGATCATCATAGCCACATATGGTGTGGCCGCTGTGGGTATCAACATTCCCAGGATCTTTAACCTGGTGCTGATTGAACCTGGCAAGAGCTTTGTGCGTGTGATTCAAAGCATCGGGCGTGGCATTCGCAAGGCCGAAGACAAGGACCATGTGGAAATCTGGGACGTGACCAGCACCTGCAAGTTTGCCAAGCGCCACTTGACCAAGCGCAAGGCCTACTATCGCGAAGCCAACTACCCATTCAGTCAGGAAAAACTCGACTGGATGAAGGTGGCTTGATATTGACTTTTGTAACGCAATCAAGTAACATAGTCACATGAGAATACTCAACCTTGACCATAACCAATTTTACGACCTTGACCACCTGCCAGACGAAATCGACGACATGCGGTTTGCTATTCTGGACAACAGTGACCCCAAAGAGCCCGACTATCACTTTATTCCCTTGATCTTTCTTGAAAGCTTCACAGCACCTGCCCTGGTTCTCAAGATAGGCGATAACACCATCAAAATGCCTGTGGACTGGCAGGTGCTGATTGGTGAACCCGAAGTGGGTGACTTGGAAATGCTGCCGCTCACATCCATCAATGATCGCGGCTTCAAGGTGTTTGAATTCAATCCCATCAGCAGCTACCGGCCCAGCTTTTTGCCCATTGAGATAGTGGATGTGTATCACGAAGTCACATGGTACGCACCCAAACTCAAGAACGGGCAGATGTTGGCGGTGCCCATCAACAACGATCCCCAACCGGCCTGTGTGTACTTTGTCAAAGACATCAGCCGCAACTGCGAGATCGTGGACTACAACCAAGCATGGTGACCCATGGCACACTACACTGAACCCCAGATGTTTGAACAGCTGGACCGCATGGTCCGCATCTACTTGGAAAGCTGGCCCAACGATCGCGAGCAATTGGAACGCTTCTTGCGCTGGGCCCACAGTCAATACGGATACGAGTATGGGAAGTCTTAAGCCTGGCGCTACCCTGATCTACGAGCATTCAGGCGGCATAACCTATGCTCGTGAGTTCGGGCAGACTCAGAGACGAGTGGTTGTCATTGACATCGACTCTGCCCAGCGCGGCTCACAGGCCCAGGAAATTGCCGAGTGGTTGGACGTGCTCGCAGCAGCAAAGGCCAATCCTGCATTGCAAGATGCTGTGGATCGTGTTAAAGTGCTGTACAACCTGAGCAAAACACATGAGTGACAAACTTTCAATCGCCAACGAAATGCGGCAACTGGATAGCAAGAACCGCGACTTTTACGACGAACTCACGCCCGAGGAACGCAAGAAGTTCAGCACATTCCTCATGCTGCGCTGGGGCTCGGCAGTGGAAGGCAGTCGTGAACTGCAGGAATACTATGTGCAGAGCTGCAACCACTATCTCAACCGGCATTTCTTTGCCATGAGCCGTCATCCCAAACTGCAGTGGCTGATGGCCACTGCAGTGAGTCCGGGCATGGGCACCATGCGGCACAACTGGATTGCACCCAAGAAGAAAGAATCTGGTGCCAGCGCCCGTCGTCGCGCCCTGCAAGAAATCTTCCCGCACTACAAGGACGACGAGATAGATGTCATGATGTCCTTGACCACTCAGAAAGAAATTGACCAATACCTCAAGCAAGCCGGACAGGAAAAATGAGCTTTCAGTGTGAGTTTTGTTCCAAGACCTTTGCCAAAGAAAGCACAGTGGTCAGCCACATGTGCGAAGCCAAACGCAGACGCATGGAGCAACACGAGCGAGGTGTGCAACTGGGTCTCAACGCATATTTGCAGTTCTATCGCACCATGAATCGTTCGGGACGTGCCCGAACCTTTGATGACTTTGCTGCATCGCCCTACTACAAGGCCTTTGTGAAGTTTGGTAGATACTGTGTGGACATACGTGCTGTCAACCCCGCACGGTTCATTGACTGGCTGTTGAAGAATCAAAAGCGTATCGACAACTGGTGCAGCGATCGCATGTATTCGGACTACCTAGTGGATCTTTTGCAGAGCGAGGCAGTGAGCGATGCCCTGATTCGCAGCATTGAGTCCAGTGTGGAATGGGGCGAGCGCAACGGCTACCCGCCGCATGATTGGTTGAGATACGGCAACCGCAGCGCTCTTTGCCACTCCGTTGTGACTGGCAAACTCAGTCCCTGGGCAGTGTATTGCTCGGAGTCAGGACAAGCGCTGCTCAACGACTTGGACAGCCAACAGCTGACCATGATATGGCCCTACATTGACTCAGATCGCTGGCAAAAAATTCTGGCTGACTCCCAAGGCGATCGAGCATACGCAACAGAAATTTTGAAACAAGCAGGATGGTAACATGGTAAACAACATCACAGGAGGCCCAGGCATACATGTGTCGGGCAATGGCTATTCCATGCCCTACATCAACATGGGCGCACCAGACGCTGGACGAGTGCGATACAACGGTGCTTCGTTTGAGGTCTATGATGGCAATGGATGGCGACAATTGACAACAACATTTCCGCAGATCGGCTTGGATAGCGAAGTACAGTCGGTAATTCAGTGGGTTCGGAATCAAATGGCCCGTGATCAACAGCGTCAGGCGCTGGCCCGAACCAGTCCTGCAGTGGCCGATGCCTTGGCTGCACTGGAACAAGCTGAACAACAGCTTGACATTGTGATGGCCTTGGTACAGAAGAACACACCATGAGCGCAGATATTGACATTGACGTGCCCGACCGGGATGCTGTGCTGAAGTTGATTCAGCACACTCCGGCGCGCATTGTGGTAGATGGGCAGCCGCGCCGTCACAACTCGGGCATCTATGTGACTGAAATTCCCCGGGATCCTGTGCATGGCTGTGCTGCCTTGGACTACAAGACAGCAGAACAGCGTGGCTATTTCAAGATTGACTTGTTGAACATGAGTGTGTACAGCTTGATCCGCGATCCTGCACACTATGAGCAACTGCTGGCAACAGAGCCTCCCTGGGATCGATTGTGGACTGATCCCGTCTGGACTGGTCAACTGGTTCACGTGGGCAATTATGCGGATCTACTGCAAAGCATGCGACCAGATTCCATACCCAGAATGGCAGCGTTTATATCAGTGATTCGTCCGGGCAAAGCACACCTACAACGACGCCCGTGGAACGAAGTGTTTGCTAGTGTATGGGATGGGGACGACAGCCGAGGCTATACCTTCAAGAAGGCGCATGCGATTTCTTATGCAGCCCTTGTGGCTCTGCACATGAATCTCCTGAACTCAGTTGATTCGTCGCACCAGCGTGATTGATTTTCGTTTGGATTTTTTGCGGGATATGTCCAACAAACTGCACACTGGTCCGTGGACAATTTCAAGGTCTTTGTTGTTGAACGTGCGCAGTGTGTGACGAAATTGATCCCATTCACCGCGTAGAAAAATGTTTATGGGCAGGCTGCGATTGCTTTCCCACCACCATACCGAAGCCAGCTGCAAAAATTCAGCTTTTTGTTCAGCCGTAACTAGCACACCAATGTCATACATGGTGGTCACGTAGTCGTCTCGATTCTGTATAATGCCCACGTACTCTTCGTTGGCATACACACAGAGAGTTATGAACGGATACTTTTCAGCTAGTTTTGTTATAATGTCAGGGCCCATAAATATTGTTTTGAGGATATCATGTATTCCACCACCGTTTACTTATACCAACAGATAGTTCGGGTACTTTTGATTGACACCGGCGGTGGGTATTTTACTGCGAGGTACGATCCCGTGTATGCAAAACAACTGACCGTCAACAAGGGCGTAGACAATGTTCTACTGTTTGAGTTCATCAACCAAGATCAAAAACCAGTCAATGTGACTGGGTCAACATTTGTGTTTAGAATGGTGAGCCAAGATGGCAACCAGCTGTTGCTAGAGAAGCCCATGGAAATTCTCAGTGCCAGTCTGGGCCGTGCCAAAGTGGTGCTGGACACTGCTGACACCATAAACTTGGTAGCACAGCCAGCCAGCTACAGCATTCAACGCACCAGCGGCTCATATGTGCAGGCAGTGTATGTGGATGCCAACAGCCAAGCTCGTGCTGACTGCAATATTGTGGATTCGATACTGCCTGAGTTTGTGCCCAGCTCTCCGCTGACCATACCCACCATCTACGGCAAGGCCCAGGCCATGCAACCCGGGCCCACCAACTGGCCAGACTGGGCGCAGTATCCGCAACCGCAGAATTCAGTTCAACGCACCGAGTTCTACAGCAGTGAAATCCCCACCAACGGGCAGAGCCTGACCACCATAAAAATGGACATGGACCACTTTACTGGTACCGTGAAATTTCAGGCAGCAGAGAACTACCTGTCTGATTGGTTTGATGTAACACCCAGCCAAACATTCTTGAACGAAACCTCCACTCAGTACTTCAACGTGGTGGGCTTCTTCCCGCTGATTCGTGCAGCATTCAACAATCAATTTGGTTTCGGTGCAACTGCCACCGCACAGGTTTCGCCCGAAGGCGTACTTACTGGCATTGAGATTGGCAACCCTGGTTCGGGATACATTGCCCCGCCCCGAGTACAAATACTTGGACCTGGTGCAGGTGCTGTGGTAGAAGCGTCGGTGGGGGCCGACGGTGCTGTGGCGCAGTTCACAGTGATCAACGGCGGATCTGGATACTGGCCCATACAGTATCAGAGCTCGCAACGTGCCACTGTGTTGATTGACAACGGTACCATTACCAACCTCCAATATCGTTGATTTGTTTTAGCTGTTAAATGATAAGTAGGTGTATGAAGTACATCTACCTTATAACCTCGCCTTCGGGAAAACAATATATTGGAAAAAGTACAGTGTCGCCAGAAGAAAAATCAACACTGTATCAATCTGCAGCCAAATACCATACGGATATAAAACGTCCAATCTTAGAAGCGATTCGCAAGTATGGGTGGGGCAACATGTCTTTCGAGATGATTGAACGAAATGATAGTTGGACATCGGCGGAACTGAATGAACGAGAAAAGTATTGGATAAAGAACTACAATACATTAGAAAATGGGTACAATGTTACGTCAGGTGGCGACGGGCACGATTCAGAATCTGCAAAGTTATTCTGGAAAACCGTTTCAGCAGAGTGGAAAGCCAGGAGATCCATAAACTGCAGCATAGGTCAAAAAAGAAGATACGAAAAATCAACGGACTCTGAAGTAACAAAAAAACGAAAAAGCGACTCGCACAAAGGATCTTATAGGGTAACATCGCCTGACGGGAGAGAGTGGATTACCAATCTCGGGCTTAAAGAATTTGCCGAAACACATCAAGACGAGCTAAAAATAACTTACTGGCAGTTGTTTTCTGCATACAGAAAGTGTTATAGTAACAAACAAATTTCAGTCAGACGAAATAACGAAAATCTTTGGAAAGTAGAACGGCTTGATTGACATACTATCGTATTGGAGAACCGGCAGAAAAACCAAGACCACACCGTCGGGCTGGGTGTCGGGCAATGCGCCGTGCTGCCAGCACAACGGCCAGAGTCCTGACCACAGAGGTCGCGGAGGTATCAAGGTAACCGACGGCGCCTGGAGTTATTCGTGCTTCAACTGCGGCTACACTGCCAGCTTTGCTCTGGGCCGAGCCGTGAGTTTCAAAGCACGTCGATTGCTGACCTGGTTGGGTGTGCCCGAGCAGGAAATTGAACTGTTGTCTTTGGAAACTCTAAGGCATCGCAGTGTGCATGGCATCCTGGATGACCGTGCCCGAGCATACAACATCTTGGCTGGGTTTGACTTTGAAGAGCGCGAACTGCCACCCGGCTGCGAAGTGATCACCCCAGAACTGCCGCTGTATTGGAACTACTGTCGCGACCGTCAACTGCCCCTGGACTTTCCCTTGCTCACGCCCATACGCAATGATGGCATACACTGGACCAGGCCATTTGTGGTCATACCGTTCACCTATGACAATCGTGTGGTGGGCTACACAGCACGGGCTTTGGACGGACGTGCACCCAAATACTTGTCCAACTCACAGCCGGGCTATGTGTTTGGCATTGACCTACAGGGCACAGACTGGACACATGTGCTGGTCATGGAGGGTGTGATTGATGCACTGTGTATAGGTGGCACCGCAGTCATGCACAACACCATTTCGGATGAGCAGGCACGACTGATTCGCAGCCTGGGCCGTGAAATCACTGTGGTGCCCGACCATGACCGTGCAGGCTTGGAACTGATAGACCGAGCCATGGAACTGGGTTGGGCAGTGAGCATACCCGACTGGCCAGACGATGTCAAAGATGTGAACGATGCAGTAAAGAAATATGGTCGCCTGGCCACACTGCTAACTATCATGCAGGCCCGGGAAACCAGCCGAATCAAAATCGAACTAAGGAAGCGTCAACTTGTTAAACGAATACAACATCGAGATCCAAAAGCTGTTTCTTGAAATGATGCTGGAGGACGCACAGAGTTTTGTGCGTGTGGCCAACATCTACAACCCTGACAACTTTGACCGCAGTCTCAAGCCCGCTGCAGAGTTTCTCAAAGAGCACAGCACCAAATACGGCACCTTGCCCGAGCGTGTGCAGATTGCAGCCACCACAGGCGTCAAGCTGGAGGCTGTGCCCGAACTCAACGAGGGACACTATGAGTGGTTCATGCGTGAGTTCGAGGGCTTTACCAAGCGCAAAGAACTGGAACGTGCTATTCTCAAGAGTGCAGACCTGCTGGACAAGGGCGAGTTTGAACCCGTGGAAAAGCTGATCAAGGATGCAGTGCAGATCAGCTTGACCAAGGACCTGGGCACTGACTATTGGGCAGATCCTGCAGATCGTATCAACCGCTACTTCAACTCAGGCGGTCAGGTGTCGACAGGCTGGCCACAACTGGATCGACTGTTGTACGGTGGTTTCAGTCGTGGCGAACTCAACATCTTTGCAGGTGG